AAAAATTTATGCGAAAAACAAATGATAAAACCAGGAGTCAAATTAATGATAAACAATGATTTTTTTAGCACTGAAGATTTATTATATTTCTTAAAGTCTAATACAATGAATATATTTTTATATGATTATATGCAAGGAAGAGGTATTTCTAGTACAATTGATTATGCTCTTTCTGTAAAAAAACCTTTAGGTATTTCTGATAGTCATATGTTCCGTCATATTTTAAATGATGATATTAATTTATATAAATCATCTTTAGAACACGTAATGAATAACTCTGAAAAACAATGTAAATATTTTTTAGGCTTATATAGTCATGATAATTTACGTAATAAAATAAAGAAAGCTATACGAGATAATATTAAAAAATATAGTCAAGCATATCAAGACATATTTGCAATGAAAATGTTAAAATATAAGAGAAATGGATTTTTTGTAGATATTGGAGCAAATCATCCTTTTATTTGTAATAATACTGCAATATTAACTCAAAACTTTAATTGGAGAGGATTATTAGTAGAATACGATAGACAATTTGAAGAACATTATAAAACAAGAAATAATATTTGTTATATTATTAATGATGCAAGCACTATTAATTACGAAGATGTATTTAAACAAATTCAAGCTCCACAGATTATAGATTATTTGTCTATTGATTTAGAAGCTGAAAATAGGTCTACATTAAATACATTAGAAAATATGTATATTAGTGTATTTAATAATTATAAGTTTGGCGTTGTTACATTTGAACATGATAGTTATAGAGGAAATTTTTATGATACTAAAGAAAAATCTAGAAAGATATTTGATGATAAAGGTTATGTGTTATTATTTAGAGATGTTAGAGTATTTTTTGATGGAGAATATAGAACATTTGAAGATTGGTATGTACATCCTGATATTATTGATAATGAATATATTTCTAAACTTATAACAACTGAAAGTCTTACTTGTGAAGAAATTATGAATAAAATTAATCAATTATAAATTATTATTAATATTAATAATAATTTATTAAAAATGTTTCATGTATATTTTAACCTCTTCTCTTAAAGAATTTATTTCATCTGTATCTAAAAATTTACAAAATTCTTCTAATTTTGAAGGACAATGATTTAATTGAATTGTAACTCCTATTTGAATTGCTCTATCTATAAAATTTGCAACATCTTTCATATGTTCTTCTTTTAATCCTCTTGTAGTTACTGCACAAGTTCCAATTCTTATTCCTGACGGACTAAACGACGAGGTATCTTGAGGGATTGTATTTCTATTTACTGATATATTAATTGCTTCTAATATTTTTTCAGCACGACTTCCATTTATACCTTTATTTTTTAAGTTAATTAACATTAAATGACTATCAGTTCCTCCTGTAATAATTTGATAATCTAATTTAATAAGTTCATTACACAACGCAGTAGCATTTAATAATACTTGTTTAGCATACTGTTTAAATTCATCAGTCATTACTTCTCTTAATTGATATGCAACTGCTGCAATTTGATTTTGATGCGGACCTCCTTGAATACCTGGAAAAACTGCTCGATTTATATTTTTAGCCCATGTTTCACATCTTTTATTATAAAAGATTATTGCAGATCTCGGTCCTCTCAATGACTTATGAGTTGTTGTAGTAACAACGTCACAATATTCAAAAGGATCATTCATTAAACCAGTTGCTATAAACGCATTAATATGAGAAATATCAGCCATTAAAATTGCTCCACAAATATCAGCAATTCTTCTAAAACGTTTATAATCAATATCTCTTGAGTAAGCACTTCCTCCGCATATTATAAGTTGTATATTACTATTTTGGACACGGTTTTCAAGAGCATCATAATCAATAAATCCATCTTTATCTACTTCATATTGTTCACTTTGATAATTACTTCCTGAAAATGTTGTATAATTAAGTCCTCCTCCACCTGAACTAATCATATTAAATCCGTGAGTTAAATGACCTCCATGAGATAGTTTCAAACCCATTATTCTACTTTGAGGTTTTAAAAGACCAACAAAAACTGCAAGATTAGCGATACTACCAGAATAAGATTGAACATTACAATGCCATTTATCAGGATTTAAATTAAATGCTTGAAGAGCTCTTTGTATACATAAAGTTTCAATTTTGTCAATATATTGATTACCACCATAATAACGTTTACCAGGATAACCTTCAGAATATTTATTAGTAAGACAACTACCAAGACATTCACGAACTCCTTTAGAAGTAAAGTTTTCAGAAGCAATGAGTTCGATACCTTCGTATTGTCTTTGTTCTTCTTGTTGAATTAAATCGTATAATTCTTTATCTTGTTCCATTATTTTATTATATAATTAATAAAATAATTCTTTAAGTTTTATTCTTTTATTTCAACTTTAGTTTTACAAAGAGGACAATAGTTATTGTTATCAAGCCAATTTTTAATACTAGCATTTCCAAGACATTCTTTATCATTATAATGAAACTCGTGTTTACAAGGAAGTAAAGTAATAATTTTTTGTTCTTCTGTAAAATCTTCTTGGCATAAACTACAAGTGGTAGATTTACATGTATCTTTACAATAATTGCAAACAGGAAGTTTGTCGACGCCGAGAGCAGGAACGTGAATTTTATCTTTTTGATGAAATTCTTCAGGATTAACCATAAATTCCATTGCTCTTATCATAAAATCTTCAAGTTCTTGGTCGCTTGGAATTTTTTTATTAATAATATGATACTCAATAAGATAAGAATATTCTCTGCATCTTGGAAGATCTCCTTTTTCTGAAATATAATCTTTTAACATATTTTTAATATTAAGTTCATTTATAAGATAAACACATTGACAACGATATTCATAAACTTTATCAATAATTTCTTCTAAGACTGGATATTCGTCATTTTCATCGTTATCAGTCCATAAGTCTAATATAATATTAAGTAAAGAACGACTGACATAATCTTGTGTTTTATCTTTTTTAATATTATCTACAAAATATTCTTTTGCTTTATTATACTGATAATCTTCAAATCGTTTAGCAACTAATATATTTTCAGGATTTGATAAAGCTGATAATCCACGTCTAGGATTAAAGTTAAGAGAATTATTAAGTACACTATCTCTAAACGATGAAAAATTAAAACTATTATTAAAAAGACTATCTCTAAATGATAAAAAATCAGCTTGAGATTCTCTATTATTAACAGTAGTGGTAATTGTAGCAGAATAAGGATACTGAGAATCAAAATTTGGAGGAATAAGTGTATTAATATCTTCTATAGAAGAGATACTTACTAATGCATTTAATATAGAAGAGAGATTTGTTGCATTAGAAAGTAAATTATTCAAATTATTATTGCTCATTTTATAATAATATATACTATATGGTTTAGATTATAATTTATAAATTGAATTTTATAAAACTATTTAAAGATTTTTAATTAAAATATAACATTATGTTTGCTGTTACTTCTATTATCGAATCAAATAATCCTTATTTATTTTATTCTATTAAAGAATTTTTAAATCAAGACTTACCTAAAGACTTTACTTGGTTTATTTATATATCTGATTCAAATCCTTCTAAATATTATCTGAATGATACAATTAGAACATTTAAACATGTTAAATTTGTAGTTGAAAAAATTCATTCAAATTATTTAAATACATATAATTCAAGTGTTGAAAAGACATTACAATATGACTATGTTATTCATTTTGATTTAAATAATACCATTCTTCCTTTTTCTATTTCAAATTGTAATAAGTATTGGTTTAAAAATTGTACTTCATTTTTAACTGGAATGAAATTTGATGTTATTTTATTAAATAATTCAATAACACCTTATATTAATCCTTTAATTAAAGAAGATTTATCAGAAAAAAAGAAAGAAACTACTATGAAATTAGATGGAATTGCTTATAAAATAACTAATCAAAAAGTATATTATCAACCTCATATAAGAACAAAAAATGCTTCTAAAATTTTATTAGATTTTATTAAAGAAAAAGATATGTTTTCTTTTTATACATTAAAACACTCTTGTTTAGAATTAGGATTGTTTGGAAATATAAATGAATGGAAAGATAAACTTGAAGAAATATCTTATGGTCCTTTTAACGATGAAATTGTAAATTGCAATGTTAATTGTCACATTCCTATCTTATTATTATCAGTAGATAAACATATTCATACTGTATTTAATAACGAACATTTAAGACCAATCTATTATTGTTGGAAAACTAACTTATCAAAAGATATTAATATAAAAAATATTAACAAAATGATTACTAAATACAATCCAAGAGGAATTATCTCTGTAGATAACGATGATATAACCATTAAAGAATTATCATTACCATTTGAATATAGAAAAAGATGGACTAAATGCGATGATATAAATAAAATTAATTTATCTTTAATTGAAGGACTAATATTACACGGTATGTTTAAACATCCAAATTCGAATCAAAATCCATTAATATCCGTTATTACATGCACATATGAAAGTAAAGAACGAATTTTAAAACCCATTAAAAGTTTAATGGAACAAACTTATACAAATTGGGAATGGATTATTATTGACGATAGTGTTACAGATGATACTTGGAATACATTACAAAATTATAGTGAAAATGATTATCGTATCAAACTTTATAAACGACCAAAAAATGATGGAAGTATTGGTAAAAATAAACAATTTTGTGGAAATTTAGCAATGGGTAAATTTATTTTTGAGCTTGATCACGACGACGATATTCATCCACAAACATTTGAAATATTATTGAATGCTGCAGAAAAGTATCCTGATGCTGGTTTCTTTTATAGTGATTGTAGCGAAATATTCGAAGATACATTAGAATCTTTTAATTATGGTGAATATTATTCTTTAGGATTTGGTTCTTATTATATGTCTTGGTGGAGAGGTAAATATCATTGGACAAGTATGACAGCAAGACCTAATCCTCATACTTTAAGACATATTGTTGGAGTCCCAAATCACTTTAGGTGTTGGACTAGAGAAGCATATTTAGATGTAGGTAGTCATAATGAAAATTTACAAGTTGTAGATGATTATGAATTAATTTTACGAACTTTTTTAAAGTATAAATTTTGTCATATTCCATTACAACTTTATATTCAATATAGAAATGAAGGAGGAGATAATTTTACCTTTCATAGAAATGCATTAATTCAATATTATACAAACATTATCTCAAATTATTATAATGAAAAATTAAAAAATAGATTTGAAGAACTTGGTGTAAAAGATAATGTTTACAACGGTAAAAGAGGTTATGACAAAGTCGATTGGGAAGTTCCTTTATTAGAATACAAAGATGTTCATTATGTATTTAATCCAAAAGATAACGACAAAAGAGCTTTAGTAAGTATCATTATTGATATTCATACTAATGAAAATTTACAACAAAGATTAGACCAGATGTTAGAATGTGTTTTTAAACAAATGTATCAAAACTTCGAAGTAATTATTGTAGCAAATAAAGAGGTAAAATCTCTAGAAAGATATATGAATAATGATTGTAAATATAAAGGAGATGATAGAATTAAATGGACGATTTTATTTAAACATTATAATGATAAATATACTCTTAAAAATTACGGAATAAAGATGTTAGCTACAGGAAGATATATTACTACTATAAATCATACAGTAAAATGGAGAGATGATCATTTAAATCAAGCAATGTTTTATTTAAGGTCAAATCCAATTTATAATGTTCTTGTTGTTCGTAAGTTTAATTGCGATGATAAAACAAATTTTAATGAATTACAGATGGTTTATAAGAAAGAAGTATTATACACTACAGGATTGAATATAGAGCCAGAAAAAATAGCAAATATTAACAATGGTTTATATACAAAATTTGTTAATGAATCAAGTCTTGAATTTATTTAAAATATATATTAAAAGTTAATTAAATTTTTAATATATTACTTGTAAAGATTACTTTGTAAAAATTTTTATATTATCAGGATTAGAATACCATTCAATTGTTTCTTTTAATCCTTCGTTAAAAGGTTTCTTTTCTTTCCATCCTAATTCTTTTAATTTATTATTATTAATACAATATCTAAAATCGTTAAATAAACGGTCTTCAATAAATTCAGCGTATTGTAAATAATCAGATTCATGTTTAATCATTGCTACAAGTTTTTGTAAAATTTCTAAAACATTATATTCGTTCTCTGTTCCAATGTTATAAATTTCATTTATTTTTCCTCTTGCTAAAATAGTTTTAATGGCTTCGCATACATCATTAACATGAATAAAATTACGTCTTGACAATCCCTTTCCATGAATATTACATTTTTCACCTTTTAATAATTTTGATATAAAAGCCGGAACAACTTTCTCAGGATATTGTCTAGGTCCATATACATTGTTTCCTCTTGTAATAATAATGGGAAGTTTAAATGAATGATAATAACTTCTTACTAAAAATTCAGCTCCAGCTTTGGTAGCAGCATAAGGATTAGTTGGATTTAATACTCCTTTTTCAATACATCCATCATTATCCATATCAACTTCGCCATAAACTTCATCTGTAGAAATATGAATAAATCTTTCAATTTTTCCATATTCTCTACAACATTCTAATAGAGTATGAGTTCCAACTATATTATCCATTGTAAATTGAATAGAATTTCCAAATGAATTATCAACATGACTTTGAGCTGCAAAATGAATAATATCATTTATAGAATATTTAGTTAATAAATTTTTAATAAAAGAATAATCTTTAATATCACCTTGTTCAAAGTAATATTCACTTTCAATATTATTTTTTTTAATCCATTTACGAATAGTTTCATTTGACATATCAGTTGAACAATAATTCATACAATCAACGTTGATAATTTTAAAATATTTTGAATGAGATAAAATATAATAGATAAAATTAGAACCAATAAAACCGGCTCCTCCTGTAATTAAAATAGAAACAGTCATTTTAATATATTAAATAAATGTTTAAATAAATATATTTAATATATAAATGTTTGAAGATGATATTGAAATTAAAAAACAAGATGTTGAAGGTATTATTTTAATTATTAGTTGTCAAAAACACAAAAATACAAGACTAAAAGAATTTGCTTTACCAAAAGATAATTATAATGGATGGGAAGTAATTTATGTTGTAGGAGATCTATCTTCAAAATACGGATATATGTTTCAAGGTAACACTTTAACAATTAAATGCGAAGATTCATATATTCATTTATTAAAAAAGGTTATATTGGCTATAGAAATAGTTTATAGAAATTTTAATATTAAACAAGGAATTTTACGTTGCGGAGATGACTTAATTTTTAATGAACATAAATTACTTGAATTTTTAAATTCATCTGATAAAAAAGATTATATGGGATATTTTATTGGTCAACCTTATGAGTTTAATAAACAGATTCAAGTATGTTTAGATTATTTTATGCTTTCTTATTATAGTCAACATTTAGAAGATTTAAGAAACCCTCTTCATAACCTTCAAAATGTAGATTTAAGAAAATATATTACAAGACCTTCTAATATACCTTATTGTTCTGGTGTATTATTTTATATTTCAAATAAGGCTTGCGATGAGTTAGTAAATCATATGAAAAAGATAAATTATGATGTATTTTATGAAGACCCTGAAACAAAAAGTTATCCATATTCTATAGAAGATTGTGGAGTGGGATTTATAATGTATAAATCAAAGATTCATTTATCTGCTTATCCAATGTATCAAGATAATTATAATCCAAAATTTATTGCTTATCATACTAATAAATATCGCTAATTAATTAATATTATTAAAATATTAATTAACTTTTTAACATTATATCTTGTTTATAAATATTGAGAAACAACATATCTACCTACGTCTCCAAATTGTTCATGTAATATTTTTTTAGTTTCATTTATATTTTCTTCTCTTTGTTTTACCGATATTAATATCATATTTATAACATTCATAATATTACTATTTCCATATTTTTTATAATTTTCACACAACCATTGTAAAGGATTAAAATGACCTTCTAATATTATATTGTCTAAAAAATTAAAACCAGATTGATTAAATGAATGAGAGTCATTTGATGCCATTATATTTAATAATATATAACAATATTCGTTAAACTTATTACTTTCAAATACATGTTTATAAATATTTGTAAAATCATATTGTCTAAGAGCTGTATTTAAACGAATTTTAATAAGACTTTCTGAGTGTTGATTGTTCCACATTTTGTGATATTTTTTATTAAAAAATGATAAAAAACTCATTTTATAAATTATTTAAAGAATTATATTTATATATATAAATGAATATACTTTTTTATGGTTCAAGAGGATGGATTGGAGGTATGATTTTAGAACAATGGAAAAATGATCCTAATGTTACTATTACTTGCAGTGAGACCAGATTAAATTTTACTAATACCGAGAAAATCAGACAAGAAATAAAGAGACACGACCGTGTATTTATGGCTATCGGAAGAACATATGGAAAAGGTAACGATGGAAACTTAATTAATAATATTGACTATCTTGAAGACCATCTTGATGAAAACTTAAATGATAATTTAGCAATGCCTTTGTTAGTTGCGCTTATTTGCAACGAAGAACAAGTTCATTTAACTTACGTTGGAACTGGTTGTATATTTTCAAGAAATACAAGAGAAGATAATACAATGTATACAGAAGAAGATAGACCTGATTATTTTGGTTCTTCTTATTCTGCAGCAAAGGCTGTGGTAGATAATTTAATGAAAGAATTTCATAATCACGTTGCAGTGTTAAGAATTAGAATGCCTATTACACCTAATTTACATCCACGTAATTTTATTACTAAGATTTTAAATTATAATAAGATTTGTAGTTATCCAAATAGTATGACATATCTTCCTGAGTTAATTCCAACGATGATTGATATTTGTGTTAATAGATTAATTGGAACTTTTAATATGACTAATCCAGGTGCAATTTCACACGAAGAGATTTTACAATATTATAACAATCATCCATTAAATAAAAAGAAGCATAATTATACTTTAATTGAAGAAGATACTTTGAATAGTTTATTAAAGAGTAAGAGGTCAAATAATATTTTAGATACTTCAAGATTAGAGCATTATTATAAAGTAAGACCAATTAGAGATTGTGTGTTTGAAGCAGTTGACAAGATTTTAGAAAATAATTAAAATAAAAGTTTAAATCATATTTATATATTAATATATAACTATGAGAGCTAAAAAAGTTCAAATAAAATCATTAGTAGGAGATATAGAAGGAAACGAAGAAGAAAAGGTTAATGACTGGGGAGTTACAGTTGATTTATTTAGTCATCAAAAAAATTCTGTAAAACGAATGGAAATTATTGAAGAAAATAGAATTAGAGATTATAATACAGAATATACTTCTTGTATAGTTGATTCTAATTTTGCTATATTAAACGATAAAGTGGGGTCAGGAAAAACGTTAACAATGTTATCAATGATATCTAGAGAAGTAAATAAAGATGGATTTTCTTTAGAACAAAGTAAACGAGATTTTGTAGATATTTATTCGGTTCATGGAAGTTCAATTTGTATGATAAAAAATACAAAAGTTAAGCAAGTTAACTTTATACCAATTAATATAATAGCTGTTCCAAATAGTATTATATTTCAATGGAAAGAAGAATTATTAAAAACTAATTTAAAATTTAAAATTGTTACGACAAATGCTCAAATAAAGGCATTAGAACAATATCTTTATAAAGTTAATGTTATAGTTGTTTCAAAAACATTATATAATGTATTTGCTGAACACTTATTTCAAATAAAAAAAGAAGATAGTTTTTGTGTAAAACGTTTAATAAGTGATGAATATATATCTAGAGGTTCATTTAAACATATTAAAGCAGATTTTTATTGGTTAATTACAGGAACAATTCCAAAAGTTTATGAATTTAGAAGTATAGAACTTCGATATAATTTTATTAATCAATGTTTGGCGTCATCTGGAATTAATTTTAGCGGAAGATATACTTCTTATTTAAAATATGATCATGTGGCAATTAAAAATTCAGAAGAAGAAATTAATACTTCGTTCTTAGTTGCTAAAGTTGAAAACTTAGTTTATATTGCAAAATCTAAAAACGAATTATTTCTCAATATTGGAGTAGATATAAAAGATGAAATAAAAAGAATGATTGCTGCAGATGATATTAAAGGTGCTATCGAAGCTATCGGAGGAAATGTTGAAACTGACAGTTTATTAAAAATTATAATAAGAAAAGAAGAAGATAAATTAAAAGAGATTGAAGCATCAATTACTTATCATGATACTTTATCTCATCTTGATAAAAAAGAAGAATATATTCTTAAATTAGAAGTGGCAAAGAAACGATTAAATGCAATAAAAGAAAGAATTGAAAGAGATGAAAGTGAAGGAGAATGTCCATTATGTTGTTTAGAATATGTAGATAAATGTTTAGTCGAATGTTGTAAAAATATAATGTGTGGAAGTTGTGTTACAAAGATTATTAAAAATAATAAAAACTGTCCATTTTGTAGAGGCACAATTGATATGAAGAAAATGATTGTATCAACCAAAGAAGAAAAACAAAAGAAAGAAAAACAAAAAAAGAAAAATCATAAAACAAAATCAGAATATATTATAGATATTATTAACAAAAAACCAACTGGAAAATTTATTATCTTTTCTGAATTTAGTAATACATATGATAACGTAATAGAAGCATTAAAATCAACCGGATTAAAATATTCAGAAGTAAAAGGCACAACTGTTTCTAAGAATAATATTTTAGAAAAATTTAGAAATGGTGATTTGAATATTATTTTCTTAAACGGAAGAAGTGATGGTGCTGGAATTAATCTTCCTCAAACTACTGATATTATTTTATATCATAAAGCTACTTCAACCGCATTAGAAACTCAATTAATCGGAAGAGCATTACGTTTAGGAAGAACTTCAGACTTGAAAGTTCATCGTTTAATGTATGAAAAAGAATATGAAATGCAAGAAGATGAAGGTGCAATTAATTATTTATATCAAAGAGTTGAAGAAGAAGAAGAATCTGATGATGAAAAAGAAAATAATCAAGAACAAATTGAAAGCGATTATCAATTAGCTTTGAGATTACAAAATGAAAGAAGTTAAAACATATTTAAAAAAATATTTTATATATAACAATATATAAAATGGTTGTAATGACTGCTAATGGAGCTATTTGTTATTTATCTCAAATATTTGGAAAGTATTTAGACGATTGGGTCCAAATGGCTCATAAATATAATTGTGAAAAAAATGGTTGGAAACATATGTTATTAATTCCTGGAACTTTTGGATATGATAATTTAGTAATAAGTTTATATCACGTTATTTCAAATAATAATTTTGATAAAAATTTAATAAAAGAAAAAACTGTAGAAGAATTAAGTTCTTTAGTTCATGATGGATGGTCTATTAATTATATTTATTGGAGAGATAATAAACCATTTATAAATAATACTCAATATAAACCTCCATTTAAAGCTTTAGGAGATGAGCAAAGAAACTTATGTGCAATCACAAAGTATGAAGATTTACCAGAAGAAGAAAAAGAAAAAGACAGAATTATAGCGAGATTTATTCTTGAAAATGTTAACTAAATAATTTTTAATTTAATATTAAAAATTATTTTTAAGAGGAAATAGCAAAGATAAAATTATGATAATAAAATTTTTTAGTAGGATATTGAAGAATATTTCTAATATCTTTATTACAAATTATATTTTTTAATTCATTAATGGTCTTCCAAGATACTTCACAAACTTCTCTTGTATCTTTAATATTAAAGATTTGATAATCATCTTCATTAACTTCTATAATAAAATAAGTGTTTTTACCAATTTTACATTTTTTCTTATCAACTAATTCTTCTTCTCTTATTTGAATACCTGTTTCTTCCATAACTTCACGAATAGCACAAGTTTCAACTGTTTCATCTTCATTTTGTCTTCCTTTTGGAAAACTATAAATTCCACTTCCATTACCTTTTACAACTAACAATTTAACTTCTTCGTTTTTTCTAGAGATAAAGATAATTCCACTTCGTTTTGTAACTTCTTTTTCATCTTTTTTTTCTTCAATATATTTTTCTATTGAACCCATTTTAATCGTATTATTATTTTTTTGTTTATCTAATACAGGAATAATATTTGAATAAGATATTACAGGAACTTTATATTTCTCGTATTGAGCTATATTCGAATAATTACTATTAGTTGAAAATTTATTATTAGAACTATTAAAAACGAAACGATGATTTGTAGATGGTTTTCTAATAGATTTTGTATAAACGCTATTGGTTAAATTGAGCATAATAATATAATAATTCTGATAATATATTATTATTAAAAAATTTTTTAAATCAATTTAATTTCATTTTTCATTTTTATTTTTCTTCATATAAACCATTCTTTCGAAACCAGTCTTCTATTACAGGACATAACATCGGTGCTTTCATTTGTAATGCATTTCCTAATCTACTCACATTTACCTCTTCTAATGTCTCTATCTCATTTTTAATCTTTTCATTTAATTCTTCTTCTTCATATCCTGTAAATGGTTTTTCTAATAATTGTTCAATTAATGTATCTCTTGTTTTTCCCATCATTCCTATAATATTTTTTAATGTATTATATGTAAATACATCTTTGGAATTTATAGTTGGAATTATCTTCTTATCCTTTTTATCACCTTTTTCTAAAATCTTTCTAAATGTATCTTTAATTTCCTCTGGATCATCATTTAATAATTGTTCTATAATTTCATCATCTTCAATCTCTTTTATTAAATATTCTCTTAAATATTTCTTAAAATTATCCATCTTCATTACATCTTCAACATCATAATCTGTTTTAATTTCAACTTTTGGAGCAACTGTCTTTAATTTTATTGTCTTCTTTAATATATCATAATAAAATGGAATTAATCCTTTTAATTGATACATACCTTCTCCGCAAGTTTGTCCTCTTAATGAACTTTCAACACTCTTATTTACTTCGCCTTTTTGAGTTAATCTCACTTCTCTAACTTCAACAATTTTTAAGTTTTTATATGAATCTTTTCCTTTATGAGAATTTCCAATTAAAGCATAATATCCGTATGGATTTTCTTTTAATTTACTAATCTTTTCAATTGTCTTTTCTTTCATTTTTTCCATTTCTTCTTCTGTTAATTCTTCCCAATCGGTATAAGATTCAGCATCCTTTGAAAGTTTTTTCAAATTATTTTTATCAATATTTATAACATATATTTCAGGATATTCAATAATAAATTTTCCATATTTATTAATTATTTGATTTTGTAATTCTTTATTTTTTTCAGACTTTTTTATCTTCGCAAATAAAAAAATTTGAAGTAATTTCTCTATCAAATGTTGTGGTAAATTTTCTAATATCTTTGTTATTGTTTTACTTTCATTTTGATTTTCTATTAATAACTCTAACACATCTTCAAAATTTATTAATTGTTGATATTTTATAATTTCATCAAAACTTTCAAACTTTGTTTCTGGAACTGGATTTAATGCATAATAATACGATGTATATAACGATGAACTTAATGGGTCATCAACTAAAAAATATAAATTTCGATCCTCACGAATAAAATTTATAAAATTATATCTATTTCTTACTGCATCATTATATAAAATCATATCATTCAAAGCTCTTGCTAAAACCAACGGTGGAATATCCTTTATATCATTCTTTATTAAACTATATAACTCAAAAAAATCATATGCATTTTTTCTTCTAAACGCTTCTCTTACCGCAATTTTTACTCGATCTAATTCTTCATATGCATAATATAAATTATAAGTATCTGTAATTCTATCTCCAACCCAAGCCTTCTCATAATATTTTGGATCAACATAATCACAAGTATATTTACAATCACTCATATAATCACACTCTTTAGAATATGGTTCATCTTTTATTGAAACATTTCTTGTATAATTTAATGCACAATCTATTGCAGATTCTTTTAATAATCTTTCAATACTTTTTATTTTAAGATCCTTATCTTCTGATATTTTATACATTATCAAATCAATTGACTCTACTGATTCTTCTTCTTCTTCTAAACTTTCAGATGGTAATGCTGCTAATCTATAAACTCTAACAAATCTATCTGCTGGATTCTCAAAATCTACGTGAGATGTTGCTCTAACAACTCTTCCAATTGCTTGATCTATAGTTGGAGTGTTCCAAGCAGGAGTTAACACATACATATTTTTAACGTGTTTAAATGATTTACCTTCACCGACAACATGACTTCCAATAATCACTCTTAAATATTCTCCTAAAATATTTTTTTTATCATTAAAAACTCCATCAATTAACATATCAGTTTGAGTTGGAGTTAACCCTCCGCCCGTTACTAAAACAAACCTATTTTTATTTTTAGTAATATTATCAATATTTACTTTTGTGCTTTTTGTTGGAATTTCAATATGATTAAAATCAAAAAGTTGTAAAATAGCTGAAAACAAATTTGCACCACCACCCGTAACTATATTACTATAAACAAAAAACTTTTCTGTTGGTCTATCAATTATATCTTTAATTATCTTTGCAAACTTACAAGATAGCTTTTTTAATTGTTTTAATTTTAATTTATTATCATTTCCTTTTTGTTTAATAAACTTTTCCAACTCACTTGACACCGTTATATTACTTCCTTTTATTATTAAATATTTTTTCTCACCTTCTGAACCATAACTTCCATCTGGAAATACAAACATACCACTTTGACGACTTCTCAGCCATAATGTATTTGATTTCGATTTTTCATCTTCTTGGTCATCTTCAACTTCTTCTAAATTTACTTTTCCAAATAATTTATTATCTTTTTTAAACTCTTCACTATACACTTCATTTTGCTCATCTTCCATTGCTAATCTTACAGTTTTTATATAATTCAAATTAACTTGTTTATCAATTGTTCCTTCATTTATTACTTTAATGTTTTCAGTCATACTTCTTACATAACTTACCATTCCTCGTAAATATGTATCTTTAAAAGTTGTGGCAAGAGAACGGTCAAAACCAGTTGGCTTAATATATTTTATCATAAATTCTTTTTTATCTATTTGTTTATCAAGTGGCAATAATAAATTTAATACATTAATTATTTCAGTTGGCTGATCTTTCATTGGAGTTGCTGTTAATAATAATATTTTACATCCTTGAACTACATGTAAAAAATTATGTAACGTTTTATAAACACTAATATTACCTTCTACAGTCTTTGCTTTATCTTTTATGTTATGAGCTTCATCTATAATAATCACACGATTATTAAATTCTGTTTTTAACATAGTATCATTCATATGTCTAATATCTTTTGCAAACTTTGAAAATGTATACACTTGATACGCATATTTAATATTCTTTTGAATTCTTTTTCTAATTGTTCTTTCATCAACCACTCTTTTTGTAATTTTATCACGTAACTTTCCATCTTTTTCATCAACATAAATATCAGTTGGTTGATATTTATTTGTAGTACAATCTCCAGCAATCTTTGAAATAACATCATTTCTAAGAGTTGGATTTCTTGTTAAAACAATAGACGGACGAAAGTTTGGATATGTTTGTAATGCATTTTCTACTACCGCTGTAATAACACAGGTTTTACCTGTTCCTATACCGTGATAAATTAATAATTTATCATACGGAGTACGAGACGATAAAAATCTTGAAATAAAAACCTGCTGTTTAAATAATTCTCCTGGTTTTATTTCATCTACTTTATCTAAACGCAAATCGTCAAACTCTTTTTTAAATAAAGTTGAATAATAAAGTTGATCTCCTTCTGGCAAATCATAGATAGAAGATGTATCGTTATAATCTACGTAATAAGGAATAAATTCTTCTAATTTAAATTCTAAACTCATTTTCTAAATATATTTAATATTATATTTAGAAAATTTTAATTGTTATTTAATTAACTTTTAATTTTAATACTTTTATAATTGACTTTCATCATATTCTTCTTCACTTACTTCCACCTCTTCTTCATCAAATAAATCATCATAATCTACTTCTTCTCCTTCCTCCTCTCCTTCCTCTTCTGCTCCTACAAACACTTCTTGGTCATCTTCACCTCCTTCTGAAATAATTTTTCTACGCTCTTTCAAATCAGCAATAGCTTCATCTATATCATCTTCTACTACATTATCAGAAGTAATTTCTTCAGTAAGTTCATCAATAAGATTATCAACATCTTCGTCGACTAATTCTCCAGTTGTCTTTGTCTCAGATTCAACCTCTGGTTTATATACTTCAAAAGCAGTTCTTAAAGCATCAACTAACATACCATTGTAAAGTAATTTAAGAATGTATTTTTCTCCAGATTTCTTAGGGGAAGAATAAATAATTGCTCTAACTTCATTCTTTGCATCTTTCTTAGCAATCTTTCCAAATAAACTAATAAATACACTTGAAAACATTCCATAATCAATAATCTTTACTTCAGTATTCTCTGGAACTGGCTTAAATGGTTTATTATATAAATCTCCAAACATACTCTTTAATGCTTTCTCACTCTTAATAACTAATTTAACTGCTAATGGCTCAATTTCTTTCTTAACTTCAACAGCTACTTGTTGTTCTTTAGTCATTTGTTCTCTCTTTGATACTCTCTTAGCCTTTTCAATAGGTTTAACTTCTTCTTTCTTTTCACTCTTTTCAACTTTCTTACCTTTCTTTTCTAATCTTTCAAGTTTCTCTTTCAATACCATCAATTTCTTCATCTTCTTCTCAGCCTTTTCAGTCTTACCCTTATCTTCTAATTTACGAATCTTTGCTTCTAATTCAATAAATTCTTCTGATGTTTCTTTAATTTTTCTGGTAAGGTCTCTTCCACGAGAACCTACGACTGGAACAAAATCAGCAAGTTCTTTGTTTGCTTGTAAATCACAAACCTTCTTGATAAAAGTATTAGAAAGTTTTCTAAGAGTATCTTGAATAAACATAATAGAACTAATCTTACGATCAAATTGGTCTGAGAAAATATAAGAAGAAAAAGTTTTAGAAGCAGGGTCTTTGATAAATCTTTTACTTGCCATTTCTAAATCATTTACTGATAATAATTTACCTTCCTTTGCTTCTAATTCTAATAATTTTGCGTGAGAAACACCTAAATTTTCTACAACATATTCTAAATATTGTAATTCTTCTAACTCTTCTCTAGATATTCTACCATCTTCTTTCATCTTTTTATAATTTGCAATTTCTTCTAACATTTCTTCTCTATTTTTATATTTCTTCAAAATAGTTTCTAATTGCTCTTTTAATCCTCTCTTAATAGTAGAAGCTCCAATAGAATTAATAATTGTTTGAATATCAATTGGTGTAGCTTTAACTCTTGGCATAATAAATTCTCTCGCTTCTTCTTCAGTGTCAAATTTAACAATCTTCTTCTTTCCATCTTCAATTAACAATCTACCAGTAGTAGTATATTCTTTGACAATTTTATTAATAAAGTTATTGTTAGTTTCTGCTAATAAATTTTCTTCATTTGTATTTTTCATAGTATTAAGTGCTTCACCGTAAGAATCTAAAATCTTAAAAGAATTAGTAAGAATATAATATTTTTCAATAAGTTCTTTGTCAAAAGATAAATTATTAGTTAACATATAAGGTTCAAATAAATCTTTAGTAAAATCGATAGTTTCAGCTTTTTCAAACCAAGTTTTTGCTTTATTTATTGCAAATTCATCCATCATATTTTTCTTGGTAACACCTCCTTCAATATCATAAGAAGGAATGCCTTGAGGAGTCATAATACCATATTTAAGCAATTTGTCTTTATTAGATACTCTCTTAATAGAAGCTGATATTTTCTTGTGTTTTTCAAGATCAGAAATAATTTCAGACTTAGATCTTGGAGCACTAATAGTACCAATATTAATTCTAAATCTTTTAGCAAGAGCATAAACAGAATCGTCAGATTGAGTATCCATAAATTCATTAACAAGTTTATCAAGTGAATTATCAGTATCAGTAATATAACTATTAGCAATAACTTCATACATCTTATTAAACTCTGAAATTTGTCTTAATTTTTCATAAATTTCTTGAAGGGAGGTTTTATCGTCATATTTAATATTAAATTTGTCAGCCAATAATTTTAATGTAGTTTTTCTTTGTTCTAAAATAGTTGATGGTAAAGTAAAGGTTGGTTTCTTTAAGATAAGACCATAAATAGTATCATAATCATAATTTTCTTCAGAAGAAGATTGTTCAAGACCACCTACATCTATATTCTTAACATCTTCAATTTTACTTCCATCTTCTTCAAATATAGAAATAATATCATTATCTTTTCTAATAGTTTCACCTTGAACACTAAAACGAGCTGGAATATAAGGCCATAATAAACTTCTAACAAGACTTTCTTTAACAGCTTGTGTATTGTCAGTAGTAACTTTTTCATCAAGACGTTCAAAACAAGTTTTACTACAAAATAATGCTTCTTGAGTAGAATAAAAAGTTCTCCATCTTGCATTTTCGACAATAGATTGACAAGAAAAACACTTATCAGTCTTTTGTTGAACTTTCTTTGGAACGTGTATTGCTTCGTGTTTAGACGCAATATAACCGCCAATATAATCAAGGACTGCTTCAGATACATCTAGTTCAGTTGTATTTTGAATTGAACTAATAACTGGTGCTAATAACGACTTCATTTGTTCTGTTAATTTAATTTTAGTAGCAGACTCATCATCTTTAGCAGAAGAAATCTTTTGTTTAATACTGTATACTTTAGCAGATAAAGAAGGGTCTTGTTCAAGTGCTTTGATAATAGGATTTTCAATTTGTTTAAAATATTCAACGTTAATTTGTTCTAATAAATGTTGTAAAACAAGATCTTTTTCTTCTTCAGTAAGAGATGGTTCTACATAAACATTAATATTTTCAATAAGTTCTTCAAATGGTTCTTTATACTTTTGATTTTCTTTCTTAGACAAAGAGAGAGCATTCTTAAATTGAACTCTAGCCTTAGTAGATGGAGCAATAAATTTAATATCAAAATCATCAACTAAAGTTAAGAAATCATCTTTTACAAGACTATTAATAGTTGTTTTTATATCAGTTAATCTACTAGCATAATCAGAAAATTCTTTTGAAAATGACTTTTTAAGTTCTGTCTTAACTTCATCTGGAATAGTTAAACTTTCTTTATCGTTAATAATATTTTGAACATCTTCGTTAGAGAAACAATATAATAAATTATTAACAGTGATAACAACGTCAGGTGAGGTCACAGAATCACGATTAATACAAATATTACGTAAGTTTTTAGCATCAACATTAGTGAAAAGTTTCTTAGTATTAGTAGTAGCAATATCAATAATAGAAGATTCATGAAATTCACTAATAGAAGCTTTAGACTTTCCTACATTAACAGCATTATATACTTTTCTACATTCAGAATAAGTTCTATTCTCAAGATAAAAATGTAAATCTTGTAAAAATTGTTTTCTAACATTACTATCAATTAAATAAATCTCAGGAACATAAGTTAAAATATCAGTATAAATAATATCTTTATATGCTTGAGTAGGAGTATTCAAGAACAGGTTTTTATAATAATTGATATTAGAAGCGATAGGACTATCAGTGCTTAAAAAGTAAACAACAGTTTCAATAATATTTAAATATTTATCAACTGTAATATCAGTTTCTTTATCATATATAACTTCTTCTAATTTTCTAGTATTATAAGAAATTTCAGATTCTCTTAAGTCTGGTCTTGCTGCCTTATAAAGCTTAGTCAAAGTATCTTTAATAATAACTAAACCTCTTTCTCTGGTCTTTTCTCTAACTTGTTTAGAAACATTTAAGTTAAGACGACAAAAGTTATAAAAATTAGAAGTTACAGCCATATGTTCTTCAAACCAAGCCTTTTCATTCTTAAAATCTTGTTCAGTAAATACATTAGTAATAAAATTATCTTTTCCTTTTCCAGGGTATAAGATACCTATAGTAAAAGTTACGGTAGAAGTAGACATATTTCCATTTTCATCTTTAATTGGATAAGTAAGAGATAATTTATTACCAGAATAGTCTAATGGAGAAGAACAATAAACTTTCCAAAAGTAAGAAGTAGGAATATAAATAGGTGCTTTATTCCAAGACTTTCCAGCATCTTCAGCTAAAGTAAGTGGTAATTCATAATGACTGAAAAACTTTTGTTGTTCTGGAGACATTTCTTCTCTTGCTAAACCACTTGGACTAGCAATAAAATAAATAAAGTTTTTAATAGCATTAAATAATGGCGCTCTATTTTCAGTATGAGGAACATTATGAAATTCAATATTATCAGCTTTTTCATAAGAAATATTTTTCCAAGGAGCAAGATAGTGTAACATAATACATTCTTTTAATGGAGCTGAAACTTTTGGTAAAGTACCAATAATCTTTTGTAACTCATCTTGTTGAGAGTTTAGCTTTTGAAGTCTATAAGAACGTCTAATACCACGATATTGTAAAGGATTTAATAAAGTTTTGATTTTGACTTCTGAATTTTTTAATAAAATATAAATATTATCAAATTCATTATTTTTAACACCGTAAAGTAATTTAGCCTTAACCTCATCTGCTATATTAAGATCATTAATAAGGTCTGTGATTCTTTGAATATTTTTAACTTCTTTATTAAGTTCAACTTGTAATTTAGTAATAATATCGGTTTGTTCTTTTTTAGTAGACTTTTCTTTCTTTAATTTCATAGCAACCTTATTAGAACTTGCCATAAGAGTTTTATAAATAGATGACTGAATATCTCTTGGATATTGACTAAGATAGTTCAAGTCTAAAGTTCTATTTTTACTAGAAGTTGGAAGTGATTTTAATGAACCATAATAATTAATAAAAGTTTCTAAAAACTTAACATCAAGTTCATCAATCTCACCCTTCTTCTTAAGACCTTGAATTGCATCTCTTTCTTTTTTAGAATCACCTAATCCTAATTCACTCTTTTCACTAGGACGAATCATCTCAGTAATCCTTTCTAAAATAACTAATAAACGCTTTCTATTTTGTTCATTAGAAAAATATTCAGATAAAAAAGACAAATCAGTCTGTGCTTGAGCACCTACTGAATAATAAACATAATGCATAATAGCTGGCTTACCCTTAAGATTATCGTCAGCTACATACTTATATTGAAGACCTTCTAATAATTCAGGGAAACTATAATTATAAAGTCTTTGAATTTCATATTGAGCTTCTTCATCATCTTCATCATAATATACAGAAAACTCACCATTTAATAATTCTTTAATAGCAGCCTTTTGTGCAGCCTTAAATTTATCTTCAAGCTCTTGTTTACTATTAACATCTTCTAATAAAACACCAACAAAATCTTTTACATATTTATAAACTTCATCACTTTCATCTTCATTAATAATACATTTAGTAGTAGTATCATCTTCATTAATCTTAATCAAACGTCTCTGAAGTAAAGAGACAAGTTGTTCTAAAATTGATTTTTGTAATTTTTCTTTATCTTGAAATTCACTTTCAGTAAAATCTAAAGAAGCAACATAATGCATAGAATTATAGTATAATTCATCTTTTACATTTTGTAATAAATTTTCACATTTCTTCTTACTATTTTCTTTTTGGAAATTTACAATATAAACGCTAATTGGTTTATTAAATAATTCTTGTTGTTCAATTAAATTACTATAAATCTCTTTAAGAGACTTATTGTCAAATACTTCTTTAATAAAAGCCAATCTTTCATTTGGAGATAACTTAACAAATACATTTTTAAAGATAGGTGAAATATTATAAAAATTCATAAAGAAATCTGTTAAGAAAGGATCGTTTACAGGCGTATATCTATCTGCAGCATAATAACTTAAAGCAGCATAATAGGGTAAGTTAGTTTTAGCAAAATCTTCAGGCATAACGGCTACCTTTGAAATTTGTTTTGCAAGTTCAAACTTCATGGAAACTTCTTGTTCTTTCTTTTCTTTTCTCTCTTTCATTGGTTTTTCTTTCTTTTCTTTTTTCTCTTTCTTAGGTTTTTCTTTAATTTCAACTTCTTCTTCAAATAAATCTTCTTGTTGTTCAACATCTTCTTCTTCATTAAATTCTGGTCTATTTTGTTCAAGTTCTTCCATAATTTCACCTGCTAAACGATTAAGTTTAGCCTTTTTATCATTAAGTTCAGGATAAGCTTCTAAAAGAGTTTGTTTAACTTGATTCCAAGCGGTCATTCCAAACATATCACTTCTTTTCTTCACAACTTTAAGAAATTGTTCTCTAATGATTTCTTTAAGTTCATCATCAGATTTTTCAACAACCTTTTGGGTAACTTCTTCAGCTTCACCTTTTGGAACAATCTTAACAAATGGATATTTTTCTAAAAGAGTTTTAAAACTAACATCAGGAGCATTGTATTCAGCAATAAGTTCTTTAACGAGTTTTTTAAATTCTGGGGTAACTTCGACTTGAATACCGATATCATTGACGGTTTTAGCTGCATTAGAAAAGTTAATTTTTTCACCAGAGGTAGTGGTAGAATGTAACCATCTAATGAGAATACCTTTAATAAGTAATTCGTTTTCCATTTTTAATAATACGTAGCGATAATTTATAAAAAATTAATTTAATTAAGTTATAACAGTTATAAAAGTGATTATAAGAGCGAGTATAAGCGTAGACTTTACTATCAAAGTATAAGATAAAATGTGTTAAAAATATAGAAAAAAAATCAATTTATTTTTTATATATTTACTTTATAATAAATTTATTATGGCAACCGAGTATCAATATATTGATTACAATATGACCCCTATTTATTCTTCTACTTCTGGTATAGCGTCACCTCCCTCTATCATAACTAAAGATAATTCTATGGATATGGCAAATCCTTCTGTTTCTAAAAAGTTATATCTATCAAACCAAGACTCTCCTTCTTATAATCCTAATTTTATGGGAAGTTATCCTATTTCTACAAAAACTATACCTTATACACCTAGCCCAGTAGTAAAACAGCCTGTTAAAAACCCTACTATCGTTATTCAAAGACAATATAAATCTAATGATAATATGTTGCTACTTGCTTTATTGGTATTTGTATTGTTTGTGTTATTTATGTCTAAATAATTTTTTTATTTAATGAAAAAGTAAAATGATTTAAAATTAATTTAATTTTAAATTATCAACTAAACTATTTAAACTATGGGTATCTTTCGTTATTTTAGATATTTAACTCAACAACATCCTGCCTGTTACACCACTATTAAAAAAGTACACGAAATTCCTCGTAATACTTTATCAAATTCTAATACTAAAGGCGTAGATTGTTTATTGTTCGATTTAAATGCAATCATTCATCCTTGTTTTCAAAAAGTATTTGATTATGGTGGAAAAAATATTTCTTATATGATGCAAGAAAAAAAATTAAAAATGTCATACGAAGAACTTGAAAAATGGGCTTTTAATCTGGTAACTAAAAAAATTGAAGAAATTGTTTATTATAATAAACCTACAAAGGCTATTTATATTGCTATTGATGGAGTGGCAGGTGCTTCAAAAAGTAATCAACAACGTCAAAGAAGATTTAAAAATGCAACAAATCCAAATACTAATCCATATAATTTTGATCCAAATAGTTTAACTTGCGGAACAGAAGTTATGGATAGACTTTGTAAGCATATCTTTTTTTTTATAAAACGAAAAAAACAATACGAATGGAATAACTTAAAAATATTTTATAGCGACATGTACGTTCACGGAGAAGGTGAAAATAAATTAAAACTATGGATTGAACAGCAACCTTATAATTCTATTACTATAGTAAGTCCAGATGGAGATGTTATTATGTTGGCTTTATTAATAAATAAAAACGAAGTATATATTTTTAGAGAAAATATTTTTGATAATATTGATGGAGATTATTTTTTAGTTGATATTATCAAATTTAAAACTGAACTTTTTTATAAGATAGGTGGAAGTTCAATTGATAGTTTAGCTAATCCTGAAAAAGCAATAAAAGATTATGTTTTGTTTCATTTTTTTATTGGTAATGATTTTTTACCACATATTCCAACCGTTGAAATAGGAAATCAAGGCATAGAAACATTATATCATTGTTATACTCAAAATGCAAAAGAAGGTGGATTTTTGATAGAAGAGAGACTTAGTAAAGTATATATAAATAAAAAACAATTTGTAGGATTATTAGAACAATTAGAAAAATATGAAATAAAAATGTTATTAGAAAAACATACAAAAAAATGTTCTTGGCCTGACCGTATACTTGCTGATAATATAATTATTGGAGATGATGGTTTAATGTTAAACTTTAAAAATTATAGAAAAGAATATTATACAAAAAAATTAAAATTACAATACGACGATACCGACCCAAGAATATTAGAAAAAGAAATAAAATGTGTTTGCGAAGAATATATAACTGGTTTAGTCTTTGTTTTACGATATTATTTTAAAGGCATACCAACTTATAGCTGGTATTACCCTTGTCATTATGCTCCATTAATAACTGATTTAGCAAAATATGCAAAAGATATAAATTTTGACGTAGATTTTAAGGTAGATAAACCATTAAATGTATATGAAAGTTTATTTGGTATATTACCGTTTCAATCGTTTCATTTATTGCCAAGTGAAATAACAGAACAATTGCCCACAAAAATAAAGTTAGATGCTAATTTTGATACAGAATTTGATATAGATTTAGATGGAAAGATGTACGAGTATGAAGGGATATGTTTGTTGTCATTTTTAACATATGATAAAATAAAAGGATATTTTAAAAATATAAAGTTATCTGATGAAAGAGTAGATAAATTAATAAAAAGAGCAAAGTTATATATGTTTTAAAAATACCTTGGGTGTTTTTTATTAAAGAAAAGTTAAATAAATTTTATTAATTTCTTAAGAAATTAATAAAATGTTTGAAGATCTTCGTTCTCTTGACCCCTTACATAGAGTATTTATTGAAGCTTGTATTGTTGGATTATTAGTGATGTTAGTAGGAAGTGTAGCATCAAAGTTAGCTAAGCCTTATTTTGGTATAACACTTCCAGAAATTTGTAAATCTTGGAATAAAAAATATGTAATGGAAGTAAGTTTATTTATGACAGGATTTTTATTACACGTATTATTAGAATGGACTGGAATTAATAAACAATATGCAGTATATAGAGGTGCATTTTAAAACTTTATAAAATGAATTTATTTATAAAGTTTAAAGATAAAAACATAATTATATAGTTTAAAGATAAAACTATGAGTTCCGCTAAACGTCTAATTAAATCACATCCTATAAGTAAAAAAGGAAGAGAAGAAAAAACTTCAATTCTTTTAGAAGAAAAATCACAAAGTCCAGTATTAAATATACCTAAAAAAAATATAAAAGCTTTATCTCATCCTAATAAAAAAGAATATGAAAGGAAAAAACAAGAACAAGAAGAAGAAGATATTTTTAGTCTTGCTGAATCTTTAATGACTCAAGTAAGTGTAGATGAATACTCTGATGAAGACGATGGAAAATGTAAACATACAAATACCATAGATAGCGATGGAAGTATTATCTGTGTAGATTGCGGTGAAAATGTTAAAGAAGATAATGTTTGCGAAGAAGCAGAATGGAGATATTATGGGTCAAATGATAATGTAGAAGCATCAGATCCAAGTCGTTGTCAATATAGAAAAGTAATAGATAAAGGTATAACAAAAGATTTAACTGATTTAGGATTTTCAAATGATATTGCAGAAAAGGCAAATGAACTTTATTTAATAGTAACAAACGGAGAAATAAAAAGAAGTAATTATAGAAAAGGAATTATGTTTGCTTGTGTATTTCATTCTTTTATAGAACTTGGAAAACCACAAACAACAGAATATTTAAGAAAAGTAATAAAAATAACAAAAAGAAATATTTCAAAAGGTTTTACATATTATGGCTTACAAATGCCTAAAGATAAAAGAGAAAATTATGTTTATATTACTGCTGAACATTATATTCCTAAAATATTAAAAGAACTTCGTGTGACAGATGACCATATCGAAAATGTATTAAATTTATATAAAAAATTAAAAAATAAATCTTATTTATTAAACACAAGCAATCCTCAAAGTATTGGAAGCGGTTTTGTTTATTATTATTTAAAAAAAATTAAAAGTGATTTAATCACTCCTACTCAATTCGGTAATATGGACATTGTAAATCTTAGTGAAATAACTATAACAAGAATTGCAAATGAAATCGAAGATATAATAAACAATGAAGATATATTATATTAAAGTTAAATAATTAATTATAATAATGTAATTAATTATGTCTATTTATTTAGGTGATTATTCTTACTATGGAGGAGATGTTAGATACATTTCTCAAACTGATCTTAGTTTTGTCGTATCAATTGGAAAATTTTGTTCTATCGCTCACGGAACAAGATTTATCATTGATTTAAATCATGATTATAATAGATTTTCTACATATCCTTTCTTAGAACGTCTTGGCTGGAATGAATGTGAAAAAATTAATTATGGACACGGACCACCATCTGTTGGAAATGATGTATGGATTGGGACTGACTCAATTATTAATTCAGGAGTTCATATTGGAGACGGAGCAGTTATTGCAGGTCGTTCTGTAGTAACAAAGGATATAGAACCTTATACAATAGTTGGTGGAAATCCTGCAAAAGTAATTAAAAAACGATTCTCAGATGATATCATAGAACAATTATTAAAATATAAATGGTGGGATTTGCCAATCGATATAATTAGAACCAGATTAATACCTTATTATAAAGATATGAATAAATTTACAGAAGAATTAAAATTTATCAGAGAAACATAAATTGAGTTTTTATCTTTATTTTATTTAATAATTATCTGATGACATTTATAATTAGAATGTTGATTGATGCTATTAAACATAAAAACGTTGATCGTGTAAAAGATATCGTCTTAAAAAATAAAATTAAAGATTTTATTTTACCTAATGGTCTCTCTATATTATGGAGAATTGACATCGCAAATTACAACAAAGAAGATAGTCAAATTCTTCAAATATTAATTGAGAACAACGTTGATATAGATTCTAAAAATTATTATGAACAAACTATGCTGCATAGGTGTATTGAAATTGAAAATACAAATTTATTCGAAGATTTACTTGCTTTAGGAGCTAACCTTGACGCAATAGACCATTCTGGACAAACTCCTCTTCATTATGCTATTTATAACTGTAATCTATATATGGTTTATTCATTACTTGAACTTGGCGCTGATCCTTATATACCAGATATAAAGGTTGGACTCCTTTTATGAATCTTGCTTTACAAATCTTTCCACAAAAAGAAATATATGCTGATGTTATATCTTCTATAGAAGATATATTAATCGACGTTTATACAAAAACAGAATTAAAAAAAGTAACTAATATTTGTAAAGAATATGGAAACGACAAACTTTATAATAAAATTTGTAACAAAAATTTTAAATCTATAAATTAACAAGACCAAATGTCTTGTAAACAAGACCACTAAATCTTGTAAAAAGTTAATTTTTATTAATAATAATTAATAAAAATTTTATTCTTCATTTTCGCTATCAACTTCATCTAGTTGTTCAGATTGTTTTAATATACAAAGTCTAATTCCATGTTTCTTTAAAATTTCTCTAAAACGGTCTAATGAAACTGACTGAATTTCATATTTACAAATTACTAAAACTCTTCTTTCGTTTACTAACTCTTCTTTTGTCTTCTTTAATTGAGCTACTCTATCATAATACTTTTTATTTAATTCTTTAATAATATTTGGAAAATCTTCATTTAATGTTGGAACAACATCAATAAATAAATGTCCAATAGCTTCTTGTCCTTGTAATCTACAAACATAAGAACAGTATACATCAGCATAAGACGAATAAGGAGACATATCTAAATCTTTATACCAAAATTTATTTAATGTTGCAAATATCTGTGCCTGATAATCGTCTCTTAAAGTTATTTCATTGATTATTTTATTTCTTTCAGTATTATAACTATCAAGTATCATTTTTTATCTATATAAAAAATCATACGTTTTAACTTTTATTAATAAAATTATTTTAACTTTTATTCTTCAAAAACCAACTCTACTTCTTCTTCATCTAAAAATATTGGTAAAATTGTTTCCATTTCACTCTTTGATATCGCTCCATTTCCAATATACCATTTTATAAAATTCTGAGTACGCTTATCTTCAAATGACCTTAAAATTACGTCTATATATTTTTTACTTTCTTCTGTGGTTGGGTATATTATATTTATATGATTTTCTCCATAAAATTTTATACCTTGATTTACCTTTGTATAAGAAAATATATAATTATTACCATATCCTCTTGAAACTAATATTGCTGGTCCTGTAGAAATTTGTTTTTTACAATCTTTTATATATTGTTTTTTCTCACCTTTTAAATTATTTAATATTAACTCATTTTTTACTATATTACTTGAATATATTACTAAAGACCCTTCTTCATCATCTAATTTATCTTTATTTTCATTCCAAACAACTTCTCCAGTTTTTACTTTGAAACCAAGTTGTTCTAATGTTTTTGAATCTTTATATAAATATTGTAATTCAATATAATATGGAGAAAAACATAGATTATAGTCAAAGTCTAAAATATATTTCTTCTTTTTTGATATTTTATTTTTTAATACTAATATCATTGTATTTTGGTCAGTTTCATAATATTTTACATCAATATTCTCAAGGTGAAGAATCGTACAATGATTAGCTATATATTTTCTACAAGGTTCATAATATTTACAATTATAAAATGATGTAGGTAAAACAAATCCTAAGATACCGTCTTTTTTTAAATGTTGCGTCAAACATTTATATAAAAATAATACAAAAATATTTCCTCTACCTGTCATACACTCTTTATTTTTTGTATTAACAACAAAATAAGGAGGATTTCCTACAATAACATCAAATTTTGTATCGTGAGAAAAAGTTAAAAAATCTTTATTATATAATTCACAATTAGTTTGTTTATCATTTACATTTTTAAATATAGTTTCATTTTTTTCAACTCCTATAATATTAGCATTATATTTTTTAACATCGTCTAAAAATTCACCAGACCCAAACGAAGGCTCTAATATATTATTTATTTGAAAACCTTTTTCAAGTTGTTTATCAATTACATTTATGATAATCTGTCTGGCATTTTTTGGAGTAAAGAAGATACCTTCATCTTTACGAATTTTTTTAGATAAAAGAGAGTTTAATTTTATCGAAGTGTCATTAAATTGAGTCATTATTGTATTAATTTTTATATATTAATATATAAAAATCATTTTATTTTTAACTTATTATTTTACGAATACATATTTGCCAAGCAGGATTTAATACCCCTTTTCCATTTTTCCAACGTAATAATAGTCTATATTCGTATTTAGATTGAACTATAATTGTATTATTATTTTTTATTTGTTTTATTATTAATTTATTAAAATCATCATCTAATTTTTCTTTTGTAAACTTTTTATTCTTATAATCCCACATTAAATATGTTTTATCTAATGATTTTCTTAAATAACTATACAATTCTTTTAAATTTAATCTCTTATAATAACTCTCTAAATATTCTTTTATAGAATTATTTACAATATTATCTTTTTTTGTTTTATTTTCAAACTCTTTTATACTATTAAACATATCTATATCGCTACTTGTTTTTTTTATATTTTTTATATAGTCATCTTTATCTATTTTTTTTGTATTACATACCTCACATAAATCATCTAAATATTTTTCATAAAAAAAATCAGAATACGTATAATCCATTAATTTATCATCTGTTAACTGTAATATTTGAGGTAAATTAAACATACTTTTACTTCCACTTTTAAATTCTAACTTTTCTCTATCTCCATTTTTATAATGTATATAATAATCATAATTATTCTTTCTACCAGCCTTTCTAATTATTTGTGTTTTATCGTCTTCTTTTATATTTAAAACACTCATAAATTCGTTTTTTAAATGTTTCCATTGTTCACCGTACTGTTTGTTTGTAAAATATCTACGTTCTAATGTTAATATATTTTCTAAAATATTTTCTCTTATTTTATTATTTTCATCATTTTTTGTTCTATCGGACTGTTTATTAAATAAATCTATTTGATATAACTCTATATCATCTTCTAGTATAATTCTTCGTCTTTTCATTTTTATAATTTTTTTATTATTATTAATAAAAAAATCATTTTAAGTTAACTTGTTTCTTCTGAATCACTATCAGAATCGAAAATAATAGGCTTTCTACGGCCGTTGTCGCGGTCACGTTCTACTTCTAGACTATCTAACTCCTCATCTTCTTCCATTTCTATCTTTTTATTTACTTTTTTACTTACTCCTCTTTTTATCTTTGTTTTATTAATTTTTATAACATCGCCTTCTATTTCTGCCTTGAAATGGGTTTTATATCCAAACATTTCAGAAATTTTTTCACATTCTTTATTAAAATATTCTATATAATTTATTAATCCATCAAATATATCTTCTGGAATATCCTTAAGATCTAACCTATGAAGATGTGCATTTGGTTCTAAAAATTGTTGAAATAATCTTAAAAAATCTTCAATCACATATGAAAATGTATAACATAATGACTGTATCATATTTTCATATTCTATCTCTCTATGTTCTCTTATTATATATTTTTTAAAGTTTTCTTCTGTGGTATTATGTAATATATAATCTACTCTTGCCTTCTTACAAGTCTCAAAAGTAAAGGCTTTTCTTTTTACTATACCTCCAGCATTCTCATTTTTTGTACTTTTATTATGATTTCTCCAAATAGCACCACCTGTCTGTTGATTTCTTACATTATAAATATGTCTAAATAAATTTTGTAAAAATCTACACAAATTACTTACTTCATACTTACCTCTTATTTTATATTTTTGTGAAAAAGAAATGTCTGCGTTATGTCTTCCTACTTTTATACAAGAATTATACAATAATGTATCAAAGTGTTCTTGGTCTAAACATCCTGTTCTAATTGCATTATTTGCACGTCTTTCTTCTGGATTTGTTGGTATCGCTATACCTCTTTCTCTCATATATCTAAAATATTCTGGATTATGAATTGCTCCTGCTACTTTTTTACAAGTGCTCCAATTCCAAGCTGTCTTACACTCTATACACCACATCTGATCGCAGCCATCGACCTTACTTGTTCTTACGCCGCATCCAGGACACGCTTTAGTTTCTTTTAATAACATTTTAAAAGTTTCTATGTCATCTTTATTACATTGATGTTTTTCTGTTTTTTCTTGATTACAGTTTTTACATAATTCTTTTTCACATACACTACAGATATTTTTTTCATTTAAATATCCTCTACATTTATCTAATGGACATTTTAATCCTACAAACTCTTGTTTTTCTTCTTTTTGTTCTTCTTGATATCCTCCAATTCTATGATTTAGTCTTTCTTCTCTCACTCTTCTATTTCTTTGTTTTTCTTCTTCAGTTGTTTCAAAATCTACAGCAGATGGTCTTGTCTTATGTCTTGTAATAATACTATCTTTTTGTTTAGTCAAAGTAGAAATTTCTTTAGCAATAACCTTTAATCTATCCGAATGTTGTTCAGAACCAACACATAATTTTGCTTGTTCTTTTCTTAATCTATATATTTTTTCATCATAAAAAGCTTCTTGTTCTAATCTTTCATAAAATAAAAAATTTTGTTTATTATAATTATTTACTTCCTCTACTACAGACATAGTACCGGGAATATAAGAAAGTTCTCTTTGGAAGATTAATTCTTGAATTCTTTTTTTATATTCTCCATTGACCCATTGTTTTGGAAAGTTATCACGAATGAAACGTTCATCCCATTCTTTCTTACATCCCATACACTGAGCCGAAGGTGTAGATAATAAAAATTGTTTAGAACAATCAATACAATAAGTAGTGTTACAAGCACCGCAAGTAAGGTTTTCCTTACACTCTTCCATACAAACACCGCAATCTATAATATTAGACATCTTTAAAGATAGTTAACTTTAAAAATGTTGTTCAAAAATCATTTTATTTTTTATTCAATTTTTTCCGTTTTTGATGATCGTTTACAATAATTTTCTATATACATATACACTGAATATAATAATACCATTATACCTAAACCAAAAAACATAAAGGCTAAATTTTGAAACCCTAACTTACAATCTATACTACTGCATTTTTGCTCACTTAATAAACACTCTATAAACAAAAATACAAACATTATAAGGGTAAATAAAGTAGCAATATCAAACATGTTATAACTAATATTTTTAATTTAATTATTTAAATCATTTTATATTTACCCTAAAGGTAAATATAAAAATTAAGTTAACTTCTTTACAAAGTGTTTATTCATCATCCTCCAACTCTGCTAAAACACTTTCATCATCACTTTCTTCCAACTCCAAATCTTCTTCATCTTCAATTATCACCTTCTTCTTTCTACTTGTGATAATCTTACAACTTTCTACCCAATTTAACACAGCTTCTGGTAACTCTTCCTCTTCATACAAGTCACCATCTACTGTCAAACCTACTAAAAATACATCATCTTTTTTAGTGCTTAATACTAAACCAGTCTTTTCGTGAACTCTATCAGAAGAACCTTTAACTCCTTTTGTTACCCAAAATTCACTAGAATTTACATTAACTGGCTTTTCTTTTACAAAGTCAAATTTACATTTTTTAAGTAACTTAGCCTTTGCCTTATCTTCAGTTGACACTTCTTCTTTTTTTACTTCTTTCTTTTCTTTTTTATCAGTTTTAGAAACTGTATTCTCTTTCTTTTCTTCTTTTCTTGGCTCAGGTGACTTACTTGAACTCTTTTCTTTATGTTTTGAACAAAAGTCTTGTTCTTCTTTTACTGTAGTAGAACATCTAATTCCTCCTTTTTTAACATGAGAACATACTTTTACTGGCTTCTTTTCTTGTTTTGCCTTCTTATGTTCCGCACACAAATAAACACCATTAATTGATTCACTCTTTACTTTCTTAGCACATCCATCATGCTCACAAGTAGGCAAAATCTGTTTTTCTTTAATAACTGGTTTCTTATATTCTACACCATTAGACTTTGCTGCCTTCTTATTATATTCTTCTTTTTCTTCCTCACTAAGAGTCTTCCAAGCATCACCTACAAGCTTTCCTACCTCTTCAAACTTAGCATCTTTATTTTCTTTAATAATTTTTTCACGTTTTTCTAAATTAAATAATATAAAACCAGTAGTGCGTTTTTTCTTATTTTCCTCTTCTTCTTCCTTTGGCTTCTTAACCTTCATCTTAAAATCAGCAAACACATCAAACGCCTTTACTAATACTTTCTCTTTGAATTCTTCAAATTCTCCTTCCTCAGTTAAAGTATCAAAATCGTAATGTTCTTTAAGATTAGATAAAACAGCATGACAAAACTTATCAATGTTATTATCCATAGCCTTAGCCATAACAGCAACATTTCCAAAAACAGTTTTAAATAAATTAAAATTAGACATCTTAGTTAGCAAATAATTATTATAATTATGAGTTTCAAGTAATTATATGTTTTAATTTTTAAAAAAAAATTAAAAAATCAATTTATGTTTTTTATACTATACTTTTTTAGCGTATTTCTTTTATATGTATACTATTATAGTATAAATATATATTTAACTTTTAATGTAATTTATATCTCTAAAAAATTATAACAAGATACAGCAGTCTTATATCCTTGTTCAATTACTTTTTCTTCACCTTTAACCTCTTTCTCTGGATATCCAAAAGCAGTTACACAAAAACGATTACCGTAATTTATAGTAGAATTATTTAATACAAAATTCATTACTTGTTCTTGATTTTTAAATGTAATAGCTGCATGTTTACAGCCTTTACTAAACACTATTTCTATATTAATTGCATTTTTTACCATTTTTTTTAAATCTTTTATCATGGTATACACTGGATAATTAGGTAAATAATAGATTCTAGCTATATTAGTATAAGGATAGTCTAAAGAATTTTGTCTATGTAGTAAAAATTTTAATGTCTTATTAGAAAAATTATCAATTAATTTTATATTCAAATATTCCTCTTCGGTATATTTACAATGAGTTATATAATAAAGTTCACTAACGGTAATTCCTAGCTTATTTTTCAGATTATACAATTCATATAACTCACGAATCTCTTCTTTTGTTTTATTACAATTAAACATATTATAATATTCTTGGAGAATATTACGTTTAACTTCTTTAATCTTAATCATATAAGTATAATAAATAGTTGACATTTTTATTACTAACAGTTATTAGTAATAAAATCTTATAAAATCGTTAAGAAATCAATTTATATCTTTGAAACGTCACTTGGCATAGCCTATATAATAAAGAAAAATATCCAAAAATTGGATATTGTTTTGCAATAAATAAATATAACATAGTTGATATTATCCTTGGCAAGGTAAGTATATATAGCTTACCCATAAATACTATATTAATAATTTCATTATTTACATACCCTAATAACGCCACATTATACAATAATACAATTCCAAAAATATTATAAAATAAATTATATTCACTCATACTTATACTATAATATATATACATATATATTTCTTTAAGTTATTTTAAAGGCTATTTAAGCCGTTAAAATAAAAATAGTGTATCTTAGTTAACTTTAATTAATTTTTTTTAACTGTTTTCTTTACTGGTGCTTTTTTACTGTTTTCTTTACTGGTTTCTTTACTGGTTTCTTTGTAACTTTTTTAACTCTTTTTGGTTTTTTTTCTTCTTCATCACTTTCATCGCTTGACTCAGTATCACTCTCTTCGTCACTTGAGTAATCACTATCGCTGTAATCACTGTCACTTTCATCATCACTGTCACTTTCATCATCACTTTCACTTTCATCATCACTTTCACTTTCATCATCACTTTCACTTTCTTCATCGCTATAATCACTTTCACTTTCTTCGTCACTTTCACTATCATCCTCGCTATCACTTTCTTCATCGCTTTCACTATCAACTTGGGTTATCTTTCTCTTTTTTCCTACTATAGATTGATAGGCTTGTATCTTTTTTTCATACTCTTCTTGGGCTTTTTTCATTTCTTCTAATAATTTATTTGCTTTTTCTTTTTTCTCTCCTTTTAAAGAGAATTCTTTATTTTTTTTATTTATCTTTTTTACTTCTTCTTCTCCATATAATTTAGGAAAAATAGAAGGGCAACGCACACGATAAACATCGCCACCGCGTGTAGTTGCTACCATTTCTAAAGTTTCAATTCCTTTTTTCTTACCAAGCTTAACTAAACGTTCATCAAGCTCGTTAGCAATTTTTTGATATTTTCTAGTAGTAGATGGAATAACGTCATCCATATAACAAAAATCAAATCCTTTTAAGATAGAAATGAGTTCTTCTCTCTCTTCATTATATTTCTTATTAGCATACATTTTAATAGCGTGTTTAAAAATTAAAGTAATTGTTATAAACCTAAATAATATTAGATATTTTGTGTTCAAAAATTTCGGAAAAAATCATTTTATTTTTTCCTGTTTTTAGGAAAAAATAATTTTAACGATACATAATACGGACCCAAGGTCCTGATAGTTAACTTTAATTAATATAGTCATTATATAATTCTTGGATAAAATGCCCCTCAATTCCGCCTAATAACATTCCATAATTATCTGATAAATTATTATAATACATATATCCATCATTACACTCAATATAGGTTGCGTCATAGCCGTGATAATTTATATTAAATAAAATATCTAATATTTCAGATTTTTCATCTATAAGTTCTTTTTCTTCTTCTGTTAATTCGTCTTTGTATTTAAGCTCGTGTATTTGTCTAGCTTTTATAAAGGCATCACTTAAACGAGAAATCCTAATAATATAGTCTTCAAACTTATCAATTAATTCATCTAAATTATTAGAAGATACACTTGACTCAATCATTGAGTTACGAAATTCAATTAAATAATACGACATCTTTGTATATAATTTTTATTCAAAATATTTTATTAAAATCATTTTACATTTTTAGGTTAAATATAACCTGAAAATGATACGGACCCGAGGTTTTGGTAGTTAACTTGTTAATTAATTTTTTGTTTTTTGACTTGTTGTTTTTTATTGATTTTTGTTTGATAGTTTTGAAAAGAAATAAACGATTTTTCAAATTCTTTAGCATACGTATCCCAATCTACAGTAACTAAACTACAATTTGCACCATAAATTTTTTCAGCTACTTTTGCTACATCTGACATAATATAAAATACAGTGATGAGACGATTATATAACATAGACAATTTATCAGCATATTCAAATAAATTAGTATTTTCATTTGTTATTAAAGTAACTAACTTTGATATGTCATTAGCGTCATTCTTACTATGTTCACGTATAAATTTCATTATTTCGTTTCTATGAGTAGAAAAATACTCATAGTCTAAACTCTCAGTAGTATAGAGAGAATAGACATAGTTCATAAGTTCATAAAGGTTTTGAGTTTGAAGGCGAGTAATAGGCATCTTGATATAAGATATTTCTATTTAAAAATATAAGAAAAAAATCATTTTATACTTTTAATCACTAAGTATAAAATGATACAGACCCAAGGTCCTTTTAGTTAACTTTTATGTTCAATGTATTTACTGACACATTGCATACCAATATATTATATGTTCTTTATTATCTAATCCTTCTAATGGTATTATTTTGTCGCCTACATATCTGCCTATTAATCTTCCATTGCGTGCTAATATTATATTTGTTTTTTTATGTAAAAACATTTCTAAGTCATTACACAACAGTCTACGAAACTTCCAAAACTCACTATCGTGCATTTTTATAGGCTTATCAAAGCCAAATTGACTAGCTTCAGTGTAATCATAGTCAAGTTTGGTTTTATCAATATAAAAATCTTCAATAACAGGAGTCATCTTTCTAATCTTTTGCAATATATAACTAAACATTTTAGTTATTTCTTTTTATAACTTTATTTTTTAATCATTTTATAAAATATGACTATCATTATAATAGTCGTATTTATTTTGTTTTTATAAGGTTAATTCAGCCATAGATTGTTTTAACATATGTTCATTAATATGTTGTCTAATTTTTTCTAATTCTATTTCTTCTTCTTCGCTCATATATATTTCTTCATATTCTTCTTCATATTCTTCATCTGGGTCATTAAAATATATAACTAAGCGATTTTCTTCATTAAATGCCTTAGGAATTTCAACTATCTCGCCTGAATGATCGAACTGGCACATTTTATTAGTGCAGCTTGGGCCAAATTTACAAGGTAACTTTCTAAGCATAGAATTTCCATGAGCATAATGACAAGTATTTCCATAAGGACATTTACCAGTCTGCATAAATTTATCACATAATCTTGTTCTAAATGTTGCTTGTGCCTTATTAACAGGTGCTACAGAGATAACAGCTGGCTTAACTTCTGGTAAAGGTTGAACTTCACCATGGTCATAAGGACAAGTTGATTTATTTTTACAAGCGTGTTTAAACACACAAGGTGGTTTTCTGCGCTCAGCTTCAGAGTGAGCAAAGTGACAAGTATTACCAAATCTACATCTACCAGTCTGAAGATAGTCGTTACATAACTTAGACTTGTAAGTATTTTGAATGACAAGTTTCTTGTCGTTAAGAGTTGAAAAACTTTGAGTACGATTAACATTAAATTGAGAAGTCATTTTTTATCTATTATTAGATAATTATACTATAAAATAAGGCCAAAAAATCATTTTATAATTACCATAATGGTAATCATAAAAATTTTACTTAATAAATTAACTTTGAAAATTACATTTAAACAAAACACACAAAAAAACAATACAAATTAATTATAAATTTTATTATACAATCTTTGATACACTGGAACATCTAATGCCACATCTTGCCTACAACAAGGGCAAGTTGCTTTCTTACTATTAACAATACAGTTACTACACACATAATGACCACAAGACAAAGGATGTTCATCGCAATCTCCGCAGCACACAGGACACTCTTCGGGCTTGTCTTGTTTCCAGTCAGTCATTTTAATATTAGGACGAGTAATTAAATGCTCAACATAAGCATCTACAGAGGGTCTCTCAGGGGCTCTTTCTAAGGTTGGTAAAGTTAAATCAGGGTTACTTTCTTGTAATCTTATAATAAGAGCAGTATAAAAACTTTCAGTAATATCTCCACGTCTCATTGCCCTATAATAATTATCGGCTAACATTTGTGCTGGATTTTCATATCTAGGTACCATGACACCATTTTCATTATAACGAAATGGATTACTTAAGGTAGGCTGAACAGGCTGAACAATAGGCTCTCTGCGGTCGTTATCACGGTCACGTTGAACTTCAACGCTACTATTATCATCGTCGTTGTCATAAACGTAAATACCACGTCTTTGTAAGGCGAGTTTTAACCTATTATAATCGCCAGCAGAATTAAAGGTACGAAGAAAGCCTATGGTTATATCAATAAATTGATTGTTTAAGTTATTATAATGAAGAACCATATGAAGTAATTTAGAATAAATGTGTCTAACACGTGGAGAAATAGTACGAATTCTTGTGGTAATTATAAGGGAAGAATTAGTAATTATTCTGTTAAAATAATTAGCGTGTCTAATCAAAAAATCACGTTCAGGATAATCATTCAAAGAAGACATTTTAAGCAAACAAGAGTATAAGTGAATTAAAAGCTTTATAAAAGGTTTTAATAAATCTAATAATTAGATGATTTTGTTCTAAAAAATAAATAAAAAATCATTTTATATTAAGACCTTTTACAGCCTTAATATAAATATATATAAATAAGTTAACTTTTTACAAGACCCTAAGAATCTTGTTAATCATACATACAACCACCAAAGTCACAATGAGCTAATTGATTAGGCTGATTTTCAAGACAACCTTGACAAGTAATATATTGACTTACTAATCTGATATGACTAAGAAGAAAAGTTCTCCAAATCTTTTTATCACCTTCATATTTATAAGCCTTAATATACACTACTTTACCACCTTCACCTGCTGGTTTAATAGAATCAATAAACATGAGTCTACTTTCACTGTCTTCGCGATAAAAAAATTCGCAAGGCAAGTGACATTCCATATATTGACTTAGTATAACCAAAGCTGGTTGTAAAGCAGGATTCATTTCGCGATAGTTGTAAAAACAATAATTTTGCATTTCAATAGAAGACATATTCAGAATAACTGATATTTTATTTTTAAAATTTAATAGAAAAATCATTTTATATTAAGACCTTTTACAGCCTTAATATAAGTATATATAAATAAGTTAACTTTTTATTTTAATAAATTAGATGAGCCAAAATAACTAGTTCTTGAAGGACGAGAAACTATTACTGGCTTTTTCTTTTTTTCAAGATAGGTTATAAATACACTTTCATCAGCGCAGGCCATAGGCTCATCTTCATAGTTATAAAATGAACAAGCATAAGCTGGAATAGCACTAAAGCCTTGAAACCCATAATTAATAAAAAACTTACGCATCATTTTACATATATCTTTGTTTTCAGGGTCACTAAGGGCTTGCTTAAGATGTTGTTGGTGTTTATGGGAATCAAGATAACCAAGCTTAAATAATACTTTAAAGATATCTTTGCGCTCACCAGTTACAAGCCAACTTAAAGGACTAAGCGGACTATTACCTTGTCTAGGAGTATAGGCAAATAAATCAGCACCAGATAAAAGTAAGGCAAAAAAAACTTTTTTGCTAGAATGTATTGCAGCCAGTGCTAAAGGCGCGTAATCTTCAGTTTGAGTTAAGTCAATTCCTAAAGTTAATATTGACATAATAATATGACGTTCGTCATCTTGAATAGCGTTAATAAGTTGAGTTTGTAAAGCAGATACCATTTTTATCTAATATTAGATGATTCTGACTTAAAATATATCAAAAAACTCATTTTATACCTAATTTTGGTTTGAATTTTGTTAAAACTTTATAAAGTCTTTAAAAAAAGTAATAAAATCTTTTATAGGCTACAATTTAGTTTTATTTGGTTTTATTTGGTTTGAGCTGGTTTGAGCTGGTTTAAACCATTTTAATCCTGATTTGGGGCCAGTTTATTTGGTTTTATTTGGTTTAAACTGGTTTAAACTGGTTTAAACTGATTTAATCCTGATTTGGGGCCAGTTTATTTGTTTTTATTTGGTTTAAAATGATTTAAACCAGTTTAAATTGTCCTAATAAATATCATCTAAGTTTTATTTGGTTTTATTTGGTTTGAACCAGTTTTTGCTTATTTGCCTATAAGATTTTTACAATTTTTTCTTGACTTAGAATTTTTTTCAAAATTTTTTCAAAGTTTTTATTCTTCATATAAAAACATAAATTGATTTTTTATTTATTTTTTAGACCAAAATCATCTAATTATTAGATTTATTAAAACCTTTTACAAAGCTTTTAATTCACTCTCTTATACTCTCTTATACTCGTTTGCTTATACACTTACACTTACACTTACACTACTCAATTAATTCACTAAGATGTCTGCTCAAATCGCTCAAAATGTTGACTTTACCAAAGTTTTTAGATATGCCGTTCAAGGTGTCGTAGAAACTGCTAAGTATATGGACCGCCATATTGACCCTTGTTGTGACGCTATCCTCAAAATTATTGATGACCTTTTAGAACAACAAAAAGGTAAACCTATCAAGAATGATGAGGATCGCGACAATGTTAAGGCTAATATTAGGTCTAGACTTGCTATTCTTTATGATAACTTAAACTTAAAGATTACTCATTCAAAAGAACAAAAGGATGTCCATCAATCTACCCCTTATATTGCCTTTGTCTCTGACCACAAGAAAGATTTTGCTGGTAAGCCTTTTGCTGAAGTTGGTAAAAGTTTAGGCGAGCAATGGAAGGCACTCTCTGCTGACGAAAAGGCTGAGTATGCTAACAAGGCTGCTGAAGACAACAAACTCAAGACAGCTCAACTTTGTTATGTCAAAGATAACAAGCAAGAAGTCCAAGACAAATTTGGTAAAATTAACAAAACTAATTTGGCTGAAATTAGCACCAAGGCTTGGGCTACTCTTAGCTCTAAACAACAAAAAGAACTTATTGCTAAAGCTGAAGTTAAACTTGCTTCTAAGAAAGCTGATAAGCCTAAGAAAGAAGTTCACACTTGTAACGAATGCGACAAGCAAGTTCGTAGCGAGCCTGTAGATGGTGTATACTTATGTGCTGAACATAAGAAGAAACCATCCAAGCCTGTCTTTGTTTGTAGTCATATCAAGAAAAATGGCATGCAATGTAGCACTCAAGTAAAAGAAGACGGCGGCTTATGCTCTGAACATAAGAAACAAGCTGAGAAAAAGGCTGAGAAAAAGGCTGAACCAGTAGAAGAAAAAGAAGTTGTAGAAGAAAAGAAAGAAAAGAAAGAAAAGAAAAATAAAGAAGAATCTAAAAAAACTAAATATGAATTAATCTATGACTTTGAAAATCAACCCCCTATGCCTTTTGATGATAAAGATAATGAAGATTTCTGGGATAACTGTAGCAGAATTCCTAACACCGAATATGCTTATCAACGCGACACTAATTTAGTATTCGAGCCTATCTTAGATAAAGATGAAGAAGAAGAAGTTGGTCGTGCTTTTATTGGTATTATTATTAAGAACTCTGCTGGTAAACGTGAAGTCGTCGAGTATGCTGACACTGACGATTTCCCTCAATCAGTTGTTGACTGGGCTACTTCAAGTTGCCTTAAGGTAAAGAGCAAGAAAGGAAAGAAGGAAAAGAAAGAAGAAAAGAAGGAAAAGAAAGAAGAAAAGAAAGAAAAGAAAGAAGAAAAAAAAGAAAAGAAACAAGAAAAGAAACAATTAGCCCTTGACAGTGACGATGAAGAAGAATGTGAGTTATCTAATTAAATTGTAAATATATTTGTGTTTGTGTTTTTGTTCTAATGTAATTAATTTAAGTTAACTAAATAAAATTTATAACTACTTTTTAGTAGTCATAAATTAATTAAAAATATACCCTACTAATACCCTTAATAAAATGATTTTATAAACTTATTATTAAAACATGTTATCTAATATATAGATATGTGTAACGCTATTAATAAAAACGGCCTTAAGTGTAAACTTTCTAAGTCTTATGGCGAATATTGTTATAAGCATAGTTATCTTGACGATGACTTTCAGCCTGGTTCCCTTGAAAATATTAAGCCTAAGAATCAATATATGGAAAACAATAAAATATATACTAAGTCAATAGCCTCAGACTATTATGATTGGATTGCTGTCCTTAGAGAGTGTTTGACTATATTTTTTAAATAAAAACAAAAGTAAATACAACTATCACTATGATAGTCATATTTTAGCCTAATATTATAAATAAATTGATTTTTATTTTAATTTTTAAATACAAAACATCTATTATTTAGATATTATAAAAACTCTCGTTTACTCAATTAACTCGTTAAAATGCCACGCTCTCAATCTAAAAACCAAGCTACTATCCTTATGGATGAAATTAAGTCTTCTCTTAAGCACCGTTTAGAAACCCTTAACAGAATCTACCAAGAAGCTGTTAGTGAGAAAAATTTTGAAACTCTTTCTAAATGTGATGTTGAGTTTAAAAACATCAATGAACAAATCAACTCTTTCCCTGAGACTGAAAATTTAGTCAAAGAATGTAAGATGGAAGAAGAATTTAAGATAATAACTTTATTCTTTAAAAATCTTACTGAAGGATGCGTTGACCTTAAGTCTGGTAAGTGTGTTAAGCCTAAGAAAGCCTCTGCTAAAAAAGCATCTGAAAAGAAAGAAGAAGAAAAGAAAGAAGAAAAAAAGAAAGAAGAAAAGAAAGAAGAAAAGAAAGAAGAAAAGAAAGAAGAAAAAAAGAAAGTAACTAAACGCAAAGCACCTACTAAAAAAGTAGAAGAAGAAGAAGAAAAAGAAGAAAAAAAAGTAACTAAACGCAAAGCACCTACTAAAGCAAAAAAACCAATTGCAAAAAAAACAAAAAAAGAAGACAGTGATAGTGACAGTGATAGTGACAGTGACAGTGATAGTGATAGTGATAGTGATAGTGATAGTGATAGTGATAGTGATAGTGACAGTGATAGTGACAGTGAAGATAGCGAAGATGAGTTAGAATTTGAATTTTATGATGATATGTCAAAAATTAGAAAATTCGAAAAACAAGCAAAAGCAGGAACTATTACAGGAAAACAGGCAGAAGAAAAGTGTAAAAAGCTTATCTTAGCAATGCCAAAAAAATACAGAACACTTACTGATAGAAAGATTAAGTCTACCATTAAAGACTTACTTGCTAGCATTTAAAATAAAAGTTAACTAAATTTATGACTACCATTATGGTAGTTATAAATTTTTAATAAAACATAAATTGAAAAAAACATAAAATTATAACTATAATTATCTAGTAATAGAATTAAAAATGGATTTAACTATACCTACATTACGCCGTCACAGCACTACTTATAACGACTACACTCGTAGAAATTTAATGGAAGCGTTTAACGCAGCAGCAGACGATATTATTATTGATGAAATTGAACAACAAATTGAAATTATCATTGACGAAATGCTTGAAGATATGTCTGATAATGAGTCTGAAACAAGCGAAATATATGAAGCTATGGACTACGAATACGATACCGAAGAAGACGATATTATCACTGAAATTCGCCCTTGGAACGTAGACGAAGTCGATGAAATTTAATAAACGCCTTAGGTCTTGCAAAATTTAAAAGTTAACTAACAGGGTCCGTATCATCTTACACTTAAAGAGATCTTGGGTCTCACTTAAGAAGTGTAAAATGATTTCTAAACGATATTTATAGACTTTTTTTATATTATTTAAGAAATTATCTTATTTATATTTATACAATGTATAAACTCACTTGGAAAACTGTCTTAAAAGACAATTCAATCGATTATATCGAGCACCCTATAAACTCATTTTTAATGCCCAAAGAACTATTTGCTATAGAATTTGAATTATTATTAGAAGAATTTGATGGCACTACAGCCTCAGATTATTTTGATTTTTATTTTAGTAGATGTCCTCTAAATAGAGCTTCATTTAAATTTAGAGACGATGACACAAAAGAAGATTTTGTAAATGCATGTATAGACCTTGGTATAATACCGCCTATGAAAGAAATTTTACAAGGCGAAAGTAAAGAAGACCAAGATTTTAGAAGGGCAAAGTCTTCAGAAGATTTAACCAATGATTTTAAGAAATTAAAGTCACAAGAGATGGCGAAAAAATATCATTCAAAGCCAGTTAGTGAAAAAATATATAAGTCAAAGGCACAGCAGATACAAGATAGTTTTAATGAACTTGTAGAAAAGATAGATAAATGCACTGATGAAAAGAAAAAGAAAAAATATGAACAAAAGTTAACTAGAATAATGCAATTAATGGAACATACTATGTAAAACAAAAAATATATCCATTTCACACTTCTTTTTAAGTGTAAAATGATTTTATTAAAATTTTATAAGCGAAGACATCTTACGCAAAGATGAATCATACTACCAACGCACTCATTTACATTAAAACTACTGTTCAATTTTATAAAGCTATTTTTCCAAGAGATACTCGTATTAATTGGAATAATAGATGTAGAGTATTAGGCGATAGACCTAATATTATAGCCCAAAATTTTATTGAAGATCTTGACGAATATAAATTAACTGAAGAAGTTGAAAATATTACCTTACTATATTGGAACGAAATTTTATTAAATAATATTAATCATTTTTTAGATGCTATTCATCCTTCATTAAATTTTAGAGATGTTGAAGAACTTAGAATAAGTTATGAATTAGCTAGACTATCTACTGATAATGCCCATTCTACACGTGAAGCCTTTAGATATGCCGAGCAAATTAGACGTATCGAAGAGTTACGTCAAGAATATGAAAATAGATTATTTAATATGCTAGATTATGAAGTTGACCAAATGCCTAATTTTAGAGAAGCAGAATACTTAGCTAGAATTAATATTAATATGAACGGCACTATATCAGAATTTAGAGAATTATTAAACTATATGACAGGCGGAGATAATAAACAAAGATGGATTGTAAATAAACTACAAAGAAAAATAAATAAAAAAGATTGGAAACAATCGTTACCTGAAGAATGTGCTGTTTGTTGTGAAAAAATATCTCAAGTCGATTATTTAAGCTGTGGACATTGTATTCATAAAAAATGTATAATAAAATCAAAAAAAACTACATGTCCTTGTTGTAGGGAAGAAATAGAATTGACAAGAGAAGAATTAGAACAATATTAACAAGACCCTGAGTCTTGTAAATTAAAAGTTAACTAACAGGACCTTGGATCCGTATTATTTTATACTTACAAGACTTAGTCTTGATTAAAAGTATAAAATGATTTTTTATAATATTTTTAAAGATAAATATCTTAATATCAAGATGACTACTCGCACTTATAACTTACGCTCAAGAAAAATTAATACAACTTATATTGAATCATCTTCAAATAAAGTTGTAAAAGGTCGTACGTCTTATTATAATAACTATGAAAAAATAGGTATTATAGAAAGTCTTACTGATAAAGCCTATATTAGATACGGCTATAATTCTATCACACTAAATGTAAATGAATTTTTAAATACATATAATGAATTTATCTCAAACAGTGAAATATTAATATGGCGTGTAAATAATATAATAGAACCAATAAATCAAGATTCATTAAGTCATATATTATCTATTATTAAAGAAACACTTTTAACAAAAATAAAAGGAAACATTAATGATAAATTAAATGACGAAATTAATATAAACGAAAATTATTTAGTATTAAATAGGCTATTTTATGCCATGAAAGATTATGTTTTATTGGTAATAAAATATAAAGCAGAACAAAAGGTTAAATATTTTGAAAATGAAAATAAAATTTATAGTTTAATTATTCAATATATTGATAAACTTTATGAAAAATATAAAAAAAATAAACAAAGCGAATATGATAAACAAAAAATACCCTTATTATACTCTACAAAACTCCCAAATGATATTTCCAATTATATTATTAAAGAATTTTTATGAATGTCATATGTAACAAGTTAACTATCAGAACCTTAGGTCCGTATTTATTTTACACTTACAAGACTTAGTCTTGATTAAAAGTGTAAAATGATTTTTTAAAGATTTTTATATACTTTATTATCTTATAATAAGATGATTACCGAACTAACTTTCCATAAGCGTTCTAACAACAAATATAAAAAATACAAAAATATTAAAAAAATTAAAAAAGCAAGAGAACAAAAACAAAAAAATAAACTTGAAAATAAACAAAAAAGATATAATACAGAACAAAAAACAAACGAACAAACCGCCTCAGTAGGCTTTACTCATCTTGAAAAAAGATACATCGGAGAAATATATTGCGAAAAACACCATACAAACTATTGTATGTGTATGTGTTGGGATGATGATTGGTCAGATTGGACAGACTATGATCGCGATGATAGTGATCATGATTTGTTTAGTTCAGATGAAGAAGAAGAAGATGAATATCATCATATTAAATATGATAGGAAATATGACAGAAAACCAAACATATGCGACAGACATCATCGTAAGTATAGCCGTAGTTGTCATTGGTGTAATTTTTTAAATCCATTTGAGCCTATTTTAGAAACTACTTATGCAGCAGGTACAGGCGACTTAGACTATTTAAAAGAGTTACATACAAGTCAAATTTCTCATAAATGGGATATATACACTACTTATTGGTCGGCTCAAAACGACCATATTGATTGTTTTAAGTATGCTCTAGAATACGGCTGTCCGTATAATTGGGAAAATTGTTACTGGCTTTCTATACATAATGGAAAGATAAGACAATTTCTAAAGGAACATTCACCTGAAAAAATTAAAAAAATACAAAAATTAAAAAGTTGTGAAATATTATATGAAAGATATAATATCCCTAAGGATGTAGTTAAATATATTATTTTGCCTTATTGGTAAAATGATTTTTTAAAGATTTTATAACAAAAAATTATCTTAATTAAAGATGTCTCGTTATAACTTACGCACTAAGAAAAACTCTCCTATTTACACTGATTTACCAGCTCATCAAAAGTTGAGTGGAAAAACGTCTGAATATAACCCTTATGAAAATATCGGATTAGTAAAAGAATATGTAGAAAAGGCTAATAATAGGTATAAAAACCAAGAATTATCTGATTCTATAATTGATTTTATACACACTCATAAAGATTTTTTTCCAAATATTAATTTTATAATAGAAAATGTCAAAAAATTTGAAGTTCTTCTTAATTATACTGAAATAACATATCCTCAGAAAATGTTACTTGATGCTAGAATATTTTCTATATTTCCTGATTATATCGAGGTAAAAAAATGTTTAGAATACGATAGTGTAACAAGCGAAAAAGATTATATTCAAAAAATAAAACATATACAGTGTGCAACTGATTATATTCTGTTATATATGAAATTTAATGAAGCTTGTATAGATAAAAGAGAAAAAATTTATAATATTTTACGTCAATGTTATGATACTACAAGAACCTTAACTATAGAATTTAGAGAATATAAACAAAGAGAATACGATAGGGAAAAAGTAGCCTTATTACACTCTACAAAATTACCAACAGATGTTTGTAATTATATTATTAAAGAGTTTTTATAACTGTCTTTGGTAAAAAAGTTAACTATTAGGACTTGGGTCCGTGTTATTTTATACTTTAAAATAAGTATAAAATGATTTTATTTATAAACTATAAAAACATATTATAATAAAATGAAGATTAGATATTTTTCTGACTTACACTTAGAATTTATTAAAGATGAAGAAATTAAACCCTTTTTAAATAACATTCCTCAAGGGTTAGATGAAATTTGTATTTGTGCTGGAGATATTGGCAACCCTTGCGAAAACAATTATGATGTATTTATGAATACAGTAAGCAAATTATTTAAAAAAGTATTTATAATAGCTGGAAATCACGAGTATTATGGTCGTACTATAGAAGAAACAAATGATTTTTTGATAGACTATTTTAAAAAATTTGATAATATTAGTTTTTTAAATGATTCAGTAGAATATTATGAAGGATATTGGTTTATAGGCACTACATTATGGTCAAAAGTTGATAATCCATATTATGCAATAGCCGATGTAAATAAAATAAAAGACTTTGATTATATTAAATATAATAGATTAAATAAACATTGTATTCAATTTTTAGAAAATAATATCAAAGATAATTGTATTATTATAACACATCATTTACCATCAATAAAACTAATTCCTAGAAAATTTTTTCATTATATGACAATTCCATATAATCAATGGTTTTTTTGTAATTTAGATAAAATTATAGAAAAAAACAAAGATAAGATTAAAGCGTGGTTTTGTGGACATACACATGAATCATTTTATCATGTAATTGAAGATATACCATTTGTATGTAATCCATTGGGATATCCAAATGAAAGGGTTAATATAGATTTTCAAAAAACTTTACAACTAAAATGATTTTACAAATAAATTTCGTTAATAATTTATCTTAAAAATGAACAGAAGAAAGATTATATTAGATCCACTAGAAACTTTAAATAATAAAATTAACGATACTATTTGTTATGATATTATTGATAAATTAGAAGATTATAATTTAATGAATGTATATTCACAACAAAATTCTGTAAAAAAAAATATCGAAACGCTAAAAACTATATTAGACAAATATGTCCCTCAAACTATTTCCTCAAAAATAATAAAAGAGTATACTCCTAATCTAATTCCTGCCGGAACTAAAAGAGTAATTAGAGGAAATTATTTTAATAAATATATAAAAGAACAATTAGAAGAAATACAAGATATAAAACAGTTAGAATTAAAATTTGAAAAAAAACATGAAAAATTTTATACAGATGAAATTCCAGACTGGTATTTATTCGACGAAAAAGAAAATAAAATAATAATAGGATTTAATCAATTAGATTTATGGAATGGAGGACAACAGATAAACAGAGGTTCTAAATATATTTTAGATGAAAATAAACATACGAAAAATCAAAAAATATTATGTGTTGTTTGTAATGATATTGAATTAAAATCAACAAAAAATAAAGCATATAATTTATTTAATATCGGTTTTGAAAAGGACAGAATGTGTTATTCAAAAGCATTAAAAGAAATCATTATTAAATATTTTGACCTATAAGTTAATTATAATTATTAAATTATAATTAATTTAACTTTTTAAAACAATTCATTTAATTTTTTAATTAATTCTGTTTTAGAAATAGACTTTGGACCTACTGTATTATTAAAATCATATGTTACTTCGTTATTATATTTATTTATAAATTCATCAATATCTACTCCATTTAATTTAATAAAATAATGACTTTGTTCTGATTTATTTTCAATTTCCTTTGACATTTGTCCTGCATATACACCTACTCTTCTAAATGAAATATCTGGATGTTCTTCTTTCTTTATAAAAGAATAATAAGTTGGTTCTTCTTTTTCTGCTATTTCTCTATTTGTTGACATTTTTTTCCATATTTGAAATACACATGGAACATCGTGTAATTTATCTTTTACAACAAAGGAATTATCTGGAACATCCTCTTCGTAAACTAGATGAAAATTTAAAGGAAATACTTTTTTAAAACTTTCTTTTTTAAAACTTTTTGGCAAAATAAACGATATACTATCTGCAAATGTAGAGGAATGTTTTATAAACTTTTTTGCTAAAGATGACTGTCTTCCAAATGGAGGATTTCCTATAACGTGACAAGGTGAACCAGAATATTCTAAAAAATCTTGCTTTGATATATTGTCGTTTTCTGGCTCTATATCAATTGCAATTACATTTTTATAATTATTAAATAAATAATTACTAAACGAACCATTTCCAGCAGACGGCTCAAGGATATAATCTTTATTTTTAGGCTTAATTATACTATTAAACTTTAATATACAGTATTCTGCTAAGTCTGTCTTTGTATAATATTTATCAATAGTATTTCTATTTAATCCTGTAGTAGTCATCTTTTATTTATATAAAATATTTTTTCATTAAATCATTTTAAATTGATTTTTTTTTCAAATTTTATCTCAAAATCATCTCATTAACTGACTATTAAAAGATGTCTTTCAATACTGTTTTTAATCCTGATAATCAATCTTTTTACAACTTTATCTCTCATTTAGAGACTTATCAACGCCTTGGTATGCCTTTTAGATTTTATTATAAAAAAGGTTTAACTGAACGCGCTTATTATATTCACGAGTTACATGATAATCGTTTTACTGGTTATTCTTATTCAAAAGATGGAAGAAAAGTTTGGGGAACATTTAAGTATGAATTTATCGATGCAATTAGTCAACCTATTCAATGTCTCGGATGTATGACCGAACAAAATCATCCTGATATGCATATTGGTGCTGGTGGCTGTTTAAATATTTCTGAATTAAAAGTTAATTAAAATTATTTCACATTTTCATTAAATGTAAAATAAATATTTTATAATTTAATTGTTACATAGATGTTCCTCCTATATATCTTCCGGCATTAAGTCCGTATTTATCTTCTTTCTTTTTTCTAGTATCATCTCTTCTTTTACATTGTGCTTTATAATGTTCGATGACGTCTTTATTAGATATAACTTCTTCAATCTTTTGTTTAAGTTCTGGATAATTATTCAAATCATAAATTTTATCAAGTTCTTCTTTAGGTATTACTCTTCTTAAAAGAACAAAATCGTCGTGTTCATCTTTATAAGCAGTATTTATTTCATTTACTTTATAATGATAATTTTCTATATTACAATAAATATAACCATAACTATAGTCAGTAGAATAATCTTCTTCAGATACGTTTTCTTTTTGAGAGTGTTCGTAATTATTTGTTTTTAAATATTCAGTCAACCATCTAACATTACCTACATATCTAGTTTGATAAGTCCAATATTCATTAAATTCTACAGTATTTCTCTCATTATAATCTTCATCAATATCTTTAATAAGTTTATTTATATTGGTAATAAATTCTTCTGTAAGCGTGTTCTTTACATATTTAACAATTTCTTCTTCTGAAGAAAAAGCTCCAATAGTTTGTTCGTAGTCATCGTACTGATAGAAGAGAACGTAAACTAACATTTCATATATATGAAGTTTAGATTTAAATCAAAATTATTTTCTCAAATGATTAGTAAAATGTTGTTACTAATTATTTTAATAATGATTGTGATATTTTATAATAATATTAGAGAAGGTTTCTGTGGATGTGCTTCTAAAGAATCGTTTGGTTGGAGTTGCACTTTTACTCCCTCAAAATATCCTAAAGTTGATATGGGAACAGTGAGAGATCAGATGGCAAATGATGCATATATGGCTTGGGTAAATGGAGCAAGATTTTACGAATAAATAATTTTAAACCTCATCTAATAAATCTTTAGTTAAATCTTTGTCAGTAATATATTCTTCACGATGTTTAAGATAAGGACAAATACCTGAAAAAATACATAATGCAGTTCCAAAAGAACTAAATACAATTAATATGATAGTTTCAATGTCCATTGATAATATAAAATGAATTTTTTCTTAAATTAAAATAAATAATTATCATAATGTCTTATTACGATAGAATATTAACAGTTTTACCAGAAGATGAGCCAGTAACTTTTCCAGGGTTATTAGCATTGTTAAATGTGTCAACAAGTAAATCAACGTATGTAATAGATGGATTAAAGAAAGGTATTAAAAATGGGATAATTAGAATGATACAAGTGCCTTCTGAGAAAAGATTATATATAGGACATTTATATCAAAAAAACATAAATTGATTTTTTTCACAAATTTTATGATAAAATTATCAATTATATATAGATATAATAATAATGTCTGATTATACATCAATAGATATTTGTTGTGATGAGTTTGAACTTCCTCCATTAGAACTTCCTCCTCCAAAAGAAATGTTAGATTTTAATGATATAATTCATAGTCTTATAAATAAAAATAGAATAGATATAAAACCATATACTATTCAAGATATATTAAGAGGAAATCATTCACAAGATATAATCATAAATATTGATTAAAGTTAATAAAATATAACTAAAAAATTTAGTTATATTTTTTTTATATTTTTTAATAGATAAAATGCCGTTTACCACTGAAGAAACAGGACTTTCTTCTTCAATTGTAAGAAATTTAAATGAAGAAGTTAAAAAGTCTAAATTAGATAGAGTTGTAGATTTTTGTTTAAAACAAATCATTGATGTTGCATATAAAAAATATTTTGCAATTAGTTTTTGGTTTATTACTGGGTTTGTATGTAATCCAAAAAGTTTAATAGATGCAGGATGGCCTCCAAGATTAGTTGCATTTATTATTTTATTACTTGTAATAAATCACACACTTACTTTTGCTTGGACTATTAGTGGATTATATTATAATGTTCCAAGTCCAGTTCAAACCTTTAAACTTTTATCAACTCAACTATTAACTACTGTTAAGGTAGCTTTAGATACAAATGTAAAATTAATGTTAAATGATATTAATTCAAAAACATTTGGTGAAAAGTTAAATTTTATGTATAATACAGTAAATACAATATTAGAAAAATATACTAAAGAAGGACTTGCATTTCACACTGAATTTATAAAAAATTATCTTTTTAAACAATTTGGAGAAGAAGTATTAACTCAAATAGAAGAGAAAGGATTAATGGTATTAGGACCCATTGAAAAAGGAATATTAAAATTAAAAGGTGTAGATTATAAGAAAAAGATTGAAGAGATAACAGATAGTGTTATAAAATTAAAACAAATTCATTATAAAGAGAGTCCGGAAAAATTTATGAAATCGATGATAGAAACTACTTCAGTTATGCATCAAAGAAATATTAAATTATTATTAGCTCCTGGTGAAACAAGATTAGAATTACCAAGTCCAGATGGTGCTGCTCCAGTAGTTGTATTTACACCAAAAACTGATACTCAAGATAATTTTTTTGTTGAAATATTAAAAGATACATTTCCTCAATATACAGATATGAAATTATTATATGATATTATGTCAGACCCAGAACATGGAATAAGACAATTTCCTCAATTACTTGGAAATACTTTATCAGATATAAGTAATAGTAGCCCAGAATTAAATAATTTATTATCTAAATCTAGAATTGATTCAATTGTAAGTACAACTACAAATGAAATTAAAGTTTTTGAAAGTTCGATAAAAAATGAGACTAAACAAACCATTGATAGAATTAGTACTGTTGTCTCTTCTTCTAACTTGTTAAGAACTAATTTAAATAAATATGCAGTTTTTGGTACATTTACAATTATGCAAAGTGATTGGTGGAATAAAATTGACATTGAGATTGGAGCATATGAATTATTAATGATATTTTTATTTTTTTACACAATCCTTTACATTCCTTTTATCAAGGTTCCATCTTGGAAGAAAAAGCAAAGAAAAAGCAGAGATGTAGAATTAGAATTTCTTCCAGATAGAATTAGAAAACGTTCTTTAACAAATAAACAAAAAAAGCTAAGCAGAAAACGTTCACAAAGAAAGTATAAAAGTAGAAAATAAAATGATTTAACAAAATAAAATCATAAAATTATTCAGAGATGATTGAAATCTTTTTATTATATATAGTTCTTTTAAATGTTGGGTTATTAGGTTATGAAAATAATAAACTAATAGACCTCAAAATTAATTCATTTACTTTTTCAATTACAATACCTCAATATATATCTGTAATGTTATATTTATGGAGTGGAATACAATATCCATTTATAGGATATTCTGGAATTGCTGTTCGTTTATATAAATTAATCAAAAGTTAAATATTTTTATAATTATAATTATAGAAATATGACATCAAGACACTTCGCAACTACTTTGATAGAATTATGTAAACATTTTCATTTTTATTGTTACGACGAAACTATAAAAACAAAACTTCAAGAAATGGTAAAAACCATTCAAAAAGACGAATTAACCTTTGATGATATTTGTAATGATAAACAAAGAGGAAGAGATTGGTATAACACTTTAGTTCCAATCGTTCAATATCCTAAAAAAGATGATAATTTATCTTGTAAAATAAACTCTGTTATGTGTGAATTTGAAAAACGTTTAAATATACCTTTATTTAGTTGGATTGGAGATAGCGATGATGAAGAATAATTAATATTTAAAATGATTTATCTACTCATTTTTATAATTTTATTTATAAAAATGTCTTTTGAACAACTCTTAGATATATCTAGAAATAACATTATTAAATGTTTAAAAACTCCTCTTAAAGAATTTAATATAAAAAATCGTTATACTTGTAATCCTACTAATTTTGAAGATCATATGTTACATCCATGGTGCAGACCTTTTATTATACAAATATATTATTTAAATTATTATGTATTTACAACCGCGTCTACAAATAACCCTTGGGATAATAGAGGATTACACGAAAATAACGGTATGTTTATTTTATTTTATATTAAAAATGAACATCTTAAACCTTTAGAAGAGTATTGTAATTCTAATAAATTATTAGTATCAGTTATTACATATAGTGAGTTAGAACAAGTTGGTGAAAATGTTAATATTGATTTTACACCACTTTATAATGAAACTACTCATATTGAAGTTTATGACCCAGATGAAAACTCTCATAATCTTTATTTAAAAATAATAAAATTTTTTAATGAATACACAAAAGATATATTATATTCTTTAGATGAAGAGATAGATATAAATGAATCTTGGTATTTTAAAAACAATTTTTATCAGACATTAGAAACACAAATATTAGACAATGAAACTATTAAATATAATATGGTATTGTTAGAAAAATTAAAACAATATGTAAAAGTATTTTATCATCCTATTTATATTGATTATAGTGCGTTTCGTCTTGGTGTTTCTAAAGAAATATTAGAAAAATTAAAAAAAATGTCAACTCATAAAGTTCATATTAATAAATGGAAACCAGAACAAAAATGCGACTATCATATTAATTTAATTATTGATTGGGAAAAAGGATATAAATCTTATACTTCATTACAAGTCTTATCTAATCTATTAAAAATATTAATATAAAATGACTTTTATTTAATTTTTATAACAAATTTTATCTTTATCACACACCAATTTATAGGTACCATGTCTACTACTACATCATTAAAACAAAAGATACAAGAGTTGGAGAAGGATTTATCAAGATACAAAGACCAACTTTCAAAATTACAACATCAGTTTGTTACAACAATGTTTTCAACTAATATTAATTTTCTAACACCTGAAAAAAATATAATTCAAGAATACTTATATAATGTTCCTAATATGGATTCTCCAAATATATCTAATATAATAAACCAATATATCCATCCTTCTATTCAAACACGATTTTTATTTTCTATAGATTTATGTGCTGATTGGACGGAAAAAGCGCAACGAAGATATGAACCTTATTCAATTGATTTTAAATTTATATTATTAGCTGTTGATAAGATAGAAGCGGCTAATATGATACAAAATATTATAGAAAAAAACTGGTATAAATGGTACGATGACCTTGGTATAACAGTAGATAATATTATTGATAATTTATCAAATATGAATCAAAAGAAGTTTTATACATTTGAACCAGTATTACTTTTTCATAGTGAATGTCAATTTACAGATGAAATTATATATAAATATTCAAAAAAATAAACATAATAATTCTTTAAAAAGTTAACTTTTAAAGAATTTTTTAATAATAACAACACCTTTTCTAAGGTTCTTCTAATGTCTTATTAATAATCTTTTTGAATATTTTTTATTGGTTAAAACAATATCAAAATATTTAATTAAGATTTAAGAAAACAAAACGTATCATAAAACCCGTCCCGTAAATGGCATTCCGTGAATTATTAGAAGATGAAGTTACTAAGATAAAGCTTGCTTTATATAAATTATATTCAAGTGCTCGTATTGGAGAGTCACCTGACCAAAAGATAGATGAAACATTTGATGATATTATGGAAATTTTTTATAAATCTTCTATGGATTTTTCTTTTGTTGATAAATTATGGGCTGACTTTAATCACGTTCCAAAAACAGTAGGATATCTTGTTGAATTTTTAAAACTAAATAAAGATGTAAAACGTATTGGTAATACTTTTAAAACTAAATTTCTTAAACTTTTTAAAGAAATTTTGATTGATTGTGAAAATGGAGAAGTTACATTAAGTCTATATGGCGTTGAAATTCCTGATTATAACATTAATGAATATAATAAATATAATATACCGTATTGGAATAAAATATTAGAAGAAGCATTAGATCTTTACGATAACCATTGGTTTCTTTCATTTATCGAGCCATATGCTTCTAAATGTGAGTTCTTTATGGTTTTACCAAAACATTTAGAAAATCCAAAAATAAGTCGTGATAATAAAGCTTTACTCAAACGTATTTTAAATAACACTAAAAAAGTATTTTTTCAAACTGAAGAAGATACTCCACTTTCTTTTTCTTTTCAATCAGAATTTTTATATTATTGTAGTAGTGATATTGAGATTTATACATATCTATATAATATTAGACGAGACCTTATTTTAGATGTATTACGAAATACTTTTGTTTCGTTTATAACAAAGAATGAAAAATGTTTTGAAGTTTTTACATCAATTTATGAACGTTGTATAAAACATGAAGATGACAAAAAAATTATATCACAAATATTATACTCTGCTATCAAAGAAAAATGTACTAAAGTTATAGATTATATATCAAAAGATATTACAATCGACGTTAAACGTGAATTTACTAGATATTTTATTTCAGGGCATAATAATGCTATTGACTATAAATTTATGTTTCAAACTTCTAAAATACATTTAGATATTGAAAAAATAAACAGTTGTGAAAATCTTAGATATATGTCTCGTTTGTTAACATTAAATGCAACTGTTCCTTTACGTGATATCTTTGGAATTGATATGACATTTCAACAATATCTTGAAAAATACGAGTGGATTACAGAAGAAAATTGCAATGAAGACGTTAAACTATAACTTCAAGTTAAACTGATTTTTTTAATTAATTTTAAGATTAATTAAAAAATGTCTTCATATAATATTTCTGGAAATGGCCAAACAAAACCTGAAAATGGATTTATTACGACTTGGGAAAATATTAATGCAAAGATAACAATAGATGAAAATAGAATATTTGATATTATCGGAACAGGGTTTTCTTCTTTTCAAAATAAAACATATTATTTTTTGTTTAATACTATAAAAAATTTACACAATGATTATTACTTAATAAAAACTTTATATGAAATAAAAGATAATAATCTTAAGTACTTACGTAGTCTTAATTATAAGATTACAAAATATAATTTAAATGAATTAAAATTTTATTTACAATGTCATATCGTCAAAGGAAATATAAATTTTATAAAAAATGATAAATTTTATAAATTATAAAATGATTTATTGAAATAATTTAAAAAAGTTAAATTATATCAAGATGGATTTGTCTTCTATGTTAAACACTTATTTATTAATGAATTTTAGAAATGGAGAAAATACTTCTATTTATACCTTCTTATTTATAGGATTAATATCATATATTATAAGTAATGCTAATATAATTATTACAAATGTAATTTATTATCTCAAACCGTATTATAAAAAAGTAATAAAGAAAAAGACTGCTTTAGTTGAATTAGAAAGTATGGATGAAGATAGTTTTAATAATCCTATCAATCAAATGTATATCATACCTATTAAATATTATTTGTATATAACAAAAAAAGATGTTACTAGTATAAATCAACTAAAACGTTTATATAGTGCTTGGGTTAGATATAAAGAAGAAGGAAAAGAAATAGATTTACCTTGTTTATATCCATTTAAACAAGAAGTTGAAATAATGGATGATTTATTTTTATATTTAACAACTATTACAAAGCAAGATGAAGTAATGAATCATACTAATAATAAAGTAGAAGAAAAAACAATAGAAAAATTAGTGTTTAAATTATATTGTAAAAATCATTATGTTGATTATTTAAATGATTGTGTGGAAAAGATAAATAAAATATATAAGGAAAAGATAGACGAAAATCCTATCTATTCTATTTTTAGACCTACTTTTGATAAAGATAGTTCTTATTCATTAGATTATAGTATTCCGTTTAAATCAAACAAAACATTTGATAATCTGTTTTTTGAGGGAAAGGATAGATTGTTAAATAAACTTAGTTATTTTAGAGATAACAAAAATGAATATAAAAAGTTAGGAATTCCATATAGTTTAGGAATTTTATTACATGGTCTTCCCGGAACTGGTAAAACAAGCACAATTAAAGCTATAGCAAATTATTTAAAAAGAAATATTTTACTTCTTAAACTTAGTGATGTAAGCACAAATAAAAAGTTTATGAATATAATATCATGTATAGGTTCTGATTGTATAGTCGTATTTGAAGAAATTGATTGTACAAACGATAAAAATCCATTCTTAGACAGAAACTTAAATGAAAAAGTTGAGACAGATAATTCAAAGTCTGATATCAAAGATATTATAACATCTTTAAAAAAGACAGATGATAGTTTATTACAAGATTTTAAAGAAAGGCAAGATGAATTAACTCTTAGTACTATTCTAGAGGCACTTGATGGTCCAATTGAGAATGAAGGTAGAATATGTATTTTCACAACAAATTATCCTGAAAAATTAGATAAAGCGTTATTAAGACCAGGTAGAATTGATCTTAATGTAGAATTTAAGAAATTAAGAAGATGTGATGTTAATGATATGTATCAGTTGTGGTTTGGAGAAAGAATTTCAAAGAAAGATTTAGAAGAAATTCATGATTATGATTTTTCACAAGCAGAAATTGGAGAATTATTTAGCGAATATAAGAACAATAAACAAATGATTATAAATAAGTTGAAAAAGACTTAATTGTTAAATTATTTATTAAAGTTAACTTAATAAATAATTAATTACGGTTTTTTCTTAATATACGTGAGTGTTTTTTATTATGTAATCGTTTGTTTTTTTGTGATTTAGAAAAAGATTTATAAAGTTTACTTCTATGTTTACGGTTTGATTTTTTTATATTATGTCTTTTAAAATTTCTAAATTTAACTTTGTCTTGTTCTTTTGACATATATTTTTGTGATTTTACTGTTTTTATAGTTTTTAAATAATTATAAGTATTTAAACAATTATTAACTGTATTTTCTAAATTATCTATAAATTGTTTGTGAGATGTATCTCCTTTATTTTTTAAATACAATGATATTTGCTCTTTATCATTTCCAGTATATCTAACACAATTTAAATGATGTCCTATTCTATAATCCATACAAGATTTTAATTTATTATATATTAATTTTGTATCTCGTTTATAATTAATTATACTATTATCAGAAGTATTAATATTTGTTTTATCATATATCTCTTTGCATTTTTTATTTATCTTATCAATATAAAGATTTTTAAAAGCTTCTTTAGAGTTATCATTAAAAATTCTAGAATTAATTTTGATAGCAGCATCATCTCATTTATTTTTATATACTGCGTTACAATATTCACAATATTCGTCTTTACTTTTTTGCCATTTTGTTAGTTTATTATTTTCGTCTAATATTATTTCATAATCTTTAAATAAATTTTTATTTTCTTTAAGCAAACAGTCTTTTTCAGTATATATTTTAATCATTTATTAATTATTATAAACATAAAAGAATAAAATAATTAATAAAGTAAATGAATATTTATTTTGAAACATTTGCTTATAAATGTTTTAATTTTATATATGATGATGATAATAGATTTTTTAACATAATATCAAATGAACAATACCAACAACAAATAGAATCAAAAAAAATATATTTACAAACATTAATAAAAGATATAAATACAAATGTTTATCAGTGTGATCTCGTTATGTTTGTATTAGATAAAATGTTTATAGCAAATCATACACGTAAAAAAATATCTCATTATATAAGTGATTTTATTAATCTTATTGAATTTTTATTTAGAAATAACAACTTAACAATTAACTTTCAAACAGAATTAATAAAATGTTATAAAAATCATAATATAAAACATTTACTAAATGTTTTTTGGAAAACTGATAAGCTTGATCCTACTCATAAATACAATTATAAATTTTATATTAATAAAGTTCAACCATTAAAAATAAAAAAATTACTACAAAAAGAAACTTCTAATAATTATGAAAATTATTTATTAAAATGGCTATTAAATACCCCCTTAAGATTTATTTCACCAAAAAAATATAATAGTTTTAATAAAATATTAGAATTACTCTTAAAATTTAACAAAATTGAAAAACAATTTTTAGAAAAATGTTACAACGACATTTTAAATAACGAAGATAAAATTGAGTTAGAAAATATAGTATTAAAAACTATGAAAATATATTTAATATAAAAAATTATTTATTAAAGTTAACTTAGTAAATAATTAATTACTTTTCATAAATACAATTTCATCTTCTTGGTTTTTTATTATATCTTTAAGTAAAGGTTGTATATTATTATTTTTCTCTAATAATTTTTTACTCATATGGATCGCCATTGAATGATGCGGAATCATTCCAAGTTTAAATTGTCGTTCTGATACTAAAAATTGTGTTCTAATACACCATATATTTATTACTACTAACAAGGTTCCTAATATAATGATATTATTTTCTTTATAAGTTAATCCCATAAATAAAAACATCCATCCGGTCATAAGAAAAGCCATATAAATATCATTAATACTAAACCTTATATCGTCTAATTTATCAGCCCATATATTCATAGTTGTTAATAAACTTGATATAATCATTATAAAAAACATAGAAACATAATGTGTATTATTTAAATGAAGCATTTTATTATGTTATAAATATTTTTTTAACTTTTTTCATCAATATCATCTTTTAATTTATCTTCAATAATATTAGGAGTTGTCATCTCAATTTCTTTTTCTATCTCTTTTTCTTGTGATATTGACTTTTTTATTGATAAAGATCTTTTCTCTTGGGACGGAGTAGTAGACGATGGTTCATTATAATGTATAACTTCTGGTTTAGGAATAACTTTAACACTTGACTGACTAATTTGAGAAGGAATTGTTGAATAGGACTGAGGAATATTATAATTAGGTTGTTGATAAGAAGAAGCATATGGTGTTTGCTGATAAGTTGAACTTGTTAACGCTTGAGCACTAATATCAGGAACAGTTTCAATCTTTAATTTATCAAGTAATTTGTTTAATTTTGAAGTACGTTCTTTACTTTCATTATAAGAATAACTTGAAAATTGCATACAGACAAGAGATAAAACACCAGTTGTACCTGAAAAAAATGAAAGTAGCTGATAGTTATAAATACCTGAAGCAAATGAAACGATACTTGAAGCTCCAATAAAAACTTTAGAAGCTGATTCAAAGTAATTTCCAGTCTTTCTCCAAAATTTTCTTTCGTTAATTAATTCTTTGATATCTGTTTTATAACAAGGTTCAACAAGTTCTATTAAAATTTCTTCTTTAACTTTTGTGGAGATTTTGTTACTCATTTATTTAAAATAATTATTATATTTTAAATAATATAAAATGAATGATATAAAAAAAATTACTATTATTGGTTTCTTATCTTATTTATACGATATATGTAAAGATGATTATTATAAACATTGTATAACTGATATAAATATTCAAGTTTCATTATTATTACATCATATCTTTAATATTTATACTCAATTTGGATGGTTAAGTAATAATAAATATATTTTATTCTCATATTTATTAATTCCTATTGGTGTTTTAATACATTGGAGAAATAATAATAACAAATGCGTTTATACTCAAATTGTAAATAAACATTGTAATATTCCTAAAGATAACTTATTTAGAGATATTTGGTATCTTTTAGGAATTAAAAAATTAAAAAATTATGACCAAATACATGAAACATATTTAATTATTGTTTGGTTTATAACGTTAATTAAATTATTTAAATCTGTTCCATAGTAGTTACTGTCATATAATTCTTTCTTCCTAGACAAAAATTTTCCATAACTGTATCTTCTGATACTTGATCTATAGTTGGCATATCATAGTATGTATTAATTTCATGTGAAATAATCTTAAATTCATTATCTGGTGGTAATAAAAGTTCAGTCTCACTATCATATTGAGTTATACAATCTATAAATAATGCTTTTGTTCCAACTTTTAATGTAATTTTTTTTATACAACATTTTAATGTTCTATTTGTAAAATTTGTAGGTCCCCACACTCCATAAGAAGTAGACATAAACGAATTATTTTTGAAAGTTTTCTTATTTGTAGTGCTATAATATAACGTTTTAGAACCTCTATATACAATAGTTGGTTGAGTAATTGGTGGAGAATCGTTTATAATTCTTTTTAAATCTTCTAAAAACATTTTTGCTGCAGTCAAATAAGCTTCTTCTGGAATACTTTCTTTATTTTTTTGATTTTTACAAATAGCATTATAACTTTCAAATAAATCATTTGATGTCATCTTGTTTAATATACCTTTAGATATTCCGTAATTTTTTGCTAATAATGTTTTTCTTAATTGAAAAAATAAAGGTTGATATTTATTATCAATTATTCTAAATGGATCTAAAATATATTTTCTTATTTCTTTTTCATTATTTCTTAACAACATATTTACAATGACATCTCCGTTATGAGTATACCCATATACAGTAAATTTATCTTCTCTTGATAAATTAATAATATAATTATTACTATCCATAATCCATTTTCTATCAAGTATAAAATCTTCAAAATTATCTTTTGAATATATACTTGGTAATCCTCCTAAATAACTTGACTGGTCAAATTGAATAAATGAATTCTGTCTAATTGGATAAGTTTCTTCAAATAATAAATCTGGAATAAAGTCTTTTGGAAGTACTTGTAAATATGGCAACACAACTGAAGTCGATTTATAAACTATTGCTGGTATTATTTCATTATTATTACAAATCTTTTTTCTATTACTTTCAGACTCTTTTATCAGTTCTTTGTCTTTATATATTTGATTAAATAAATTATAAATGGTTAATTTTGTTTCTGTTTTATCATTATTATATTGTTCTTTAGCGTATTCAATTATATCTTTTTCTACTTCAAGAACATTATTGTTGTATGCATATGTTAAAGCAAATAAAGCACCTTGAATAATCATTGTATCTACATCTGAATATAATACTTCTTCTTTTGGAATAATATATAAAAAACGGATATATTCTTGAGTCTTAATATCATCCATAAGATTAAATATTTTAATAGTAGGATGTTCTTCTTGTAATGTTCTCAAAGCTTTGAAATAACTTTTATTAATAAGATTTTCAGCAAGAATATTTACTTCGTCATTTGGAGTTTGTTTAAGTACTTTTGAAAAATCATTATCCATGTTTAATTTGTCAATGATTTCAGATTGTGAAATATTTGTATTTCTTATATTATTAATTAAATCATCGACTGTTCTTGCAATTATTTTTTTAAATTGTTTCTTTTGAATTGTCGTAGACATTTCTTTTATTTTATATAAAAGAAATATTTTAACTTTAAAAATAAAATGACTTTTATTAAATATTAAAAAATATAATTATTAATATGAGTGACGATTTAAGTAAATTATTAAAAATAGATTTATTAGAAAAATGTGAAAAATTAGGAATAACAAAATGTAAAACAAAAAGTAAAAAAGACCTTGTAGAACTAATACTTAAAGAAACTTCTAAACGAAAAAAAATTATTATCGAAGATGATATTATAATACATACGAATAAAAATATTAACTTGAACGTTCTTGATTTATTTTGTGGATGCGGTGGAATGAGTAAAGGATTAACAGAAGCAGGTCTTAATGTTATAGCAGGAATTGATGTATGGGATAAAGCAATAGAAAATTATAAAAAAAATTTTAATCATCAAGGTATATGTGCAGATTTAACTAAACTATCTCCCTTTGATTTTAACGAATTATATAATAAAGAAAATAAAATTATAGATTTAATAGTAGGAGGACCTCCTTGTCAAGGATTTAGTATGGCGGGAAGAAGAGATAAAAATGACCCTAGAAATTCTTTATTTATGGAATATGTTAAATATCTTAATTATTTTAATCCAAAGGCATTTATTATGGAAAATGTTATTGGAATATTATCAATGAAAACTGAAAAAAACGAAAAAGTCATTGATATTATATTAAGTGAATTAACTCAAAATTATAATTGTGTAGTATGTAAACTTTATGCAAGTGATTTTGAAGTACCTCAAAATAGAAGAAGAACAATTATTATTGGAATAAGAAAAGATTTAAATATAACTCCAAAAGAACCTATCCCTGTTTTAAATGTTGAAAATAGAATACCTGTAAAAACCATATTATTAGATAAAAATAATGTTGAATCTTCTTGTTTTTTAAGTGAAAGAGCATTAAATGGTATAAAAAATAAAAAACAAAAAGCAAAAGAAAATGGTAATGGTTTTGGAGCACAGTTTTTAGATTTAAATAAACCATCATATACTATTCCTGCAAGATATTGGAAAGATGGATATGATGCACTTGTTAAATATAACGAAGAAGAAATAAGAAGACTAAATATCCTTGAATTAAAACGAATTCAAAGTTTTCCAGATAATTATATTTTAGAAGGGTCTAAAAAAGACGTTATTATGCAAATTGGAAATGCTGTTGCTTGTAAATTTGCTTATCATTTAGGAAAACATATTATTAATACACTTAACGCATAAAGTTAATATATAATTAATCTTAATTAATTATATATTTTTAATATTCTTCTACAATTAACTTGTTCCAAAATTTATTTGAACTACGAAATTGAGAATAATTTCTACTATTTCCTTGATACATTCCACTATCAAATATAACTATATCTGTCTTTATATTTTCTACAAAAAAATTAAAATTAAATGGTTTTCCAAAACATATCTTATCATACACTTCATCTTTCTTATTACATATAAAAAATCCTTTTTTATTAAACTTTTTATTTATATGTTCTCTTAATTTTTCTTCCTTCCATATAGCTATTATAATTTCTTTATTTTTTATATCAGATGGAAATATATTTTTATATTCTCTCTCATCTTTACTATAACAATATATAGCACATAAATCTAAATTATCATTAAATATTAATCTCTGACCACAACTATTCCATATTCCATATCTAGGAACACAACTTCCTGACCAAGAATATCTATTTTTTATACTATTAATTGTTCCAAATGTTTTTATAAAATCATCTCTAGACATACTTATTTTTTTATTATTTATTTCATCTAAAGTATCTTTGTTTTTTGAAAATAAATATTCACTTGCACTAAAATCTCCAAATGTTATTTTAGCTGATTCTTTTTTCATCTCATATCCAAATATATCTGGCTCATTCTTATTATTACTTTTTAAATTCATCAACTTCTCTAACCATTGTCCTTCACTTCCACAATGAGTTTTATCTTTATTCTTAAACTTTTTCCCCTTTATATTATTATTAAACAACGCAATTATTTTTTGTTTGTTTTCATCTGTTTCTAAATCATCTTCTAATATAATTCTCCTTCTAGTTTTCATTTTTAAATTATTATTAAACATTATTAATAATTTTTTTAAATTCATTTTATATATAAAATGGACCAATTACTGGAAAAATATTTCTTAGCAAAAGAAAAACTAAAAGACCTTCAAGAACTTGTTGACTACTATAAAGAAGAAATTGAAGACAATCTTGATGAAAATAAAAAAGAATATTATAAAGGCCTAATGTATTCTGTTGAAAGAAAAACAATGACAGTTAATAGAGTATCTAAAAAAGACCTTCCTGAAGAGATTTGGGATGAATATTCTAAACCTTCTAAAATATTCGCATTACATATTACTAAAAATGGAGAAAAGTTACGTAGAAGAAGTCGTTCTCCAACAAGACGAAGAAGTCGTTAAATAGGTTTAATATAAGAGTTTAAATTATATTCATTAATCACCATTTCACAATTTTCTAAATCAACTATATGAAACCAATACTTCTTAAAATCAGGGTTATTACCAAATATTTCTAAAAACTCTTGAACTGCTTCTTTAAGAGTATTAAATGATTCTTTAAAATCTCCCCATCCTCCTTCTGGATTACGTTCCCAAGTTCCATAAAATAAAGCAAACATTTTTATTATTATATAATAAAAATATTTTTTTAACTAACAAATAATATTTTTATTATTATATAATAAAAATATTATTTTAACTAACAAATAATACATCCAATTGGACACATCTTATCTTTCTGTCCTAATTCATTGAATTCGTCTATCGTATACTGTGACCCCATACTTTTATTACATCTTGAACAACACGGTCTTAAATTTTCAAGGACAGTTGGTCCTCCTTTACTCTCAGGGATATTATGACCTACTTCATAGTCATAAACTGTGATTTTATTTTTACACCATTTAATAAAACATTTAGAATCGTAATTTCTTCCATTATACTTTAGCCAAACTTGCTCTCTAAGAGCTTTTGGTATTTTAACCTTCTTGGCAACCATTATATAAATATAGTTTTCAATTATTTAACTATGATATTTAAAATGAAAGTTAAATAATTATCTTACTTAATATATAATAGACAAATGTTTAAATATCTGGTTCCTTTTTTAGCAGGAATATACGTTGGCCAAGAATATACAAAAATACCACGAATTAAAGACGAAGCATCAAAGTATTTAAAAGAAATACAAAAATATATTGATAATTTGAAATAAATATTTTTAATATTTTATAATATTAAAAATGTCAACAGCTATTGTTAATAACACTAATAATCAATTAGACGCTTTTCAACGTCTTCGTGTTTCTAGTCCTTTTACTTTATTTGATTCTTCTATTTTGTATAAAGATAATGGCAAATTTGACACTTATATTAACGGTGCTGGAAGTTCTACTGGATGCAGCACTGGAACGAGTATAGTCACTTTAAATGTAAACACAGCAAATAATGACCAAGTTTTACGTCAATCATTTCGTGTATTTCCTTATCAACCTGGTAAATCTCTCTTAGTGCTAAATAGTTTTGTTATGGACACTCCAAAAACTAATTTAACTCAACGTGTTGGTTATTTTAACAGTCAAAACGGAGTATATTTTGAATGCGCAAACACCGATTATAATATGGTTCTTAGAAGTTGTCCAACTGGAACAACAATAATTGAAAGAAGAATTCCTCAAAGTAGTTGGAATATCGACCGATTAAACGGAGAAGGTGATTCAGGAGTTATGCTTGATGCAGCTAAATCTCAAATTTTTTTAGCTGATTTTGAATGGCTAGGAGTAGGTAATGTAAGAACTGGATTTGTTATAAATGGTAATATAACTTACTGTCATGTCTTTTATAATGCTAATTTTATAAATTCTACATACATGCAAACTGCAACTTTACCAATCTCTTATCAAATTTTTAATACTGGTATTACAACCTCTTCTTCTACATTAAAACAGATATGCAGTACAGTAATGTCTGAAGGAGGTTTTCAAGGTATAGATGTAGTACGTTACGCAGGTCCTGGGTTAACTTTAACTGCAGTTACTGTTGCAGCTGCTGCTAGTATTACTCCTATAATAAGTTTAAGAATTAAAAGCGGAAGACCTTCTGCTATTATCATTCCCACTGAAATTAATATACTTGTAACATCAACTGATGTTGTATCTTATTATCTTATTTTAGATGGTACTTTTAGTGCTCCTACTACTTGGACTGATTATGGAACAAATAGTAATGCTCAAGTAAGTACTACAACTAGTTTAACAATGACAGGAGGAACTATTATTAAACAAGGATTTTTATCATCATCTGCCCAAGTTAAAGAAAAAATTGAATTGTCAGGAATTGATGTATTTAATTATCAATTAGGAGTTAAAATTAATGGAGATAGTCAGGTAATCACTCTTGCTGCAAGTTCAGCAGGAACTACTGCAGATCTTTATGCTGCATTAGGATGGGTTGAGTTAAATTGATTTTTTTATAATTTTTTTATTAAAAATTATAAAATGCCTATCATTATACATGACATAGCAGAAGAAAGATATATTCCGCTAAAAAAACGTATAATTATTAAACACGACATTAAACCTGTAAAAAAAGAAAAAGTTAATTGTATCATTGAAAATTGCAAACAAAAAGATTGTGGTCATTATGGTCTTTGTAAAAAACATTCAGGAACTTGTAAAACTGAAAAAGAAGATTGTGCTGTCTGTATGGACGGTGAATTAAAATGTCCTTTATCATGTGGACATTGGATACACGTTGAATGTGTTATTAAAAGTGGTAAAAAAGAATGTCCAATGTGTAAATCAACATTAAAATTTAATCAAGAACAAGAAAAAGCTTATAAAAAACATAAAAAAGAACTTAAGATGAAACAAGAGATGGATGAATTTGCAGATGTTGTAAGAGATGAAGTAAGACAAATTCAACAACGCAACGAAAGAAGACGTCAACAAGGTAGAAATGTTTATCAATATGATACTACACATATTATGTCAAATGATTTAATACATTTTATAAGAGTGATATCAGATAATCAAAACATACCATTAAATCGTATAGATGTTGTAGAAATGATGTTAGATATGTTTCCTAATTAATTTAAAAAAATATTTTTATTCTAATTAATATAATAAAAATGTCAAATTGTAATGTTACTATTCTTGATTGTTCAAGAGCAGCTGACTTAAAACGCTTAAAACACTTCCAAAAAATTGAACGTGAACAAAAGTCTCATTTTACAAGATTTTTAACATTAGATAGTTATGGTTGTAAACAAAAAGATTTAATTTATTTTATTGCTGTAAAACCTGCTACTTTAACTGAAAAAGAACAACTTTGCGGGGTTACTCAAACTGAATTAAGCGGCCTTAATACTGTAAATGTAAATTATCTTACATCAAGAGCTGCAACAGATTCTTCTTATAGAGGAGTTGGAACAATGTTATTAAATGCAGTTATTAATCTTTATAAAGATGACCCAAGAATTTTTGGCATCAATTTAACTGCTGTAAGTAGTGCAGTTCCATTTTATCTTAAGTTTGGATTTAAACCAAATGGAGATGATACAGGTGATATGTTTTATCCATTAGAACGTTATTATAAGTTTGAACATTATGATAAACAAACAATGATAAATCATATTAAATTAGCAATTGAAAGAAGAGATAGAGACCTTCTTGATGATATATTATATGAAGAAAATTTAAGGTTAATAGACATAGTTCAAACAAATGCACATAAAAGAACAACTGATAAAAAGTTTATTTATATGAGTATTTTTTTAATTGAAAATTATTTTAATCAACTTGATATTGATGATGATTTATTTTATACATTTTACGAAGAAGAAGACTATAATAGCGTAATTGCTCTTATAAAGAGAAATCCTTCTTTTATTAAAATGTTAGATGAAAACGATATTACATATATAATTAAACAAGTAGGAAGAAGAACATTTATGTCATTCTTACAAGCTTTAGCTGATGGTAAATATAAGTTTACAGAAGACCAATTAAAGTATGTTATTGAAAATAAACCAAACCAAGAAGCAATTAAGATTATGTATAATACTGGAATAAAGTTAACAGATAAATATTTTATCTATGATTATATAGATGCGTTAAGTGAAATAGAAACTAAATATTATGCATATAGAACAGCAATTGATATCTGGCACAGTCAATTTACTGGTTTAAACGAATAAATTATATTATTTATAGATGTTAATCAGAGCTTATAAACACATTGAAATAATGGAACCTAGTGTAAATTATTGTTATGAATTTTATAAATTTATTAAAATGGTATTATATCATCCTTTTCAGCCAATGAGAACTGATTATTATAATGTAAAAAATTACAATGGTATTTTAATCGAACATCACCCAAGTTCTTGTAAAAAAAAGTTAAATTAAAGATTTGTTTTTATTATATTAATAAAAACAAATGAAAGGAGAAAACATTGCTAGATTATTTAATAATTTTAATTACGCTCGTACTTCTCAGCATACTACTCACGAGCATATTCAAACTTTTTATAATTATACTAGAGAATGTAATTCTGTTTGCGAAGTTGGCATTGAAGGTGGATTTAGTACTTGGGGATTTTTAATGGGTCTTTTTGACAACAAAACTAAGTTTGAAAACGAACCTCATCTTTTTTACATCGGTGTTGATATTAACGAATATCCTGTCATTGAAGAATGTAAAGATATTTGTAAAAATGTAAATCTTGACTTTACTTTTAACCATAAAAATAGTATTTTTGCTGATATTCCTCAAGTTGACCTTTTATACATTGACAGTTGGCACGTCTATGGTCATCTTAAAAGAGAATTAGAACATCTTCATTCAAAGGCTAATAAATATATTATTATGCACGATACTTCTATTGATGCAGAAGATGGAGAAAGTATTAGAAGAGGATGGGATACTGCAAAACAAGCAGAGGAATCAGGTTATCCTGAAGAAGAAATTAGAAAAGGATTATGGCCAGCTATTTTAGAATTTTTAGATAATCATCCTGAATGGATTTTAAAAGAACGTTTTACTAATTGTTATGGTTTAACCATTCTTGAACGCGTTTAAAAATAAATAATAATTAATTAAAATATTATTATTTATATAAAATGAATACTGTAAGTATATTTGGAGCTGGCATTTCTGGCTTAACTATTGCCCATGAATTAGTAGAAAAAGGTTTTAAAGTTAACATCTACGAACTCACTAATTCTATTGGAGGTATGGCTAAAAGTATTAGATTACCTTCTAATAAAGTCCCTACAGAACATTCGTGGAGAGGTTATTGGCCTTTTTATAAAAATTGTTTTAATATTTTACAACGTATTCCTGCTACAAATATTAACAAAGAAAACTTTTTACCATCTTATTCTATAGATGAAATTTCAAAACATAATACTAAAGACGATTTATGGACCTATTATAAAGGCAAAGTTTACGATGTTACAAAATTTATCGACGAACATCCAGGTGGTTATATCATCTTAAGATCTGGTGGAAAAAATTTAGAAGAAGTTTGGAAAGAAAATAATGTAGATTGGCACATGACTAATAGATTCGTTCAAGATGAATTACAAAAATATCAAATTGGTATTGTAAAAGAATCTTTTGAACAATTTACTACTTATGATAACCTCTCTAATCAACTTGTTAATATTATGTTATTACAAAACAACGAAACTAATATTAACAAACAAATTACTATATCTCCTCAAGATTATCCTTATTTAACGTATCTATTTCTTTCTGTGCTTTTTGCTGATAAACGTAAAAAAGAAATGTTTGAAACACCTTTTTTACCATTAATTAAAAATAAAGTTACCAAAGAAACTTATGATTATCTTGCTTATTTTGTTTTTAGCACCGGCATTGGAATTAATATCACTTTAACAAGCTTCGCTCACTTTGGACTATTTATTAATTTTCAATTTATGTTTGCTAGTCCTTTTGAACCTCTTGTAAGAGTAATGAATCAACCCACAAGTGAAGCTTGGTTTAATTATTGGCAAAAATATTTAGAAAGTAAAGGTGTTAATTTCTTTTTCAATACTAAACTAAATAAAATTATACACAATAATCAAAAAGTTATTAAATGCATTGCTAATAACCAAGAAATTGTATCTGATGAATTTTGTTTTTGTATTAATCCTTACGACATGATCGACATTCTTAAAGAAAGTAATCTTCCTAAACTTTACGAACAACATCTCTTCTTAAAAACAATTGACAATCAAATTGGATTTGTCATCGCTTTTAATGAAAAAATCAATCTACAACCTGACAAAAACGGTATGGTAAACATTGACAGTCCTTATAACATTGCTTTCTATTCTCAAGATAAAGTTTGGAGTAAAAATGTTTTCTTAGGTAATAATGTTAAAAGTTTATGGAGTGGAACTTGTATCCTCCCTATTAACAATGGTTCTTTATATGGTAAACCAGCAACTCAATTAACTCGTGAACAATGTATTCAAGAAATTATTCATCAATTATTTGAATGTCAACAACTTCAAGAAATTGTAAAAACTTACAACAACGGTTTAACATTAACTAATGATCTAGTTTTATTTTCAACTTTATATGATGATTGGCAATGGAATGGAGAATCACTTGAAGCTAAACATAAAAAATGGGTTAATACATATTTTAATGAACAATTTAGACCCGATTCTAAAACTGAATTAAGTAATATGTATATTGGAGGAGCTCATTGTAAAACAAGTATTAATATTTGGACAATGGAAAGTGCTGTAGAAAGTGGTAAAATTGTTTCCAATGATATTTTAACAAAATATAACTTGCCATTGGCTTATCAATATACTCAGCACAATAACTTGTTAATTGTATTTATACAAAAATTAGATAATATATTATACGCTATGAAACTTCCAAATATCATAAAAACAACTATATTTATAGCTTTGATTAAGGTAATATACAAGTATTATAAAAAATAATTTTAATTAATTTTTATTAATTAAAATTAAGGTTAACTGTCAGGACATTGGTCCGTATTTATTTTAAATCTTTACAAACTTAGTAATCTTATCTTTTGAAAAAGTCTTTATAGAACCATCATTATCTGATACACCGTTAATATGCTTATCGTCTGTATAATTAATAGTAACAATTCTTTGTTTATCATTATAAATAAAACTACAAGTATCTCCAGCTTTAATATTGTCAAAGTTAATTGGTTCTACCTTTACTGGAGCAATTGTTAATGCTTCAATCTTAGAAAACTTAAAAGAATTATATTTACCTTCTTTATTATATACTACTACTCTGTCTTTATTATAACAGTCAACATACATATCATTATACTCTTTACCACCATATTTAACATTTATAACAGTATTTTTTGATGGTAAATTCTTTATCATATCCTTAAATATTTGAATATTATCTACTTTTTGTATGTTATCTCTAACAATTTTGGTAATCTTTTTATCTTCATAATTAGTATCAACGGTTACATAATCAATATTAAATGAATAACTATTATTTTCATTCTTCAAAACAAATGTATTATTTTGTGTATTAATTGCTACAATAATTCCTACAGTTTCTTCACCTGTTACTTTATGTTTAACACTAACAAGTTTATAATTATTCGATGTTTCTCTAAGAGTTTTAAATAATTCTGTATTATTATTTTCTACAAAAGTAAAGTCAGAAATATCTTTAAAGTAAATAGAAATATATCTATTTCCATCTTTTAAAGTAATATATTTATCATCAGTATTAGAAATTACATTACCTGTATAAATACGGTTAAATACACTTGTTACTTTTACTATTTTGCATCCATTAATTGCTATTCTACAATTCTCTTTCAATAATTTAATTCTATCTTTTAAAGTTTGCTCTGACACTTCATCAATTAATTCCCACTTGGTAATTACAAAGTTGTTTGAAAAATACTTATTATGACACTTGTTATCGTTTGTATATAAAACATATTGATTATTAATATTAGAAATTAAACAATCAATAGTTTCGTTGTTATTTATAGTTAATCTTACTGCTAACCCCTTGAATTTTCTCTTTTGAGTTTTCTTTACTTCATTAAACTTATTAATCAAAGTAATTTTTTTAATACAATTATCCAATGGTTTATCAGTTTCTTGATTAACACTGATATGAGTCATTTGTGAATAAGTAAACGACTTGATTTGATAATCTTTATCTTCTATAGCAGCCATTAAAGTATTATATTCATATCCTAATAAAAATGTAGTTCCAATCTCCGTAATCTTTACTAATCTTCGTTTTTTATTATAATTAAAGCTAATAAGATATGCATTCTTTAATTCTTCTACCATATTTATATCAGTAGTATATTCGATTTTTCTAAGTACATCACAAGTTAATTTACACTTGACTTCTTCGTCATTTGATACATTTTGAGCTGCTGATTTAATCTTGTTATAATTAGAGATTAAAGTGTTAGCGAAAAAACTATTTATTATTATTATATTTGTTACATCGCTTAAGCAAAACTTATGAAATTTTGAAGTTGAATAATCTCCAAATTGAATATTCATTTCATCAGAAGTATCTAGAGCATAGCCTACAATATTAGTATCATTATTAAAGATTACCTTAATCATATACTTCTTATCTTTTGAATCGTTTAACATATTCATTTGCTTTATTTTCTCTTCGTTTATTTTATCAATTTCTTCAACTGAAGATACTTGTTCAATTGTAAAAGTGTTATGGTAAAACTGATAATTATAACCATAAAATAAAAACTTATTATTTGCATTGTTAATAACACGACCATTTAATATTTTATTATTTTTCAAGACTACTTTTAGCATTACATCATTATTTAATGATTTGTTTAATAGTCTTATTTTTTCTTCATATGATTGTATTGAAAAAGCGTTAGTGATTAATATTTTAAGGTTTTGTGTATCTTCTTTTTTTTTCTTTTGTTCATTAAGAAAATCATTATAAAGTCTTTCTAATTCAGCTCCTCTAGAACCTTCTATTTTTTTTACTTCTAAAATACTTTCTAAATCAACCTCATAAGTTTGAGAATTCATCATATTAAAAAATTCTATCTTGCTATTTTTTACATCTCCACTTACAGACTTAATAAAACCTTGGTCTGAACAAGGTGTTCTTCTTTTTAATTCTACAGGAATACGATTAATACAACATAAATGAATAATATTTGAAGATTTTTCTACAGCTGTTTGTGATCTTAATTTACAACCAGCTTTTAATTGAACAGTTTTTTCTTCTTCAATTTGTTTATTTTGTTCAATTACCGGATGATCTCTTTTATAAGAATTTGATGAAACATAAGCAATTATATCTAAGCTTCTTGCTTCTGATCTTTCAGTTTTACAATTAATACCACTTACTAATTTATTTTCAAGATCAATATTAACCAATCTTAAGTGTAATTGTTCTCTCTTTTTTACATCAGTAATAATAGACGAAACATTATTTTTAATATTATTTTCTAACTTCTCAATGTTTTCTTCATAAACTTCATTAGAAACTTTAAGAAAAAAACCAGAAAATAAGTTAACACCACCATTATTTAATGTAATATTAATAACAGTGTTTAGTTTAAATCTCACATAAATTCCAGTATTAATATTTAAACCATTTACATCTACATTAAATCTATCTTCTGGAGTACCATCTCCAATAAATACTCCAGTTAAATGTAGTTCATTATAACTTTTACCATTTTTTACATCACCAAAAGAAAAAATTATCGACTTATCAGTTTTAGAAAGTTGTTCTAGAATACTATATAAACGTTCGACTTTTGTAGGTTCTTTTACAGTTTCAGCAAAACAAACTTTATTAATTTGTTTAATATGATTAATAGGAACATTAGCTAATTCATTAGTATCATAGTTAAATAAAGTAACATTAGTAGTATCTTTAAAAGTAAGCGGTATATAATCAGCTTGAGTATTACCATTAACAAGTACAATATTAATTCTATCTCTGTTCTTAATGTGATTTTTTAATTGTTCAGTAAAAGTTTTAACGTCTTCTTCCGAAGCATATAATGGGCATCTTTCTACTACTTTGTAATTATCAACGAGGTCAATTGCTGTAAGACAGTATGTTAAGTCTTTATATCTAAAAAATTGAATGTAAGTATAATTCTTGTCATAAGACATAACAAGAGGCATTACTAATTCATCAACATACCAATATTTTCCAGCTGCATCTTTAATAGTTATAACAATGTCTTTATTATTAGACATTGCATCTTCAAAATCATTAACTATTTGCAAGTGAGCTTCTCTCTTATCATCTGTATCAACGTATTCGTTATCAATCTCGCGAGGAGTTGGAAGTACTGAATCCATAGTTAATGGTCTGACTTCTAATACAGATTCAAATTTGAACTGCATTTTAACTCCTTGTTTCGTGATAATACGAAATTTCTCGTTGTTGATAAGCGCATCGATCTTAACATCATCAATGAAGACTTTGTTGTTATGAACGAGTACTTGTAAGGTAACAGTGTTATTAAGATTTTCGCAAACTTGAGTATAAGTGAGGGATGACATGATTTAATAATAATAGTATTATCTTTAAGTGTTTTTTTATATTTACAAATTTGAAAAAGTTTTAAAAAATCATTTTATATTTTATTTTTATCTAAAAAAAAGAAGATTATATAAAAATGAGCAGACATTCCACTCCTTTCGAAGGAGGTATATATAGAACCTGTGATAATTGGTTTGGAATAATTCCTATTAGAGAAACTCCTATTAAATATTTAGAAATTGGTGTTTTTTATGGGGCAAACGTAGTATCTTGTAACGAAACATATGCAAAACATCCATTATCTGAATTATATTGTATAGATCCTTGGGAAGATTATAATGATTATTCTGAATATAAAAATGAACAGAATAATATATATGAATTATTTAAAAAAAATATAAAATCTACTAACAATGAAGATAAATTTAAAATACATAAAGGTTTTAGTCATGATATAGTTCCTAATTTACCAAATGATTATTTTGATATTATATATATTGATGGAAATCATAATCCTGAATACGTATTAGAAGATGCTGTTTTATGTTTTAGAAAATTAAAATCAGAAGGTTATATGATATTTGATGATTTTGGTTGGGGAGGTCCCGATTTAACACAAAGAGGAATTGAAGCTTTTATTAAAGGATATAGAGATAAATTAGATTCTAAAAATATAATACTTCATAACACTCAAATATTTGTAAAAAAATTATAATTATTTAAACATTTAATTAATATTTAAATAATGTCTGACTATCAAATCGTCTTTCCGCTCGCTGTGGGCTGGCCTCGTCTCGCTAATCAAATGTTTCAATATGCAGTTTCTCAGTTACTTGCTTTAAGAACTGATTCAAAAGTAGTTTTAGATAAAAATAGATTAAACTCTGGTATGTTTTCCTTTCATAAATATTTTAAAAATTTAGATTTTGTAACAGAATATAATCAAAGTATTTTACAAAATAATTGTAAAAGAATTAAAGAGACAAAAGAGTTTGAGTTAATAGATGAGATTCATAATATGACTTCATTAAATACTAATATAATATTAGAAGGATGGTTTCAAAACTCTGAATATTTTGTAGGTAAAGAAGATTATATAAAACATTTATTTCAGTTTAATGATGATATTGTAAAAAAAGCAGATGAAAATATTAATATTATTAAAAATTTACGTCCTGGAAAACAAATTGTAAGTTTTCATTTAAGAAGACCTGATACTAAAGATGATAAGTCATTTATTTATACAGTATATTATAAACGTCATATACAAGATTTGTTAAATAAGTTTGATAAAGATAAAACTGTATTTTTAATCTTTACAAGTGATATTCAAGATACAACAGAAAAATTATTAGATTGCTTTATAGGATATGATTATTCTTTTGTTACGGATAACGAAGCTATATCATTATGTATGATGACTAAATGTGACCATAATATTATTGGAGCAAGTAGTTATAGTTGGTGGGGAGCATATCTTAATAAAAATCCTAACAAAAGAGTTATTATTCCAAGTCCTTGGTTTAGTCCAGTATCAACACAAAGTAGTAATTATGTTAATGGATTATATTTAAAAGATTGGGAGGTGTATGACATGAAAGATTATATGAAAGATTTATTTAGTCAATCCCCATAAATTCCACCAAGATTTTTTCTTATTTTTTTCTTTATATTCCATAAGGTCATTCCATCTGGTTGATCTTGTTATTTTTAATTCTGTTTCTGTTAATTTTATGGTAATAATTTCATATGTATTTATTAAACTTTTTGGAACAGAAATATCTTTTAGTTCTACAAAATCAGAAGATGTTAAATGTAAAAAGTAAAGGTTTACAGAAGCGATATTATTATATACAGTTATATAATTTTTGTTTTCTTTATATTTATACTTGTTTAATAAATTATGAAGATTTAATATGTTATATTCATTAGTTCTTATATAAATGTCTAACTCAGTATCATCTAAAATTGTAAGATTATTTTCATTAGTTAATGGAGAAAAATCTAAAATATAGCTTATATCATAAGCATTAAATGAATTTATCAACTCGATAAACAAAGCACGATTTGAAATACGTTTTAATAATTGTGTCATTTATATTATTATAAATATATTTTTATAAAATTATTTTTTATTTATAAGCTTATTTTAACTTATAAATAAATATTTATTTCAGATACGTTATAAAATATAGATTCAGTTTAAAATATAGAACGAAGGTAAAAATATATTATATATTATAATTATATAACAATTAATTTATTATATCATTTTTAGAATTTACTTGACTTTTGGACTGGAAAATACGCTATTTCGGTCTAAAAATGACCTTTTTTTACTATATTTTATGACTGACGACACCTTATATAAAATATTTTTTAGTTTAACTCAGTTAACTTTTGAACAATCAAAACAGGCGACTTTTTACCGTTCAATGGATTCTCAACAACTTCAAAAAAGTATTCACATCCTGGAAAATATTCTTTCCAGTCTGAAATCTGCAACTCAATTGTATTAATATCATCCATCTTTAAATTCTCCATAAAATAAAATCCCTGAACATTCAGCTTATGTAACGCCTTCTTAAAAAATAATGCCTTCTCTCTAAAATCTTCTATACCACTATCTACAATAATATCAAATCTATTTTCAAACTCTGGATCAGAAAACACTCTATCAATACCCTCATTTGTAATCTCTTCACAAACAAATGACATCACTCTATCACTCTGATATAACGCCTCCTTATCTCTATATAAACCGATAATCTCACACTTTTCTAAAAACAAAGACCAAGCTTGTAAAGAACCTCCTGGTTTAATATTTTCACTTTCTACAGAGGTATCAAACTCAAGTAATCTCATCTCAGATTGTCTAAAATCATTTAACAATGAATTATATAAAGTTGAATAATTACAGTTATCTTTACCCTTGTTACTCTTATAATAAGTTGTAATTGCACATAAATTAGTATAATCTGTTGGACAATATTCCATCTTTATTTTTTATATATAAAAAAAGAATTCTTTAATTTACTTATAAATTAAAAAATTTTAATTAACTTTTTACTTAAAATAAACTCTTTATATATGCTATCTTCCACGCTCTTCCTAACCAATTTTCTCCACTATAATCTTTATCACTTCCCCATAATAAATCTTTATGCGTATATTCATATATAGGTCTTAATCCTACTTCATCTCTATTCTTTTCCCATTCGTCTCTATTACTATTTATCTTATCTGTTAACGTATCAACCATACAATGAAATCTTCTCTCAAAAAATCCATCTACTTTATCTTGCCAATCTTCTCTCAACTTTACTTCTCTTCCATATTTCTTAGCAGTTTGAGGTGTTTTTACCTTTATCATCTTCTCTATATATTTCTTATCTATTAGATTCTTATATGCTTGAAATAACGCTTCAGAATTATTAAATTCAGCATTAAAAAAAGTTGAGGTTACCGTATGCTTACTAAAGTTACTAAAAAAGAATGAAGAATTATAAAAATTATATGGCTTTAATAACTTCTTAAATAATATTTCATATTTTTTATTTATTATTATTCCTTCCGAACTTCTATTATTCATCGTCTCATATTTTTCTTTTAATAAATCTAATACTACTTCATAATTATGATTATCAAAAAATCCATATAATAATCCTCCTATAAAATGAGCTCTATTTCCGCATTTATCATCGCATATATAAAAATAAATATTATCTCTTAATAAAAGCACAGTTAATGATTTTATAATCTCGATTATGTCAGTTTCATTTGGAATTATTTTTTCATCCATAGGAAAGTTGATTATTTTTTCATCATATTCAAGAGGTTTATCAGTAAGATTTACAATACAATTAACAGAAGTTTTCTGTAATTCTTTAAAAATAGTTTCATTTGGAAACTTTCCAACATAGATATCAGTGTGTAATAAGAAAAAATCGTCAAACATCTTTTTATATAACTATTATAGTTTAAAGTTTAAACTCATTTTAAAATATATAAAAATGAACATTCCTCACTTTGATTATAAAGACATTAATTTAATCCCGAAGTATTCTGAAATTGATTCCAGAAGTGAATGTGATACTTCAGTTATGTTTGGTAAAAAGATTTTTAAACTACCTATTGTTCCTGCTAATATGAGAGCTTGTATCAACGAAGAATTAGCTGAAAAATTAGCAAGAGAAGGATATTTTTACATTATACATAGATTTGACGTTGATGTTATCTCTTTTATTAAAACTATGAATAAGAAAAAACTCTTTACCTCTATTTCTGTTGGAGTTAATCAAGATGCTTATGAAATTCTTTATAACATTAAAAAAGAAAATTTAGAAGTTGATTATATCACCGTTGACATCGCTCACGGTCACTGTCATAAGATGAAACTTATGTTAGAATTTTTAAACAGACAATTTCCATTATCTTTTATTATCGCTGGCAATGTGTCTACAACAGAAGCTACGAGAGATTTATTAACTTGGGGGGCAGACTGTATTAAAGTAGGAATTGGCCCAGGAATGGCTTGCACAACATATCCTTGTACAGGATTTGGTAGTAGAGGTTGTCAAGCTTGTGTAGTAAATATTTGTGCAGTTGTAGCAAGAGAAGAATTCAATGCTTGCGTTATTGCTGATGGAGGAATAACTGAACCTGCAGATATTACAAAAAGCATTGTGTTAGGTGCAAGTATGGTTATGATAGGAGGTATGTTAAGTGGATTTTTTGATTCTCCTGGAGATGTATATATCGATATTGATAATACTACTCTTCCAGTTACTAAATGGAGAATAGAAACACTTGATTCTTCAAAATTATATAAACAATTTTTTGGAAGTGCTTCATCATTAAATAAAGGGCATAATAAACACGTGGAAGGAAAGGTTATGAAGGTTCCATTTAAAAATCAATCAATATTAGATTATTATAAGTATTTACAAGAGTGTTTGCAAAGTTCAATTTCATATGGAGGTGGAAAGAATATATTAAGTCTTACAAAGGTAAATTATATCATTAAAAATTAAATAATTATAAGTTAATATTTATAATTATTTTTACAACTATTTACAACACATAAATCATTGTTTATAAATAAAATTGTTCAATATCTTCTTCTAAGATTATACATCTATCAGATAATGAATCTGCATTTTTATTAAATGCTCTAAGCACATGACTTACTGATACACTATTAAATTGTGATAATAATTTTAAACATTTATCATAGTAAGGACGTAAGTGTTCTTTGCTGCATTTCCATTTACCGTTCATTTGATTAATGATTAACATAGAGTCACCTGTTACTTTTAAAGTTTTTACATTTAATTCTAAGCATAATTCTAATCCATTAATTAGTCCCATATATTCTGCTTCATTGTTAGTTGCGTGAGATAAAAAAGTAGCACGTTCGTGAATTAATTCTCCATTATAAAACAAAACAGCTGCACCAGAAGCTTTACCGGGATTAGGGACAGCACCTCCATCAAATTGTAATAAATAAGACATGATTAAGATATTAAATAGTAATAAAATATTTAATATTTCATTTTAAAAATAATTTAATTAATTACATTTAATTTTTCTCAAGATATGTTAACACTTCATCTAATAAAATATTTTGTTCATCTTTAATAATCATAAGACAAAGTATAACTATTTCTTTAATAGTAATTCTACAAGCATTTCCATTTTCATCTTTGACTACTACTTTGCCTTTTTCTTGGTCTGTAATTATTATAAAATTTTTAATACCTTTGACAAAATCATCTTCATAACGTTCATCTCCTTCAATAAATGAATTTATATTTATATAATTTAATAATGATTTTTTTACATTTTCTTCTGTAAACTTTGGGAGTTTATCAAATTCAATTTTAAATTTAGTATTATAATCGATATTTTTTTTAATTTCTTCTTGAAGTTGTAAGCATTTTTTTGTATTTTTTTGATGATATTTAAGTCTTGAAATAGTTAAATAAGATTTTTTACAAAACTCACAATCAAACATTTATATATTAATATAGATTAATATTTTTTTTAAATGTGTTTAAAATATTTTCAGTCTTTAATAACACTGTCATTTAATATAATAATACAAATGAATTAAAACAAATGAATTATAATTAATACAAAAAGAAAAGATTTTTAGGGGTTTAGAAAGGTTTTATAAAAATTGAGTCAACACACACAAAAATGCATTTTTTTTTACATTTTAAAAGTACAAAAAGTTAAAAATCTCTATATAAAAACTTTGAGACCAAGAATAAAAACTTCTTCTTTTTAATTCATTTAAGATTTAGTAATATTTAACTATTTTTTTCTAAATTTAAAAATAAAATATTTATTATAATAAAAAATATGGTTGAATGCGAGTTCTGTAAAAAAGAGCTTTCTTCTTTATCTAGTTTAAACCTTCACAAGAAGACGACAAAGAAGTGTTTAGAAATCCAAGAACAACAAGGCTTAAATATAAAAAATAATGAATTTAATTGTGATTTTTGCAATAAAACATTTAAATTAAAACAAACATGCAATGACCACATTAATATCTGTAAAAGTAAAAAAGAACAAAACAATAAAGAAATATTAAACCAATTAAAAGAATTAAAAGAAGAACTTTTCAGTCACGAAGAACAAAGAAGAAAAGAAAAACAAGAATATGAATTATTAAAATTAAAAAATACAGATCTTGAAAAACAAAATAAAAAATTAAAATTTGCTTTAGAAAAAGAACAAAAAAGAACTGCAAAAATTGTTTATAATATTAAAATTGATAAAATTATTAACAACTTACCAGCACTAACTAATGAAAATGTTAAAGGCTCTTTCTTAGAACATGTTAATATTGATTCTGTTATAAGAGGAACTGATAGGTTTGTTAAAGATTTTACAAAATTAGCAAAAGAATACAGTATGATTGCTGATATGTCTCGTGGAAAGTTAATTGCTAAAGATGAAAAAGGAGAAAAATTAGACTTTCAATTTGAAAGTTTTGTTCAACAATTATTTAAAATATGCGAAAAAGAAGGTTTACAACTTACAGAAGAGGCATTACAAGAAATAAAAAATAAAGACACAGATTCAATTTTTGATAGTTTAAATATCAAACGAAATAAAGAAATATATGATATCCAGCACGCATTTAAAGAGTGTGCTCAAGACAGATATCATGAGATTTCAGGAGAAGTTGTAAGTACATATAGAAAGCAAGGTGGTTTAATTCAAAAATAATTATTTAATTCAGATTTACCTTTTTTTTTGGTAAATTTACCTTTTTTTGGTAAATCAGTATTAATTTATTTTTTTTATTCTTGATTTTAAACTTATTTTATAATAATATTTTATAAAAATTAACTTTATAAAATACTCTTAAATATACATCATACTATAACTTTTAAATTTATCATTTCTTTCTAAAATTTCTTCTATCATCTTCTCATTTATATTTATACCCTCTTCTATACTTATATTTTTTAATGTTTTATACTTATTTCCTGAATATATTGATGTATTTATCTTCATTAATAACTTTTCTAAACATCTTTTTAATTCTCTTACTCCCTTCTCCTCCGAACAATAATCTTTTATTATTTTTCGTAACACATTTACATTCACCTCATTCACATTTTCTAACATTATATTCTCTAATAAAGATGGCATCAAAAATTGTCTTGCTATCTCTATTTTATCTTTCTCTGTTGGATCTTGAACATGTATTATATGCATTCTATCTCTTAAAATAGGGCTAATTTTACTCTCATCATTAAAAGAAAATACAAACATAACCTTACTCATATCTATTTCAATTCCTTGGAAATATTTATCCATAAAACTCATATTCTGAACCGGATCTGTTAAATGTATTAAAACATTCTCAACATCTACTCCTTTATCTGTTCTTGATATCTTATCTAATTCATCCATAAAAATAATTGGATTCATTACTTTTGAATTCATTAAACAATTAACCATTATACCATATCTTGAATTATTATAAGACATTTCGTGACCTATTAAATAAGATGAATCCGTTATTCCTCCCATACAAATATGTTGAAATGGCCTTTGTAATATCTTTGATAAACCATTTTTTATAAAATTTGTTTTACCAATACCTGGACTACCACATAATCCAATAACTTTAATATTAGAATTAGGAGAACGAATTAACTGACAAACAATATCAATAATTTCTTCTTTTACATTTTCCATACCATATGCAATTTTGTCAAGTTCAAACTTTGAAGTTAACACATAATCTCTAATTTCTTTCATTGAATTATTTTTATTGATAGGCAAGTTAGAGTATTTTCCAAAGGGTATTTTGAATAATTCATTAATCCAAGATTGAGATTTGTCAAATGAATTACAATTGTTAATTTTTTCTTTAATCATATCATAATTATGACTTGGTAAATTCATTTCATTTAATTTTTGAAGTTTTATTTCTTTTTCAGTTAATTCTTTTTTATTTATATTAAAAACTGGAGCTTCTGCTCTTAAATTTTGACTTGTAACCTTTTTGTTTTTTTCTATCTCCATCTCTCTTAATACAGATGTTAATCCGCCTTCTTTTTTTTCAAATATATAATCTGTAGATAAAGTATTTGGTGTAAAAAGGTCGTTCATAATCTTTGCTTCGATATTTTCTTTTTTTTCTTCTATAGGTTTTGTTTTATTTTTTTTTTGGTTTGAGATAGGAGTAGTTAATGTTTTTCTTTTTTTATCAATCATTTCAATGATACGACAGTCACCTTTTCTCAATGCATAATCAAATATTTTTTCACAAAATTTATATGTATATGTTCTTTCTTCATTATAATTAAAGAGAATATTATTATCTAATAAATATTGAATACAATTATAAGAATTACAATCTATCAACATAGTATATAAATGACGAAATTTATGAGTAGCACCCATATATCCACATTTATTTACGTCATAACAATATGTTATAAGAGTCTTAACATCATCGCTAGCAAAGGCTTGATAAATAATTTCATTCATTTTGATAATTTAATTTTCAAATTACTTTAAAAAATCATTTTATCACAAGTGCATTATTTTCATATAAAATTTATTCCAATCAGTAAGGTTATTTGACATACATAAGTTATAAATGTTTTCAAATAACATATAAAATAAGAAACAACAAAAATAAAATGTAACGATATTAATGTCCCATAATTTAATATTCCACATTAAACTGTTTTTAAAAGGCTCAATAAGTAGAGTAATAACATTTTTTAATACAAATTTTATTTTTCCAAGTTCGTTAGGACGGAGCCAAATGCCTCTCATAGAAGGGTTAGCTTCGAGATTAATAAACCATAAAATAAAAGGAAAGAGATAAAGAAACATTTAAAAAATAAGATTAAAGCTTTAGAACATTAAAAATAAAAATGTTAGAAGATATTTATACAATGGATAAAGTTATTTTAGATTTTACAGCATCTTGGTGTGGACCTTGTAAAAGAATTGCTCCTTACTTTAAGAAATTTGAATTAGAATATCCAAATATTAACTTTTTTAAAGTTGACGTAGATGAACATAGAGAAATTGCTTCAGAATTTAGTATTACTGCAATGCCAACCTTTGTTACTTTACATAAAGGTAAAGAAGTTGGAAGAGTTGCTGGTTGTGATGAGTATAAACTTAAACAATTACTTGAAAAACTTGATATGATGAGTTCAGAATAAAGATAAAATTAATTTAAAGATTAATTAATTATTATTTATAAATAATGTTTGGTTTAGTAGCAAAGACTTTATTACTTTTTAATTTATTATATTTGCCTGTTTTTAATATAGAATTATGCTCGATATTTTTACAATATTTTTTTAGTTTATTTTTATTTTTTACATATTATTTAGGTCAAACTTTAGGAAAGAAATGGTTTAAAAATAAAGAAGTGTATGTTTGGTGTTATTATATAATTATGTCAAATTTATTTATGTATTCATATGTAAATTTACATAATTATAATTTCTGGGTCAAAATAAACATAATAGTACATATTATAAGTTCAATAATAGATACAAATCATACATTTAATAAATGGTTCAAACGAACGTTTATAATAGAATTACCTGATGAACAGTTTTATCAACACGTATATTAAAAAAATATTTTTTAATTTTAATTAAAAAATATTTATAAAGTAATAAAATGGAAGTAAAGTTAAACACAGTAGGTATTCAAATACCTTATGCATCAATTCATGTTGATAAAATTACTGAAACAACAAAACCTTTTATTTTAAACTTAGGTAATGAAGATTATATTGGACAAGTTAACAAAAGTCAACTCATATATTCGACTACTTCAAAAGAAGAATATGTTAAATTACTATCTTGGTTTCACGAACAAAAAATATATATTCAAGATTTATCTTATATTGACAAATTATATTTATTATCTTATACTTTTCACGGGGATAAAATAGCTAATGCTTGGGCTCGTGGAAAATTTAATGTTAAAAAAATGAGAGAACTTTTTGACGACGACAATGATGAAGATGATTTTATGCCTTTAGCACCCGCTTTTTATGAACTGATTAGAAAAACATCAGATATTAATAAAATAGTAAAATTTTCATTAAATACACCAAATGCTAAATATTCACCTGCTTGGTATGACAGATTTAGAAAAGATGATGAAATTGGTAATACAATTTCAGCAATAGAAACAGAAGATCTTAGACAATTTTATACACAAGATGAATTAGAAGATGAAGTTATGACTGACTTAAATATGATAAAATCTGAACCTTTTAATATTAGTTCATATATGTCAATATGTCGTTTAGAAGCATTTTATACAGATGATTTTATAATAGACGCTGTAAGTTATTATACAAATAAATTAAATGATTTAATTAGAAATGCTCCACCTCTTAGTGAAGATATTCACGCATTTAGAGGAATTAAATCAGCATTTGTTCCAAGAAACGAAGGAGAAAAAGTTTCTGTTGATTTTATTTCAACTTCATTATCGTTTCAAAAAGCACGGGAGTTTATGGATAATGAAAGATGTTGTATGAAACATTTATTAATAAAGAAAGGAACAAAATGTATATATCTTGGAGAATTTTCATTTGTTGTAAATGAAAGTGAAATATTATTACCACCAATGACCACTTTTAAAACAAATAATATAGTACCAATGACAAGAGATTATATATATTATAAGCCAAAGAAAACAAAACAAGGAGGGTTTGACTTAATAGAAGTAAAAAATAAAATTGATGTAATTTATTGTGAAATAAGTAATTAAAATTTAAATTTTATCTTATTTAAAAAATAAATAAGATGATATCTTGCACAAAATCTAAAGATAATATTGATATGTTTTATTTTAAGGGTAAACGTATCACCGCTAAAAAAGCTTTACAACTTCAACAAAAGAAAGGTTTAATTATCAGTGAATGTGACACAGTTTATAATCGTTCTTCAAAGCCTGTAAGAGAGGTAATGAAAAAAGTTGACGAATGTGAAACTCGTTACACTGCCACAAAACAATTATATGATGATTTATATAATAGATTAACAGATGCAGCAGAACAAATTGAAGTAATGAATAGAATATGTATGTCAAGAGAATTTAAAGAACAATTAGATGAAAATTTCAGAAGAGAGACCGACCAATTAAACGATCAAATTCGTTTTGATCAAACAAAAATAAAAGAATTAAATACCGAAAAAGAAGCACTTCTTAAACGTGTTGATGAAAATGTTAATAATATTAATGATTTAACTGATTTATTACAACGTTCAAAAGAAGAACTTCAAATTATTAAAGAAATGAACGAAGAAGAAAAAAGAGTAAAGACTGATATTAAAAATAAATTAGATGATTTAACTTCTCTTTGTAGCGATAGACCAGCTTTACAAAAATCTGTCAAAATGTTAATGTCTTCATTAAATGAACAACGTGCTTTGTTTCAAGATAAAGAAGCAACATTACAAGGACAAATTATAGATTATGAAGACGAAATTAAAAGAACTTTAGGTCAATTAAAAACATCTGAAGAAAAATTTGTTAAGACACTAGAATCATTAGAAGAAAATCAAAAATTGTTACAAAACTTAAGAACAGATATTGATAAATTACAACGAGAAAATGGTTCATTGATGAATGAAAATAATGAACTTCAAAAAGATGTATTAAGTGGAAAAGAAGCAGCAAGAATTTTAGAAGAATTAAAAGTTGATATGGAAAATAAATTAGAAAGAGAAAGTAATTTAATGAATGATTTAAAACAAGAAAGAGATAATATCGTTCAAAAAGATTTAGAATTAACAAGAGTAAAAGAGGGAATTGAAGAATGGATGGGTAAGTTTAAAAAGTTAGAAGATGAATGTGCTGATCGCCCACAATTATTTGAAAAAATTTCACAATTAGAAAAGTTTTTAGAATCCAGAGATTTAGATTTGAAAGCAAGTAGTGAAAATGAATTAGTATTAACTTCACAAGTAAATGATATACAAAAACGGTTAGATAGTACAAATAAAATATTAAAAGATTTAGAAAATGAATGTTCTGACCGTCCTCAATTATTATTAAAAGTTGATCAATTACAATCATTTGTAGATGATTCAACTGATTTATTAAAGAAAAGAGATAATGAATTAATCTCTATAAGAACAGTTTTAGCAAGCACAGAAGATAAATATGAAAAAGAAGTTGATAATTCAAACAGATTAAAAACACAACAAAGACAAACAGAGAAAGAATTAGCAGATATATATGACCAATCCGCTAAACAACTGGAAAAAAGTAATAAAGATAAAATTGACTTTCAAGGTAAGTTGATAAAATTACAAAATGAAATAAAAGATTCAAATAAAGCATTAGATGAAGCAATTTCAAAGTATGGAGAAGAACAATCAAAAAATAATAAAACTCAAAATGATTTAGCAAAGAGTGTTAAACAAATTGAAGAGTTAGATGGAAGTGTTAATTTATTAAAAGAACAATTAAACAATAGAGAGAAAGAAATAGAAATTGAAAAATCAGAAAATAATAAATTGAAAGAAAGATTAGAAAAAGAATTAGCAAAGTTAGATGAACAAGTATCAAGAACTAATGAAAATCAAAATAAAGTTGAAGAATTAAGTAAAGAAATAGAAACATTAAAAGAATTAAAAGTAAATGAAACAAATGAAAAAGCATATAACTTTGAAAAATTAAATATTGAACTTCAACAAAAGAATGAAATAATAGATGACAAAGATAAAGAAATTGCTAAATTAAAGAAGATAGTAGAAATAAATCTAAAGATAAATCAAACTGAAAAAGAAAATAATAAGAGATTACAGAGAGAATTATCAGATGAAAAATTAGCAAATGAAAAGTTGTTAGAATTATCAAAAGAAAGACAAAAGGGTTGTAAAAATGTTGTAGACAAGTTAGAAGAGGCAGAAAAGAAGATAAATGAATTAAGAAATTGTTGTGATGATAATAGAAAGTTATTAGTGAATGTACAAGAATTAAAAGGAGAAATTGAAGCAATTAAGATGGTTGCGAAGTCTGAAGGACCATCTGCAGCAGTAATGGAAATGAGAATAAGAAGTTTGAGAAAGAAATATAAATATTAAAAAAAATAATTAAAAAAAATAATCTTTTAATTATATAAAAAACTATGGATACTACTATTATAATAGTTATAGTTATTGTATTAATACTTATTGTAGTTGGCGGATATTTTGCAACTCGACCAAAAACCGAAGCTGAAGTTGACGGTGAATTACAAAAAGAAGTTACTGAAGCAGAGACTGAATTAGAAGAGAAGACAGCTGATTTACAGCAAGCTAATGAAGAGCTTGCTAAAGCTCCAACTGATACTAAAGCAGCAGAAGTTGCAAAAAAACTTGAAGAAGTTAAGCAAGCAGAAGCAAAGGCAGAAGAGGCAAAAGTTAAACAAGAAATTGCTACAGCCTTAAAGGTAGATTGTAAGGTTGGAAATTGGGGAGAATATTCTCAATGTGAATTAGTAGATGGAGTATGGAAGAAGAAGAAGTCAAGAAGTATTTTAACACCAGCATCTGGTGGTGGTGCTGCATGTCCAAGTGATTTAGAAATGTCAGAAGATTGTAAAAAAGTTAATTGTGAAATGAATAGTTGGTCTGATTTTACAGAATGTAAGAAAGATTCAGATGGAGTATGGAGAAAGTCAAGAAAAAGAACAGTTAAATCAGAGCCAATGTATGGAGGAGAATCATGTGGAGCATTAACCGAAAATCAAGATTGTGTTATTTCAAATTCTGTTAAAGGTAGATATGTAAGTGTTGGATTTTTAGATGTTACAAAGACTATTAATGTATTACAATTAGACGTTTTTGATATTTATAATAATTTAATTTCTGCAGGAAAGGTAGTAAGTGCATTAGGTGCCTCAGCTTCTGTAGGAAAGCCAGTAACTGGATTAAATATATTACCTCAGTTTCCAGGTGCTAACTTAGTAAATGATGTTAGATATTCTGGTGCAGATAACCAATTAACTCATACTGCTGGAAGTTCTCCAAATGAGTTTGTAGAAATTGATTTAGGACAAGAATATGAGATTTCAAGAATTGTTTTATATAATAGAACTAGTTGTTGTGCTGATAGAATTGTAGGTGGTCATATTACTATTTCTACTAAACCAAAGAGAGAAAATATTGTTTATAAATCAGATAAATTAACTGCTAATTTATTTCAATGGGTTTATCCTCCATCTACTAAAGTTATTGTTGACCAAGATCCTGGTTATGGTGATAAACCAAGAGGATTTTATAATATTGATAATGATCCAACTAAACCTTTAGTAAGATGTAGATATGTTGGAGATGGAGCTAATCTTAGAATGTCTTGTGCAACCCCAGAATCAATGTATCTTGATGTATATAAGGGTAAGAAAATAGAAGATATTTTAGGAGATGGTGTTAAAACACCATCTAACTTTATTCGTATGTTTAGACAAGATGTACCAAAGAAATCAGATACATTTTAAATAATTTTATTTTTAATAATCAAAAATAAAATTAATTAGGACTTGCTCCTACATTTCCTGTTAATTGTTTAATAGCAACACGTTTCATTTGATTTAAACAAGTCGCATAAGCTGAAACTTGCTCTGGTGTGGCTGTAACCCAATCAATATTTCCACAACCACTCACTCCAGTTTGTAATACGTCTAATGCAATTCCATAAGAAGGATTAATTTTACTTTCTAAACTATCGTTATAAATTAATCTTCCAGCTTCAAATCGTTCAATAGAATTATTATAAAAGATAAATATCATAATTAAAATAATTAATAAAAGTTTAATACACATTTTAATATAATATAACAAAAAAATTAAAGTTTATATTCTTCTAGTATATCTATTTTAATAAATTGTAAAGCTTTTATATGAGTTTTATCTAAATCTACTTTTGGAGCTTTTCCAAGAATTTGAAATTCTCTCCAACGTAACACACAAAATGGAAATAATAATCCTTCTGATAATATTATTTCTTTTTGTGGTAAAGTTAACATTATATTTCTTTGTTTACAAAAATTTAATAATTCATTAGTAATTTGAACACAAATAATATTTGTTCCGATGTCATTTTTATCAGGACAACAATAATAGTTTGTATTATTTATTATAATAGGTTGTAGTTGTTTCTGTAATACGTTTAACATACTTATATAATATATAAAAATATATTTTTAAATAATTTAAAAAAATACATTAAATAATATATAAAATGCCATCTTCAAATACTTCTCATAAAAGTTCTTTTCCAAAACGATCAATGTCTTCATCGGTTCATACTTTTTCTTCTCCTAAAATCTCTCCAACCCCAGCATCTTCTCCTTCATCTCCTTCGTTAATGTCGTCGTCTTTTTTATCAAATATTAAGGATAGTTTTGGATTAGGATTAGGTTCATCTATAGCAGATAGATTGACAGATACTATATTTGGACCAAGAACAATAAATGTTCAACAAATAGCACCAATAAATACAGATAATTGTAATAATGTTATGAATAATTATAATGCAGCAGTTCAAAGCAGTACAGTAACAGAAAGTTTACAACAAGAATTTAATCGTTGTGCTAAAAATTAATTTTTATTATTTTATTAATAATAAAAATGGAGATTGATAATATTATTTCTTATAGTGTTAATATTGTCTTTTTATTACCTTTGTTTTTATATTTAAAAAATAAAGACATTAAATTATTAAAAATATTTATTATTGGATTATTACTTGTTTTATCAAATAATTCTATTAAACAAATTTTTATAAAAGTATTTCCAAAATGTAATATATTATACAGACCACAAGGTGCTTTTAATTGTAATTTTGTAAATGAAGGAGGAGATTCTTCTGGGCATTCTGGATTTCCATCAGGACACGTGACTGCTGCAACATATGTAATGACGTCGTTATATTTATATTATAAAACAAATATAGAATTAAGTATGGTATATGTTCTGTTAATATCATTTGCAAGATTAAATAAAAGATGTCATAATATATATCAGGTGATAGGAGGAATGATGTATGGATATACTGTTGCAAAAATACTTCATTAATTTTATTTAATAAAATTAGAAAAGGTTAATGAGCTTGTAAATTAATATTAAAATGAAGATGTTGGCTTAATAATAATTTTGTCATAAATGTATTAAAATAATCTTCATCCTTGATTATTTCGTTAAAATTAACACCGTTTATATTTAAATTAAAATGTATTTTTTCGTTAATAATTTCACCAAGTTTAGTAATGTTATTAACAATGTTATTTACATCATCTAAAATGTCTTGTATTTTATTTTCTTTTACATAATCACTTAATCCACATTCAATAATTCCAGTTGGACTTATTTCGCATTCTTGTTGATTAATAATATCGTTATAAATTTCATCAACTGACCTATGATCGTTGTATAAAGGATTTATAGCGGATACTGTAGAAAGTAATAGTAAAGTAAAGATAAGTTTATTCATTTGTTAAAAATAATTAATAAATTTTTATAAAAATCAATTTATTTTTATTATAATATGACAGGAGTTAAAGGATTTTTACCATAATTATCTTCTAAAAGATAAAGCCAATTTTCTAGAAGTTCACCTCCTTGATCGTATGCTAATTTATTAGATAAAACAGCTGTTTCAAATGCATTTACAGAATAATAAGATCTGATTTTTTGACGTAAGTTATTAAGATAATTTAACCGTTCTTGTTCGGGGATATTATAATCATTAATATTTATTTTTATAGGTTCTATTTGTTTAGAATTACAACAATTCATTATATAAATGATAAATAGTTTATTTTTAAAATGATTTTTTAAATAAAATTGTAAATATCAAATATAAAAATGATTTTCACAATTGAAGGTAACATTGGCTCAGGTAAAACTACTATTTTAAGAGATATTAATCAATATTGTAAATTTGATAAAAAACATATTGTTATTTACGAGCAAGTTCAAGAATGGTCACAAATGAAAGATGATAATAACGTAGATATTTTATCTTTATTTTATAAAGATAAGCAAAAATATAGTTATATATTTCAAAGTTATGTATTATTTAGTCGTATTAATCATATGCTTGAAACTGTAAAAAAAAATCCAGATTCTATTATTATTTGTGAAAGGTCTCATTTTACTGATCTTTATGTATTTGCTTTAGCATTATATGAATCAAAAGATATTTCTGAAATTGAATGGAAAGTATATAATGAATGGCATCGTAAATTAAGAGAATTACTTTCTATTACAATTGTAGGTATTATTTATATTAACACTGATTCAGATGTTTGTCATCATCGTATGAAACTTAGAAATAGAACTGGCGAAGAAGGTGTTCCGTTAGATTATTTAAAGATTTTAGAAGAAAAACATAATAAATGGTTATTAGATAGACCTGTAATAGATAATACAAAGAAATGGTTTAGTGTTCATAAAGATTCAATTATTCCAGTATTAACATTGAATGGAAATATAGATGTTTATGATGTATCAAATCGTGAAAAACAATATAGAATGATCGAAGAATTTATAAATACTGAATTAAAGTCTGCTTAAAAAAATAAAAATAACATAAAAATGAAAAAATTTTCTGAACTTTCTTTATCTTGTAAAGCTGGAGTTATTGCTGCTGTAACTGTTACTCCATTTATTATTTATAAAAGCGCTAAATTAGCATATAAATGGTATCAACATAAATATAGAAAAGTTTATGTAAGTAATGTTGAAATTAATGAAGAAGATACAACAAATACTGACATTGAAGTTAACTTATAAATTATTATTATTAAAATAATAATTTATTGAATATCTTTGTATTTATTTATTTCATTTTCTTTTATATTATAAATATACATAAAAGCTCGTAGCGATTCTAATGTAAAACAATATTTAATATCAGATGGAACTTCTTCTCCAAGATTATATTTATAATAGTTTATAATACAACGTTTAATACGTTTTAATTTATCTTTTTCACGTTCATATAGACACATTTTATTAATATTAAAATAATATTTATTATTTAAATAATAAATATTAACTTTTTAAAATGGATATAAACACAAGTAATTATGAACTTGATCTAATGGTTTTAATATTATCATATATACTTTGCCAAGATATGAGTGAATACGAGGACTATAAAACTGATTAAATTTAAATAAACAAATATAATTATAAAAATAGTGTATAAAATCTTTAATTGGATTTTCTTTAATATAATAACAAATATAGCGTATAAAATCTTTAATTGGATTTTCTTTAATATAGTAACAAACAATACAAAAACAGAGTAATTGTAACATAATAAATAATTTTAAATTATTATTATTAGAAACATATTCTTCTTCAACTTCTTCTATAGTCTCTAATACTGGCTTATCTCGTTTAAACATTAATGGTCCTTGTAAATTAGAAGAATTAGATGATCTTAAAGTGTATCTCATTTTTATTGATGATTTTTTTATAAAATTTATCATAAAAATCATTTTATATTTTTTTTATAAAACTATTTTAACTCAGTTTTTTAGAATAATATTAACAAGACAAATGGTCTTGTAAATTAAAATTCACCGATATTAATTGGTATATCTCCAAGTTCATCTATATATTGCATTGGATTACAAATATTAGGATTTTTACAAGATACTTTACAAACATAACCATCAGGGTCATTTGAGCAATAAAATCCACAAGGATCATTATTACAAGTAGAGCATTGTTTGAATGAAGGATTGTTGGTTACGTCAATCATAACGCCGTCAATTTCTTTCATACATAAATTTTTACAAAATTGTTGATTACATACATTTTTAATGTTAGGATAATTTGCTTTGATACATTTAATTTTTTCATTTCTAGGAAGTCCAAGACATTGTAAGTAAGCGGTTTGTTCAAATGGGCCAAATGATTCAGTTTGATGTTGCATAAAAAACATTATAATAAGCACTATAATAATAAAAGTTAATAGACAATTCATTATTTTACATAATGTTAAGGAAAAATAAAAATAAATTTGAATTTATAAAATAATTTAATATGTTAACATATTAAATTATTAACTTTTAATTCGTTTCCCATTCTAAGTTTTTATTTAACTTATCTACTGTATGAGAAATATCAATAAAACTAAATCCTTCAGAAGTCTTAATTAATCTTGAAGGATCCATATTATCTCCTCCATACATAAATTCTACAATATTTTGACTTGCTCCCTGATAGATTATTCCATCATATGTATAATAACAATCTTCAATCATCTTAATAATCTTACGCTGAAGATAACCTGTATCTGAAGTATCTCTTAAATGTAGACCTGACACAGCCATAAAATTTAATGTTTTAGGAACGGTTACATCATAAACTTTAGGATATTTTGATACATTAAGTTTTTCTATTTTTACTATTTTATCAAGCACTACATCATTTTGAGAAGTAAAATTAATGTGTTCTTTTGTAGGTTTCATTTCTTGTAATTTGTTTTGTTTTTTATCTTCAATTAAAGTAATCTGTTCTTTAAAAATAGCAGCCCATTTAGACCTAATATCTAATATATACATATCTGCATTGATATCTGATTTTCTGGTAGTTAATTTACAAAATATACCTAATCTATTACATAATAAATTAATACCATCTATTAAAAGAGATGAAGCAGACGAACAACCAATTGAACTTTTATCAATATATCCATCTCCTGAAAAATAACCATTTAATAACCCTTTTACAAACTCTATTGGTGCTGTATATGCTTCGTTTGGAATATACTTATTATAAGAAGATTTTCCTACAAATTTATCAATAAAACTAATTAATACTCTTGAATATCCTTTTATTGAACAATGAGTTCCGTTTTCTCTAACATATTTTTTAATATTATTTTTAATATTATGTTTAGTAAACCAATTAGAAACAAATTGTTGAATTGCTTCGTTATTTTTAGTAATTTGTATACAACCACTTTCTAAATTTGTATTTCCATCAGCTAAGTACAACCCTATAAAAATACCATTTTCTTCATTTAATTCAAATCTATCTGGAATTAATATATCTTCTCTAGCACCAGCGTATGGATAAATATATCCAGATTGAATATGGTCTATATTTGAACGAACTAATACTCTTTGAAATCTAGCTTTTGATGGATATGGTAATGTGAATAATTTATGATTTGACTCTTCCCACCAGCCAGTTTGAATTTTTGTTCTAATATGTTGTTTAGTTGTTTTAGAATTCATTGCTATATTCATTTGTTCTCTTGCATTAATAAATTCTGTGCCATATACATATTCAGTTTTTGGTAAATAAGTTGACATATCTACATAAGTATGAATAATAGGCGGTTCTGGTAAATTCATATTAAGTGGCACAAAATCTCCAATCTTAACTTCTGAAGTTAATTTATCTAAAAATTGCTTCTTTTCTTCATCATAAATTAATAATGATTTAGACTCTACTACCTTTACACTTCTTCCACTATAAGTTGTTATTTCGTATATTATATCACCAGGGTCGTGTCTAGTAACTGCTACCATTTCATCCCAAGATACATTGCCATGGTCATTTGTAGATGGAATAAAAACTTTATCAAGAGGCAAATGTAATAATTCCATATTTCTTTCATTAATAAATTCTAAATCTTTTTTATTTGCATGTAATATTAAATTATCAATCCATTCTCCTATTTTAACAATCTTTGAAACTCCATTTTCTATTATCATTATTAAAGTATCTCCTGTAACAGACTTACATGCAGTATCAATAAGACCTTCTCTTCCACCCGCTGCATGAAAGAAAAATTCTTTAGGATTTAATCCTTTAAAGAAAGAACTAGTAACAAATCCTCTTGATTCAAATAAATCTTTTGTTTCTCGAGGTGTTAATTCTACATCTTTTTGGATAACATCTGTAGCTTCTTTTAAATAACTTTGTCTTAAATAATGAGGTAAAGTTCTTCCTCCAAATATCTTTTGCATACGTTTTCCACCAACATTTTGTTGACCTACAATACCAGTAACTTGTGAAATATTAAATATATTACCTTTTGCTCCACTTCTAATCATACTGACTAAATTATTTGTAGGTTCTAATGCTTTTGCTGCAATCTTTTGTCCGATTGTTGCAGCTTCGTTTAATTTTCTATTTACTTTTGTTTCTAAAATTTCTTTATCTTTTTCATTATTCATAATAATAGTGGCTTCCATCATGCATTTATTAATTTCTTTTTCAATCATTTCAGTATTTTTTGGAATACAATCAGCCATACCTATACTAAAGCCTCTATGAATTAACCAATTATTAATCATCATTTCATAATAACTAACAAATTTAATTGCAGCATCATTACCATAATCTTTTGCAATATGATGAATTAACGAACCTGACGAATTACCTAAAGCAACTTTATTTAATGTTCCTGAAATTAATACTCCTCTTGTAATAAATACTTTAGTATTATCGGGTGAAATATTGTTATCACAAGTATATTCGAGGTCATTTTGTAATAAAAAGCTGAATAAAGAATGACCGGTGTATAAGAGTTCATCTTCAGCTTTTTGATAAATTTCTTCATCGTTATTTAGAAGGGTATTCATTTCTTCAATTTGAGATTTTAAGTTTTCTATGGTTTGTTTACAATTTTCAAAATCTTTTTTCAATATTATTTTTTGGTCTTTAGAAGGGGCGGATGTGTGTTTTTCTTTTATTTGTTTTTGTAAATTTTTATTATAATCTAATTGTTTTTGAAGTTTAGAAAGAAGAGTAGAAATTTTATCTTTGATTTGATTAATTTTTTTATCGATAAGACCTTCTCGTTTGTGAACGAGTTTAATATGATCAAATTTTTCAAAGATATTAAAAAGTTCAAAATATTCAGTTGTTAAAATTTCCATAAAGATAGCTTTATCGATAGGTTGTTGACCGTAGGTTAACAAATAACCACCAGTCATACCATCTTGTTTAAGACCAATAAGAGGTTTGGAGTCTTGTGTGCTTAAAAAGTTGGCAGAAGTTGATAAAATAGTAGCGCACTCGGCTTTTGTTAATTCGCTTTGGGGAACCCAAATGTTCATTTCATCTCCCGATGATTCCTTATACTTTCGTAAAAGGTCGGACTGTATCTTAAGCCATCATAAGTTGGTTAAACTATTATAGACGACCAACACCCGTTCAGTCTCTGAGTACCTACCATAATCTTACCTTAGCGATATTAGGTAGTAATACTGCGGATTGCCCAATCTCTAACATTATTACTATTGGGTTCGGTTATTAACCGAGTTCCTCTTATAATTTTCAAAATAAGAGTAGTAGTTAGAGCTCTAAGGGGTTTCCCGCAACAAGGTGTTTTGCCAAAACAAATTTTCTTGTATTTTCTATAAATTCTAAACATAATTGTTTACTTTCTTCTAACGATATATGAACACCACCAAAATCGAATTTAATCTTATCTATTTTTATATACCATCCATATTGATTATTATCTCGTCGTAATGGATGTAATTCGATATTATCTTCTATTTTTGTTATTTTTTTCACTTTTTCTTGACGCTTTTTATCGTAATATTTTTTAACTCCTTGTGATACTTTTTGTTTATTTTCTAATGAATGATTAAACTGTCTCCCTCCGCTTATTAAATTATATCCATTTGGAAACATTGTATTATGATGTTCAATGTAATATTGTTCTCTTATATGAGCATCATTTGTTGAACAGTTTTCTAATAATATAATTTCAAAAGATTCTTTACCATATTTTTTAATAGCATTATTTAAATAAAGACTTTGGTTTGGTTTTGAACTAAAGGCTTCAGAAACATGACAATTAAATCTTTTAGTCATTCCATATGGTCTATATCTTTTATGATTTAAAATATGAGAAACAGCTTGACCAATATATGACATATTTGTATCTTTACAAGTTAATTTATAAATTTCACACCATCTTAATTTTTCGTCATCAAGAATAATATCTTTTAGTGAGTTCATTTTTGTTTATTTATTATAGAATATATTTTTTTAAATTTGTTTTAACTAGGGAGTTTCAACCTTTTCAGTCTCCCTGTTTTTGACAGAGTATTTATTCATCAAAATCAGCGTTAAAGGCTGCCGTGGAGGCTAAATTAAATCGAATTGTTTCGCCTGATCTAATAATTACCTTCTTGGCACGCATTGAGCCCTTCCATAAAGTTGGTTGTCTATTTAATACAACCCAATCTCCATTTTGTATTTTTCTCTCAATAATATCTCCATCTTTTAATAAAAATTCTTTCTTTTTTGGCATTATAAAAGGCTCATATGTAACCACCGGTCTATCCTCTATATAATTTATTCTTTTTATTTTATCCGTTTCTTTAACATTTAAACTATTATGAGGAAGCGTTTTATTTCTTGATATAAAATTATCAATCACATACTCTTTATTATCTCTTAATATAAAATCGCCAAATCTCCATTGAGAACCTTCCGTCCAACAAGCATATCTTGCTATAATCTTTTTATTATCTCTAAAAATATAAATAACTTTACCATCTTCTAACATCTCTTGACATTTCTCTTTATTAAAATTATTTACAGTAACAGGATAAGTTAAAGTTTCAGCAAACTGACGAGGAAGAATAATCTCATCAACCATACAATTTGCTTCAGGACCAATGACAGTTCTACCACAAAAATTTGAACGTTTACCTTGAATATGTTTTCTAATTAAACCAGTCTTATGACTTATTCTTTTTTTAATACATTTAATAGGACGAATACCTTGCAAATCTCTTGCCTTACCTTTATTATTATTAAATAATGTTTTAATATGAAAAACAAGATTATTAGTAAGATTATAAATATTATTTTCATTTGTAGTTTCTAATAACTTTTTATTTGTTTTTAATATATCAATATATTTATAAGTCAAATCATCATGCTGAGGACGACTTTCATTAGACATAAAAACTGGAGGACGCACACAAGTAGGAACAACTAATAAATTACTAATAATATAATGCGAAGGATGAATTCGTTTTGGATTTAATCCAAGTTTTTCAACATCCTTTTCTCTAATATTATAAAATAAATTAGAAATTTCATCATAATTTACAGGAAGTTTTTTATCATTTATTTCTTTAATATATTTATCATCAAGATAAGTATAAATAGGAAGTTTACTATTACAATGCATACAACAATCAATATTATCAGCTACATCTTTAATAATTTTTTGAAATCTTTGTTCAGGTTTTATTTTATTAGTTCCTATAATTTTTAAACGCTTATCACTAACCACCAACTTTTTACAATCCATACAAAAAATTTTAAGATAATCTAATATTTTCTTATATAATATAGGATGCGGTATCTTTATCACTAAAGGAATATGACCAAAATGCCCTGGACACTCTTCCCAATTACCTTCACAAGTCGCACAAAAATCTTTTGTAGCAACAGGTCCCATTTTCATATCATATAAACTTTTAGGTCCACCAAATACAGTCTCCGTAATTTCTGTAACAGAACCATCTACAATTTCTTCATCACTTAAAAATGTAAACTCAATGTGATTCAAGTCTTTAGTTTCAACTTTTTTTTCAATAACATTTACATTTTTAAAAACTTGACGAGGAATTAAAAGGTCAGTAACAGTTGGTCTTTTACCAAGTGTTGATTTTTTTCTTATAATTTCTTGTTCTGGTTTTTTATTCTTAATTTGTTGTTCAATAACAACTTTTTTAGATTTTTTAGGCTTAATAAACGAATTCATTATGCAACTTATAAGATAACATATTTTGTAAATTTAAACAAAAAATCATTTTATAATAATCTTTATATATAAAATGAAGAAGAACATCGTATTAGATTTAGATAACACTTTATTATGCACTATTTTAAGAACACAAATATCAAAAGAAGAACAAATTCCATTAAATTTTATTACATATCATGATAATGATGATATGATAATCTATCCTAGACCTCACTTACAAGAATTTCTTGATTTTTTATTTGAAAATTATAATGTTAGTATTTTTACTGCAGCTGAAAGCAATTATGCTTATTATGTTATAAATAATCTTATTTTAGCAGATAAACCAAATAGAAAACTAGATTTTATAATGACGTTTCCTCATTATCAAAATTGTCTTGATTTATATATGAAACATAAATATATTGGTTATATAACATCAAAATATCCTTCATATACAGAAGAAACAACAAGAATTATAGACGACAATCCAGTGGTTTGGTATAGTAATCCTAATAATACAATAAGAGCAGAGTCTTTTGATATTATTATAAGACATATAGATGGAACAATTGTATTAAATAAAGAAAGTTTTACAGATGATTATTTATTACATTTAAAAGACAATTTAAAAAATGAATTACTATAAAATATATAAATGAGACGTTTTTCCACTTTAACTATTCCATTTACTAAAAATTATTTTACTTCTTTTACTAATACTATATTTCCTACTGAAGTAAATATAATTGAAGTAGGACCTAGAGATGGATTACAAAATGAAAAAAAAGTATTATCTTTAGAAACTCGTAAAGAATTTATTGAACGATTAAATAAAACTGGATTAAAAAATATTGAAATTGGATCTTTTGTAAATGATAAAGTTATTCCTTCTATGAAGAATAGCATTGAATTAAGTAAATCTTTAAAAAAACCTTTAGATGTTTATTATAGTGTTTTAGTTCCAAATGAAAAAAAATACATTGAAGGTGTAATTGGAAATAAAAATATAGATGAAATTGTTTTATTTGTTTCTGCAAGTGATACTTTTAATAAACTTAATATTCATACTAATTTAGACACAGCTTTTAATCGTTTTGAAGATATTATATTACACGCCAAGTTAGACGGATTAAAAGTCAGAGGAAGTATTTCTTGTTCTTTAGGATGTCCATTTGAAGGAGAGATTCCTGCTACAAAAGTTGCTAAAATTATTCATCGTTATCTTTCTTTAGGAGTTGATACAGTAGATATAGCAGATACTATTGGAGCTGGTACTAGAAGAAAGATAGTTAATTTATTAGATGAATGTTTTAGTTATAATATACCTTTTGAAAGATTAACAGGTCATTTTCACGATAATAAAGATAGTGCTTTAATATTAGTTGAGGAATGTATGAAAAGAGGTATTAACACATTTCATTCAAGTATTGGTGGATTAGGAGGCTGTCCTTATAGTTCTACTAAAGTAGGAAATTTATCTACTGAAAAACTATTATACTATTGTTTAAATAGAGAAATTGAAACAAATATTGATATTTGTGAAGTTCAACGAATTTCACAATGGATTAGAAAAGAAATTAACCAATAAACTTTTTATTTTAATAATTAAAATAAAAAATTGTTTTAACTTTAAAAGACACATTGTCTTTTTTACTCTTCGTCTTCTTCAGTATATTCTTGTTCAGTCTCTGTGTCGCCATCTGTCATATCTTCTGTAGTTAAACTTAACGAAATACCTTCTTCAATGTCATCTTGTTCTTCTCTAAATCTATATGAACGCCATCTTCCACCTTTAGGAACACCCCAACGACGATATAAATCTTCTTTCAAATCGTTTTTATTAGGAGCAGTCTTAACACCAAAAGTATCTTTATACCATTCTGTAAATCTTGCATAAACTTCTAATAAAGTAACACCGTTATGTTCTCCAGATTTATCTTCTTTAAGTTCTTCGTTAACAAATTGTAAGAAAAAATCATTACGCTGTCTATAAAGTCTGGTTGCTTCAGTAACTTTATAAGGTTCAAATGTCTTTTTACTTGTTTTCTTAAGATGAATAAATGTTTGAAAGCAAACCCATACTAAAGCACGTTTCATATAGTCAAATTTTTCAAACAAGAAATCATCTCTTTCAAATGTTTTTTTCTTTAATTGTTCTTTAAAATCATCAGGGACCTTAGACCTATCTTTTGGAAAAATCGATTCATAAGGTAAAACTCTAACTCTATTCCATACTGCTTGTTCATCGCTATCCATACGAGGAAGTTTGTTAGTTACTAATGCCATTTTGAAGTTAAACTTTACATCACCACCTTTAGAATATAAAGTTCTAATATAAGTATTATCAGAACCGGTAAGTTCTTTTAATTTATCACTTTGCATTTTAGCATCTTTACTAGGTTCTTGACCAACAACTAATCTTGCATCAGCACATCTCGCAAGTTCAGGAGAAGCAGACCCAGAAGAACTTCTTGTTTGAGTTAAATAAGAAACAGGGATAGAAGCAAAGTAATCACCAAGCATATGTTTTAATAAATCGATTGTAACAGATTTACCATTATCACCTTGTTCACCTGTCATCACAATAAAACTTTTATCAGTATTACCACCTCTTAAAATAGAAGCACACCAATTTAAAAAGTAAGTTCTAAGGTCAGGATCTGGAAAAATTTTTGTAAGGAAAATTTTAATATCATAAATTTCAGGGTCTTCGTCGTTAAAAGTCTTAAAATCATATCCAGTAGACATACTAATAAAATCTTCAGGTTTACCATCTCTAAACTCCATATTTTTAAGATCTAATACACCGTTTTCAAAACCAAGTAAAGTAAGGTCTTTATTTAATTTCTTAAAAAATGTTTCATCTAAAAATAAATGACGACATTCTTTCATAATTTGGTCTTTGAAACCAGTATGTTTAAGATTACTAATTAATTTACCAATCTTTATTTGAATATCATTAATAGCTTTAGTTTCTCCAGCATCGGCCTCTCTGTATTTTTCATTATATTCTTTTCCAAGTTCAATGTAACGAGGAACTAATTCCAATGCAATTTTAGATCTTAAAGTGCTACCAGAGTCAATTTCAACCCAACGATGACCTCTAAATTCAAACCATAAATTATCTTTTACACTAGCACATACAAATTGATTACCAAATTTTAAATGAAGTTGTTTAGCAAGGTCATAATGATTACCTTCTAATGCTTCTTTCATTAATCCTTTGTTTTTATCTTTAATTAAATTTTCATATCCATCTACATTATCTAATTTAGCCCAATATTTAAAAGAACCAATAGTCCAATTACCCTTTGTAAATCTTTTCCAATTTTTTATACATACTTGTTCATCAAAATTATCACGACTTGTTCTCTGACTAAATTCAATCCATAAATCTAACCCTTCTTGACATCCTTCACTAATATTATATAAAGCCATACCAACATCAAGCCAAGGTTCATAATCGTCGGCTCTACTATCGTTCATTACTTCAAGTAATTTTTTAGCTTCTTCTAAAAGTTCAGGGACAGGAGTGTCGTTATTATATCTTTTAATTTTTTCAGCGACAGGTAAACGAGATTTATATTCAAATTCAATTTCAGGTTTAATATCTAAGATAGGTCTTCTAAAACAATCAATGCTTAAAATTCTAGGAATAAATCTTTTAATATTTTTGTCAAGAGAAATTAATTCTTGGTCGTTGTCATAAATTTTAATATCATTTTTAATTTGTTCTAAAGTAACGATTTGTTGTTTATGATTATAAATTTTTGACAATAAATAAGGTTCTTTATCAATAGATTTTCTACCACCGTATAAAATCCAATATTTTTTTTCCATACCTCTATCAACGACTTCACCAGAGTGTTCGATGCCAATATCGGCAAATACTTTTTCTTCTTCCATTCGTTGTTTAATTCTTTCAAATAAATTAGCA